TAAAAATTGTAGATTTCATTAAAAGCTCTGTACTTTTTTTTATACCATATATCTGTAATACAGACTCAAAGAATAAGAACACTGTAGCTGTATTATTAGAACATATTAATTTAAGAGCATCAGTATTTGATATTTGTAATATTGTTTGAAAATTAGCTACTATTTGTTTTGAAATATCTGGTAGATTTTCATATACTACTTTTGCTTTATTTTCATTATCCATTAGATTCAACTCCTTCTTCTTTGAACGCACAATAATAGAATATATTATCGACGGCAATACCGACAAACATTAATATAAATCCTACAGGTGTAGAGAATGTCATAAATGAACTTATTGCAAATCCTATTATGCTAGTTATGTAGCTATAATAGTTATTTTTATTGTCATACTCTTCTCTTTCTTCACCTTCATATCTTAATGCTTTAAGTCTAGTACCACCACAGATAATATTTCTTGTAATGATAGCATTTAATATAGCATCTCCCATATAATACATAGACGGAGATGCTGCTCCGCCTAAAAATGCTACGGTTAATATACCGTATACTATTACTTCTACGCCTAACATTATGCCATAGAAATAATATAGTTCTTTACTTTTCTTTAACCATAACTTTGTTATGATTGATGCTAAAAAGCAGTTAGCTAGACTAGCAAAGCTTAACCATTTGGAATCTATGCCTTGCATAGTAATAGTATGAACTATTGGATATGCAAGGCTATAAAATAGATTACTTACGGCTGCGCCAACAACTAATGGATCTGCTTGTTTTAGCTTATTCATCTTTAGTAGTCCATGGCTTAAAATTTCTAACTTGTTCAGCTAGATTATTTGTATCGCCAGTGAAACATATAGCTCTGTCATCTATATAAACTATTGCTGGTGGTTTTTTACAATCTATACCATCTACTTCTATATTGTATTTTTTTAAATAGTCTCTTATAGCTAGTCTTCCTTCGACAGTCTCTGCTCTCGAAGATACAATAACTACTTTATGATCTTTTCTTAAATCTTTTATAACTTCGTCAATTCCTTCTACTAATGGATCTGGGCATTGGTCTGCTCCTTGCCATCCACTAGTATAACTATGAATTACTCCATCGAAATCAATTGCTACTGTAGGTCTATAACCTGCCATAATTCATCATCCTTTCTTTAATTACTGTTATTTGCTACTATATCGTCAAACCATCTTGCACCAATTGTAAATCTAGGAAACGCAACTTCCATAGAATCTTCCATATCTTCTAGTTTAATGGCAACAAGTGTTAAATCATTTGGATATGCTTTGTCGCCTTTTAAATTATATATTCGATTCATAGTTTCACCTTTAATTACATATACTTTGTCTTGTTTCATAGGTGTGTGGGATTTAACCCAATTAATATAATCAGGTATTGATGTTTCTTGCAATCCTTCCATTGTTAATGCAGAACCTAAACTATCTAGTTCTTCTCTTGTTGTAAGCGTTTCAATTCTCATAATATCCGTCCTTTCTTATTTATTTTTTAATACTTCTTGCACTTTAGTTTCTAAATCATCGTTCCATATTTCGTTTATATAACCTTCTTTTTCTGCATTTGCTTTGAGAACACATGCATATTTCATAACGTCTGCAAAATTATTATCTAAATATATTTTACCACATTTTGGGCATGGTTTATTAGTATGCTCTATAACTGTAGTCGTATTAGAAAAATCATCTTCTATTACGTGACCACATTTACATTTTATACTATTCATTTCTGTTGAAACTATTTTTCTAACGACAAGTGAAAATAAATCCATTATTTTAATCTCTCCTTTTCTGCTTTTAATGTTCTTTTCCAACACTCTAAACATCGAGCGCTATCATTAGGCCATTGTTTTTGATTTAAATCACAGTTATTGCAATCATTTATTTTGTCTTTTCCTCTTTCGCACCATGTATAACCAAATGGTGGACAATAATTACCAAAGTAATAGTCGTATGCGGTTTCAAGCGTCATTTTTCCTTCTAGATATCCTTTGATACCTAGATACATGATACGATACTTATGAATATCTGCTGGATCACTTTCAATATTAAACTCCAAGGAGTTCAATGCATCTAGCAAAGACTCCTCTTTATCTTCTTTATATGAATTGCAGCTTTCGATTTTAGCTACTAGTTTGCCTTTTTCTTCTGGACTTATATTTGTTTCATATAATATGTCTTTTAAGGCTTGTTTGCTTATTAATATCATTTATTTACCTCCGTAAAATCTATCTCTTAATGAGATTATGTCTAAGACTTGTACTTCTTTAGGTTGAGTTAACAACCAAGTATAAAATGCATGTGCTAGAGGTTTAGATACTAATGATTGTTTTTTGATAAAGCCGTTTCCTGCTATTTCATTTGCTACATGTCTCATTCTTTTCCAAAAGTTATAATAGTCTGTTTTGATTTTAGTCATGAATCCTTCAGCATCTTCTAGTACAAAACCTTCTAAAATATTGTTTTCAGGTATATTAACTTCTGTTTCGTACCAAGATACAAATTCATTCCAGTTATTAAGAGTTTTAGCTTTTCTTTTCACACTAAAACCAAGACGAACGCCTGTGAATTGTAACATTTCATAACTCATATGTCTAAAATCTAAAGTATTGTATATAATATCTAATAATACGACTGTGTCTTCTTCATATTTGATCATATGAGGATCTTTATCGACTAATATTACTTCGAATACAAATGTAACATTCATTCTCTTAATATAGTCTTTTACTGCGTTTAATTCTTCTACAGTATAATGAGTTTGCATATATTCTTTGAACCATAATGCAAATTCTCCTTCGTCTGTAGATTTAGAACAATACATTAATTCATCTGTTTCAGGATTATATCCTATAAGTCCTAGATAGCCATTGTATTTTTCATATGCTACAACAGGATATTTAAAGTTCTTTTCAAGATTGCCTATTTTAGTTAATGGCATCTCTCCTATATTAAAGAACTTATTATAACTTCTAGCTACTATTTGATTTATATTAGTATTAATAAATAATCCACGAGCTCTTATTGTTTCTTCGTTCCATACTTTCTTTTTGAATGCTTGTGGACTGAAATTGAATGATGATACATTATTGTTTAGTTTCTTTTCTCTGATAAGGTTATTAGCTCTTAATGTAATGACAGCATCTGCTACAGATAAATTATTAAAGTGGTCTGGCTCATATTTTATTGTCTTGAAATTGTCATTCTTTGTTTGATGCTCTTTGAATCCGTCTTTGTCAAGCGTTACACATCTTAAATGACCGCCGAATTCTACTTCACCTTCAAGATTAAATGATCTTATGTTACTGCTTATAGATGCACCGTTTATATTTCTATGACCATGTATTTGATATATATTAGTATCTTTAACAGACTCTGCAAATGCTTTTTCTGCCATATCTACTTCGTCATAATCTCCTACGCCTTTAATAAATTGTTCAGTAGCCATTAACATCAGATTGTCTGGCATATGTGCTATACCACCATGAGTTACAAGTATAGTCTTATCGCCATAAGTATAATATGCTATTTGACCTAATTTTCTGTAAAATACTCTAATGTCTTTTTTAGATACGCCTGCTTCATCAAATTCTTTAGACGTTACTTGTGCAAATTCTGTTGATGTAGGATGTTCATCTTTAGCATATCTCCAAAGATGTCCTTCGTGATTACCAGTTAATAATAAAACATTATTACGTTTAGCAAGTTCCATCATATATAATAAAGTTTCTACATTTTGTGTGCCTCTATCACAATAGTCACCACAAAAGATATAATACTCGTCGTCTTTAATTTCTCCTAAGTATTCTTTAAGACAATCTAAAGAGCCATGAATATCACCTATGTGATGTATCTTCTTCCATTTATTAAAGTCTAGAGGTTTAAGTTGTATTGCATCGTCTATTTCTTCTGGTTTAATTACTTTGATCCATTTAGGTATATTTTCTGTTTGAAATCTGTCATACATTCTGTCTATAACGAATTCTGGTACTCTTTTGTATTCAGGTAATCTGTGTGCATTTCTTTGTTTGCATACATCTATTGGTATATCTGTCATATCTACTATTAATGCTCTGTATCTATATAATTCAACAAGATGTTTATATCTTGCCATATCTGCTGTTAAACTATTAGTTGCATCTACAATGACGAATTCTCCTCTTTTCATACGTTGTTCAAGCATATCAAATAATAGCTTCCATACATATGTGTCATTACTTTGTGATATACCATAAGTACCGTCTGCTTTTTGAACTGGTGCTTGACACATTAATCTAATATTATCTGCGCTAAGTGAATATGGTTCAAGATTGTGATCTTTTATAAATGTACTTTTACCACAGCCTGGGGCTCCTCTAAATAATAATAATGTTCTCATATATCTTCCTCCTTAATATAATATTTCGAATTTAGATTTGTAGCCAATTACATTATTTATTATTATGCCAATTTCTTGTAGTTCTGTTAAATAGTATGTGAATGGCTCATTGACTTTTTCTTTAATTTTATTAATAGCATCTATACATGCTATTGATTTTTCATAGCTTTCGCTTTTTAATACAAGATATAATACTTTATCTTCCTTTACTGGTTTATATACAACTGCATATTGTATTATTTTCTCTTTTCTTAATTCTTTAACGAGCTCATTTAAAGTCATGCTATATCTCCTTTATTAATGGATTTAATTTTTGTAATAATTCTTCGAGTCTTTTTCTATCTCCTTGAATTGTAAATGTCTCTGCTGGTTTAATACTAAACATGGTAGAGTTATTTTTCATAACTAAGCATAAGTCTCCACTTCTCATTAATGCATATCTTATATGTTCATATTCAATGCTTATCTTATTTGTTATCTTGCCTTTAGCTACAGCCATTGTACCTCTTCCAGGGTACAATATATCCATAGTTTTATCATTTAGATTTATAAAACTTCTTGGACTCAATTCTATAACCATACTATCGCCTCCTAATATTCTTCGTCATAGCGAAGTTCGTCAAATGTATTATCTGCATATGGATCTGTGCCTTCTATAATCCATCCGCAGTCTTTACAACATTTGCCTTTCCATGTCATACCACATCCGTAACTGTTTTGTAATATTACATCCTCTACATGTTCATGTTTACAATCAGGTTCGCTTCCAGGTTGTCTCCATTTATCATTTCTTTCATTAGTAGTTTCATATGTAAGACTATACATATAATCTCCACTTCCGTCATATTCTGCAAATCTTTCAGTTCCGTCTTTGAATATTACTTTTCCACTAGCATGACTCATGATATCACTCCTTTATAATTTATCTCATAATTATTTCTATCTGGTAACTTAATGCTGCATGATACAGTTGTAGTGGCGATAATTATCGCCACTGTTATTAATAAAACTATATATTTGATATATTTCATTTTATTCTAACTGAGCCTCCTGCATCGATATCTCCTGTGTGATTACCTGATATATTGACACTGTTACCACAATCAATATCTCCTAGCATATCTCCTCCTATTTTAACGCTATTACCACAGTCTATATCACCTGTAACGTTGCCTTTAACTTCAACTGAGTTACCGCAGCTGATATTTTCAGCATTGCCATTAACTATTATATTGACAGGTTCTTTATTTTCTAACTTTTTATCTTTATATTCTTTACCATTGATATATACTTTATTGTGTTTTATTGATATACTAGCTCCTTCTGGTATATCTATTTCCACATTGTTAACAATGGCTTTGTTATCACCAGATATTATTGTACTATTAGTTATTTTATTATCGTTAAATATTCTCATTGTTCTTCCTCCTTACTTAAACCTAACATTGATTTTATTCTTGCTCTATCTCCTTGTAATGTATTAAGGTCTGGATATGTAAATGATATTCCTTCTGTTGAGCCTTTAGGCACTACAATTATTGCATATACATCTCCAAATGTACGTGCTGTAAAGTTTATAACATACATATCCGATAGATCAACGATACTTCTGCTTGAATCTTTTAATTCTATAAGCATATCTATCCCTCCTTAAGAATAAAAAGCAACGAAAATAACAAAGATACATAAGAATATACAAAATGCATATTCTATATCTATTGTTATTTTCTTACTTTCTTGTTTATGTTCTACAATACTATATTCTTTTAAGATAATCAGCATATTATATACATCTATCCATTCAATAGGCGTATATGATGTATCTTCGAATATATTTAATATCGTTATAAAACAATACTCTTTAAATACTTTTGAGCGTATCTTCTCAAAATCTTCTAATCTTGTCTTCAATTCACTAATATTAAAAACGTCCTTATATGTTCTCTTTTTTATACTTCTTCTGTAAAAGTCTATTTCTTTTTCTACGGCTTCTTTAAATTCATACATCACATTGTACTTTGTTTCTATCTTCTGTCTTTCTAGCTCTTCTATTGATTTAATTGTATACTTCTTTATTTCTTTTAAGTTCTTTATATTTTTTCTTATTAAAATTCTTAACTTCAAATTTCTAATTATATTCATATATAATCACCTACAAATATATAACATAGTCCATTCTGGACCAACCTCCATAAGCTATAACATGTTTTACTGGTTTATTTAATAGATCGTTATTAAAATGTTGGCTCACTATTTTACCGCCTCTATAATTAATAACATCTATACCGTATATTTCTATATTGCCCCATTCATTAGGGCGCTCTGTAAATATCATCTGTATAAATTCTTCTACGGTATATTTTTTGCCTTCTAAATTTACTTCGTACGTATTAGTACAATCGCTGAGCGAATCTGTTATAATTAAAAACATCATTATATCTCTCCTTCGTTATATATACACCATTTACCAAATACTTCTTTTTGTTTAAAGATGATATCTAAATCTAACCATGTAGAACTAGTTTGTGTATTTACAAAGATTACTTTTTCATCACCGCGTTCTCTTGTTTTATACATACGTTCAGTTTCACATGATTCTATTGTTTTACCTTCTTTTAATGCTTTAATTGCGTCCTCAAATTCTACTTCTTCTTTTCTTAATTTGAATTGTGCATCATCTAAAACATAACAAATTATACTTGAGCAATACTCAATTCTTATTGATTTGTCTATATAAGATATGCTTTTTATATTACAATCATTTATACAATCCCAGGTTTCACCTGGTTTTATGTTTTGTAGTACTTCTCTAAATGTTTTAACCATAATATTCCCTCCTTTTTATTTAAGCGTTTCTATTGAAAAATTATCGGCACATCTGTTATCAAAATATACTATACCGTTTTTTATTTTGAATTCATTTGTATAGTATGTATCACAGTTTTTGCCTTTAAATATTTCTATCTTATATTTGTATTTGTTAGCTACTTCTTCATGTATTTTTGCATCAGCTGTTGTTGCGTATTTAAATATTCCAAATGTTGCGATTAATATAAGGAGCAATGCTATAAGAGTTCCAGACATTGTATCAGCTTCTATTAAAGCTTTTTCTGTTATTATTATAATTGTAACGAACCAAAGGACTCCAACAATTATTTGCATTTCATTTGAATACCAAGTCATAATATACCTCCTTAGCGTTTTTGCCAATTCCAACTATTTACTCCAGCATATTTTAGCTTTTTCATTTTAGCTGCTTTAATAAATATATAGTCTAGATTCTCTCCTTGTTTTATTGTGCCGTCTTCTTCTAAATGCTTATTAGGAATCCATACATTTTGATTTGTTTCGTTAATAGCATATCTTTTTGCTTTATTACTTAGATATGTTTCTCTGCAAATTAATCTTAAAGGTATGCCTTTATAATATTGAACATCCATGTTGAAACTTTTTTTAATTCCTTTTTTAATATTTCGTTCTATTCTTTGTTTTTGAAAGTCTGACATAAAACACCTCCTTTATTAGAATCCTAATTTTATCTTTATTCTTTCTCTATCTTCATAAAGAACTTCTATGTCTTTATATGCAAGTAAACATGAAGTATCTTTATATCTATAATGTATTCTAATGTAATGTAAATTATCTGATACATTATCAACGTTTATTCTTATTATTCCTCTAGTGTCAATTATGCTATTATATTCATCATTTAATTCTATATAACTCATCTGTATTCCTCCTTCTATTTATTTTTAGCTAAATAATTACATTTAGGTTTGTGATATAGTTTTGCATATAGTATTTTAGATTTGTTATTATATGTATCAGATAATGAATCTAAAATATATTCATTTTTACATTCTATATAATATCCCATATCTTGCATAAGCTTAATATCCTCATTGATTCTTTTTAATATATCTGGTATTATCTCATTTGCTTTATCTTTTATTTTCTTTTCTAGTTCTTCCATTTCTTTCATTAAATCTTTCATATTTTCATATTTTTGTTCCATCATTGTTTTCCTTTCTTAGTATTTTCCTTATATTATCCTCCCCGAAGGGAGGATTATTTTATATCAAATATAAATACCTCCTAAGTTATAATATTTCTTATGATCTAGCTGTATATATTAATGTTCCGTTAACATCATATAATTTTATTTTAACGTTAACATCGTACCCTGCTTTTCCATAAAATTCTTGCATAGTATTTGCTAATCCATCAAATGATGATGGTAAATCGCTACTATATAAAGCGTATTCTCTTTGACTTTTACTTAATTGAGAAGTATCTATATCATAACTTAATACTTTTACATTGACAGTTTTATTTGTTGTATTAACATCAACATCATATGAACTATAATTAAAGTTTTCTCTTAATATAGTAAGAGCTAAATTATCTACGGATTCTACATCGTATTCTGATTCGTCGTTATTTGTTTCTTCTGATTGTATGTATTCATCTTCGTTATTATTGTCAACATCATTTGATTCGGATTCTTCTTCAGGTTCTGATTTATCTTCTACAGCAGGTTCTTCTTTTTGCTGTTCTTGTTTAGAATCAGATAGTCCTTTTTCGTATCCCTCTTCTACTTTATCTGGATTACTACAACAGGATACCGTTATACATGTTATAAGCACTACTAATATTATACTTAATATTTTTTCTCCTTTTGTAAGTTTATTCCATGTAGATTTTATTTTTTTCATTATACTCCCTCCAATTAATAACTAATTACATACATTACATGGATCTGTCTTTGGACAGTTATATCCTTCATATATAACTTTACTTCTACTTAAAGTAGGACAGTCTTTAGTACTATGATAAGACTTACCATTAGGCGTCCAATACACATAATCTTGGCTAGGTTCGTCAGTAGTAACATCATCGGAAGCTCCATCAAATGATGAATCCGAATTAGACTCATTATTAGAATAATTATTTGATTCATTATTAGACTCATTATTGCTTGTTGAATTATTATTGCTGTTGTAATCATCGCTATAATCTTTTGTGGCATAATCATTGTTGTCTGTTGTATCTTCTTCTTTGTTTTTTAATTCTTCTAGTTCTAATTCTGCTATTTTCTTATCTTGTTTTAATGTTTTATTTTCTTTTTGTAATTCTTTATTTTGTTCTATTAATTTTTCTTTATCTTTTTTATATTGCTCTACCATCTTTTGACTATTTGTATACTGATCTTTTAAAGTAAGATATTCTTTATTTGTACTACATCCTGTACATAGTCCTAGAGTTAAAACTCCTGTCATTAACAATATCTTTGTTCTCTTATGTTTCATCTGCAATTCCTCCTTTCTATTAGATTATATCATACAAATTATTCCATTATAGGTTATTATTGTCTAATTTATATGATATTAAAAATAAAGCTATACCGAAAAATGAACCTATACATACACAAGCTGTTAGACCTATAATTATATTCATTAACATAACTATACCTCCTGTATAATAAAAGAGACGCATCGCTGCGTCCCTTATAAATCTATGTTTCTTTCTTTTATTTCTCGTGCTAGAGCTTTAAAATATATGCAATTTCTATCGCCTTTGTAATTATAAAATATATCTAGTAATTCCTTATCTAGATATGCTTTGAATTTAGATTGTTCTAGCTTAATATCTTTTTCTGAGTATTGCATATTATCATCTCCTTAGAGTTCTGTTATTTTATGCTTTTCTTCTCCATTGTCGAAGTAAAATTCATTTACTAGATTAGCAAGCTTTACTATGGCTTCTTCAAATGTATCAGCGCCACAGTCTAGTCTGTAGTCATGTTCAAACATAACATTATCAGTTATACTGTAATCTACAAAAGCACGGCCAAATTCTAACCATACTTCAGTTTTAGTATTGTTATCCATTTTAGTATCTATCTCATTTGTCTTTGGATTAACTTTAACTACACTTATGTCTAAACATTTGTCAAAGTAATTGATCATACATTTACGTTTGTGTCTATTGTCACCAAAATTTATTTCACATTCACACATTCTATGATTTCTTAAAAAGTTGAATGCTTCGTAAAAATCATCAAATCTCATAGCTTAGCCTCCTTTATATTAATATATACTCTATTTTGAATAAATTATAAAATACGGCGTAGTAATGTTTCGAGTTCGTTGGTATCAGATATTACGTTTCCTGTTCTTTTGTTTATAAAAGATACAGTTACACTGCTAGGTGCCATATAGTTTTCATCTACTACTACGTCTATTAATTTTAATACTTCATATCCAAATATATCACATAATACATCGATGGCATCATGTCTTAAATTCTCTTTAAAACGTCCATCTATTATTACTTCGCCTTCTTTGTATTTGTTGTCAGCAAATAATGAATCCATAGCTAGCATGAAATCTTCTATTTTTTCTTGCATATGATTCCCTCCCAGTCTATGTTTCTATTTTCGAGCTCATCTTTTATTTCTTCAATAACGTCTGCTCTACAATCTTTACATTCATTAGAAGTAAGATTATGTTTACATGTATAGCATGGATTAATATCTACGGGAACGCAACCTTTACTTATACGTTTCATTTCTGTTATAAGCTCTATGTTTGTCATTTCACTTAGATACATATAGCATACCTCCTAATCTGTTTTACTCTCATTATAATCATCTATCTTATCTTGTATTATTTCTATTACATATTTTTCTGGTACGGTATTTAGTTCTATTATATCTGCTATGCAGTCTTTTATATTGCCTATTTCTATTAAAGTTACGATTACAGTTGTTACAAGACTTATTGCAAATGCTGTTGATAATATTTTAGCTGAATTAATATGCTCTTCATTTTCTTCTGATCTTAAAATCATTTTACATGCTATTTTATATAGTACTATAGTTACTATAATAAATACTGCTGTTATAAATATGGCATATATAATATGATAGATATTTATATATATACCGTATTTGATCATACGAGTCATTAAGTCGTTTAAATACGGCATTACATTAGCTGATGACCAATCGATTGCCACACCGAATTGGTCGCCTAAATGATTAAGAACTTTAATTACTTCATTTCCCATTATTTAAGCTCCTTTCTCTTTTCTAACTCTTCGTTATATTTCTTTTTATCACCGCATACATTTTTTATACAGCATGTGCTAGGATTATATATACATCCAACGCATGGATCTTTAGGATCTTCTAATAATTGTCTGAATCTTAATAATTCATTTATATAATTGTCCAGGTCTTTAAGCATGTCTTCCTTTGCTTCTTTAGCATTTTCTCCATATCCTGTTACATAAAATTGTGTTACTTCTTCTGTTACTGAACATTCACAGCTTTGCCATTTTTGTTTGCCGTCGTTATACTCCTCTAATATAAATTTATATGTTGGTTTATATCCTCCACTCATATATTCTCCTCCTTTTTATGTTTATGCATATGAACCAAATGATGCCACATCTACAGTATATATGGTATCTGTACTTTTAACTTTTTCTCTGCAATAAAGTTCTATTATGAATACATAGCATTCGTCTATATAGATTTCCATTATTAATGAATCCTCTTTCTCTTTATCTGTGTAATATTTTACTGTTATGTGTTCTTCTAGTTCTTTTTTATGCTCTTTTAATATTTTATCTGCTTCTTCAAATGTTTTAACTTCTATATCATAAAGTTCGTTTGTAAGATATGATAATATTCTTAGATACGCTCTTTGCTTTTGTGTTACTGGCATATTATTCCTCCTTTTCATAATGAGGTTCGAAGCCTCCTATCTCAAAGCAGCTTCCTTTACCTTCTTTAATATAAGGACAACTGTCTTTATGTTTACAAGTATCACAGTCTCCTATTAAGTATTCGAGTATTTTCATTACATCCACCATGTTATATATATATGATTGTTAATTTTCATATAGTTTTCTTGACTATCTAAGTAGCAATCTATCATAGCGTCACTAAAGTCTTTGCCTACCATATCTTGTGTTACTTTTAAGTTTTGTGTGTCTAATATATCAAGTAATGCAAGACAGCTTGTACCAAAGTCAACAAACCATTCGAATGCATCCTCTTTACAATCAAACATACAAACTGAATCTGTAACGAATACTTCAAAACCTTCACATCTATTACTACTTTCGTATTCTTCTATAAGTTTGTCGCATACTATTTCTGCTTCTTCATCAGTTTGAAGTAAAAATCTGAACTCTTCTTTCACCAATTCTAAACAAGCTTTTTTATTCATAATATACCTCCTTATTTTTCGTGACCGAATACATTAGTCACTACACCTGATAGCAAAAATCTATCATCTTCATTTTTTAATGACCAGCCTGATACTAAATAAATATCGCCTTCAACTATTTTACCAGTACCATCTGTTAATTGTACTTTAATTACACCGTCATTGAATAATGGTAATACATCATGGCTTTTAGCTTCGCGTTTATCTTCTATTATTTGATCGAATAAGTCTTTAGTTGTGTCTATATCATTTATGTCGATTTTTTTATTTTCTTCCCATCTTATAACTGATTGCTTCATATAATCACCACCATAATGCATATTTTATTAGGTCATATATCTTCCATATACTGCCTATTCTCTCTTTAATATATTCATCCTCTTGTCTTCTTTTATCATATTCATCTAGAGTTAGTTCTAGTTCTAAACCTTCAAGTATTCTTTCTATACATTGTCTTTCTGTTAGCTCTTCATCATTATATTTAAATGTATGAAAATCTAGATTAATAATCTTTTCTGCCAATTCTTTATATCTACGCAATCTCTCGTATAATAATAGATTCATGGTATGATCTAATGACCAGGTTTCTCTTTCATCAAAACCTATTTCTTCTCTTTCTTTTTGCCATCTCTCTTCTCTTTCATCGTCTTCATAACCATATCCCCAAGGGGTATCTTCTGCTTTAATTCCTATTTCTTCAAGATATTTTCTTGCCATAATTATTCTCCTTTCAATATAGTTACTACTACAGTTAATATTAATATAATAATAACAGCTGCCGCTAATGGACTTATCATAATATCTTCTCCTTTTAATTACGATGACGCATTACACGCCATCGTTATATAATTTTAAATCATTATCGTTCCATATTGTCCTGCCTCCATCTACATCAACTGAATATTGCATACCCCAAGGTTCGCCCCAATCTTCAGCTTCTGTTATTATCATGTATCTGGCATTACGGCATAACATCATTTCACGTTCTATTTGATTGTTATATTTTAATAGTTCTTTAAAGTCTTGACTTGACAGGTTAAGCTTAACCTTGTCTCCTACTTTAAATTTGCTCATAATAACCTTTACCTCCTATACTATTAGCTTGAGCTCTTAGATACGCTATGTTTATTCCTATGTCTTCATGGAAATTATCTGTATCATTACATAATGCTACGCCTTCGGCTCCATTTCTTAATATGACTTTTACATATCGTCCAGCTACTATTATTTTACTTATTTCACTGTCTACGAACTCTGGAATATTGTATTCTTTTACTCTATCGTCTAGATATGTTAATTCTGTCTCATTAAATACACATATATCTTTTGTAACCATGTCTTCAACACATACTTCTTGTTGATTTATATATCCAATTACTTCATATATATTAAGATTAGCTTTGAAATGTATAAACTCTGAAGTATATCTTTTTCTTTGTTCTTCTGTTAAAAGTTTTTCTAATCTCTTTCTATCTGGGTGCCAACTTGGACAATGTAAGCTTTTTATCTTTTCATTTACTGGTCTTACTTTATCTCTTTTTTTAAATATCATAATTAATCCTCCTCTTTAATTAAATAACCTATATATAAATTAGATATGGCTGCGATAACTGCACTTAATAAATATATAGTAAACTTATCTACATTAGTCATAAATTCTAGTGCATATATACTTATAAGCATTAATATTATATAAAGTGCAGTATCGATTATGGCATATGTAGTATCTTTTCTTTTGTAATGGTTCTTAAGCGTTGTTTTTAAGTCTCTCTTTGTGAATCTAAATTTCATTGTTTACTTCTTTATAATGTTCATCCATTTCCTCAAATAAGCTTCTTAATTCTTCGAATATGGTTCTATCTGTATTTGGTACTTCTCTGTAACATGGACCATCACATTTTTGACATTCACCGTTATGTTCTTCACAATAGCTATTAAGTGTTTCAGTTAATCTTTCTCTTAGATTACCTTTCATACTATTTACCTCCTTCGAACGTACGATTAAATGCTAAGAAATTATTATTGCTACTACTATTAGGTATAGCGAATATAACTTCTCTGAATACTCCTTCAAATGTTGTTTCTAGTTCTTCTTTGAATAAGTGAGCTACGGTATATGGATTATTACCAAATACTCCACATCCGAATGCTCCTAATATTAATACATCGACTTGATTATTATAAGCAGAAAATAATATGTGTTGTATTCTAGATCTCATAGCGTCAGTTAATTCATTTTTACTTACTCTATATTTTTCTTGTGCTACTTTAGCATTAGGCGCAGCGCAAGTTATAACATCTACGTATGTGCATACATGTTTATCTGCAAATAATACATTTGGTGTATATATTAGGTTATTGCCGTATAGGCCTTTATTAGAGTTTCTGTGATTAGGTTCATAGAATTCTTTTCTGAAACGTACGTTATTTAGTACATTGAATAATATACCTTTATGACATAATGCTTCTTCTTGAGCCATAGCTCCTCTTAAAAAGCCTCCGCCAGGATTATTATAAGATGCAAAGTTTAATACAGCTACTTTAAAGTAATCAGTATCACAATTAAATATAGCGCTAACAGTATCGCTGTTCTCTACTCTCATTATAGTTTTATACGGAGTTGATGTCATAACTCCTGGTATTGTATCAGTGTCTAAATATACAACACTATTAACGACGCATCTGTTTATATCATATGCGCATAAATCTTCCATATCTTTCACTTGATTCTTAGCATGTATTTCTCTTTCTGCTCTATTCATCTGGTTTACCTCCTTTATTTAACCAATTAAATGGTTCTCTGTATGATATTTCACAATATGTCATATTTATTCCTCCTTATAACTTTTATAATATGGCGCTCCATAACCACAACTACAAGTACGTCGTGCTTTTTGTCTTAAATCATCTACGTCTGATTCGCAGTATTTGGCCCATCCTTTTTCATAACAATGAAGCTGATAAGCAGGGTCATTTACACAGTCTGTATAATAATTTGCACATGTGGGATCATAACCAAGATCTTCAAATTCATCTTTTAATTTAGCGTTTTTATTACGTGAGCAGTATTCACATTTATTAGATGTACATCTATATTTATCAACACATTTAACTTTATTCATCGTTTATCACCTTCCAATTGATAAAACTCTCATACTTCCTCCTTAAAGTATAGCATCGACGAGCTCTTTAAGCTCATCAAATGCCTTAACTAAACATTCTGCTTCAGAATTTAATTCGCAACTGCCATTTTCATTGATACAATAATCACATCCATAGAATTTTTCTATGTAGCAATCTGTTTTCTTTATATTGGCGATAGCCTTGTCTTTTAATCTATTAAGTTCTAATATTATCTCTGTTTTATTCATCTTTGTCCTCGCTATTCTTTCTAAATAGTTTATTATATGTCTTATTAAGATCTCGTAATGATAGATACACTACTATAGTCATTTGTATAGCAAATGCTGTACCTATTATTAATGCTAGAATATCTGTATGATTTAATGCTCGGTCAAAGCACATACCAAAGAAAAAGAATGGTATGGCTAGACCTATATATGAGTGCCATGGTATAAAGTTAATTTCTTTCATTTCGTTAACTTTTTTGTTATTATCATTATTTTTCTTCATTGCAGTTGACATGATCTATACCTCCTCCAAATTCTAAACCTAATGATTCAAGCCAGTCAAAAAACAAATCTTCAATTTGTTCTGCTGTTAATTTTAAATCTTTCTCATATATAATGCCGTTTATTTCAAGACCATCATCGTCTTTCATATATGTTTTAGCTACATATTCTGCGAAGCATCTTTCGTATATGTCAGTAGGACAAATTCTTTCACAATCTTTATGTTCGCAATATTCACCAAACTCTTTTAATATCTTATCAGTTTTTTCTTTAATATCCATATAATATCCCTCCTAGCTATTAATGAATAATTCTACTAGATTATCGATAAGCATATAATCTTCAAACTCTATTGCTTTAAACATCTGAGTGTCATCTATATTGTTCAATATAAATATAGTGATTTTATATTTATTCTCGATAGGTTGTTCTAGCTCTATTTCGATATAGTAACCATTATTGTTTTCCCATTCTAATTGAATGGTACCATATGATACAGGTGCTATAAAGTGAGGAGGATTTTCAAAGTCAGTAATTATTTTGCGAGCATTTATAATCACTCCTCTGTTAATAGGTTTAGCGCCTTCAAGATTCCAATTATCGTCTAGATTACTTATTTCATCGAGTCTATGAAGTAATTCTTCTCTGGTCATATAATTACCTCCTTATAATATAAAAGAGCAGTTTAAAGACATGCTCGGGTCTAAGCTCATAATATTACTTTTTACGGGGATACTTATATAATTAGACATTAATTGTCTGAATCCTCTTTTTCATCATAAAATATTTCTTCGCACCATTCTGGTGCTACACCATATGATTCACCTTCATCATCTTTACAGAGAGCGCCAGTTTTACTTATTACTATAACCTCTCTGCCGTCTACTTTGTTTGTCCATGTATTTCCTCTGTGTCCTAAGTCTTTTTCTAATAGACGTTTACGAAATACATATTTCTTGTTACCAAAGAATCTATCCATAACTAAACCTCCACTAGTTCGCACCAATTAGGAGATACATAATACGTTCTATTTTTAATTACACATTTACCTGCAGTACGAGATGTTACTTCAACTTCTGCATTGTCGAGCTCTTCTACCCATGGGGTTAAAAAACACTCTCCCATACTTTTTATAAATAATGATTTACGAAACACATATTTTTTATTGCCATAGAATCTTTTTAACATCATAACAACCATCTCCTTAGTTATTATGTATTAATTTCATTATCTTTTTATACGCACGTTTACCTGCTAATGTTCTTAATTCTATTGTTAACATGCCAGCTACTAATACACTAAATAGCATTTTTATTGCGAATACATCCATTAAGCATGTTAATGCTATCATGCTAATAGCAAATATTATATTGATTACAGGGTGACGTTTAGATAGGAAACTACCAATTTCTATAAAGTTGTCGATTATATCTGCTTCTTCATTATTTAGCGATTCTAAATATTCTTTTCTTGCTATATATATATCTAGTATGCTTATGCCACCGCCTTCTTCAATAGTTTTTATAGAGCTATCTTTCATATGTTTATCATATCTTCTAAGTACATTAATCATATCTTCTGTGTATTCCATACCCATTAAATTTATAGCTTTCATATTAAAACCTCCCTCGCTTTGCTCGCGATTATAATTATTTATTAGCGAATGCTAATGATTTGCAGCCAATTACTTTTCCGTCCTCATCTCTTACACTTTCATTTACTAGTAATAGATCTTGTCGCCACGGGAACGCATCAGCTGTTAGTTTACTTACTATTAATAATGTGTCATCACATTCATCTGGTAGTCCATTGTCATTAAATGTGACAGCTGATTCTGGTATTGCTACTCCATTTATATTTAAATATCCAACTCTCTTGTTCTCCTGATTCACTCGTACTATTGTTCCACTAGGCTTAATGCTAGTAATAGTACTACCGTTATCGCCCAATATATTTATATCATGTGGTGTACAATTTAGTATCTTCATTTTATTCGTCTCCTTTCTTTTGTGGCGATGAGCGTAAATTATTCATAATTTCGCGAATGCCACGTCCCTATCCCGAAGGGATTACCTTAATTATTTTTACTAAAAACGTAATATAAAGCAAATATACTAGGTAACATATTTATTAACTCAATATTTAAATAAAAGAAGCAATAAATCACAAAATCGTATACTTATATACTAGTTATATCTCACTTACATAATACTATAGTACAGATAATATATAAAGATAATATTTACCATATATATACAATAGAGGTATTACTTGACATGTAAGTATAGTTTACTTATACACATATACACACTAGTTTTGTGCATAATATAGACACAAATATGTGTACATAATATAGTGTTCATATAGTATAGATATCATTGAAATACAAATAGAATTCAGTAACGACAGTGCGTCCCCGAAGGGGAGTTATTAAGCGTATATATACAGATTTACGTACAGTTTATTTGGCATATTTTATCATTTACTTGACATGTTACTTGTACATAAATACTCGTTACAGTTCGTAGAAAGCATACGATAAATGATGCGTTTCATACGCATTACAGGTCATTAAAATCATCGTTTTAGGTCATTAAGATACTCTTTACAATTCATTAAAACACTACTGGGACTACCTCCTGCCGTTTATCGTTATCATTTTTACTTGGATTTGCTAAAACGACACTGTAATATGCGGTTAGCCCCGCCTTTTTTACTTATTTGCGCCGTTTTTTGCATAAACCTGAGTTTTCTACTCAGAATTCTACTGTTTCCAATGATTGCAGATCAAATGAGTACTGTTGATACTTCATTATGATCTTCCGTGCCGACAGGCGACCGATTAACTCCTCGCTAACGCTCGTCGTTAATAATGCTCGCTCGCTTCGCTCGCTCGCTCGTTGTTCAGATGTATATACTATTCAGATGATTTAGTTTACAGTTTGTTGTATGTGCTATATATGTGAGAGCATTAACTGTAAAGCTAAGCGCTATTCAGAGCGCGCACATGTAAATTCGTAAGCGACAGCTTTTTAAAAGCACGAGAGACATAGAGCCTCCCGTACTGTTATGTAATTATGCAAATGCTTTGATGTTTTCTATGTCAATTTGAAACTCTACGTCCTTTAATGCTTCTTCAAGTCTTTCTAGTCTATGATTAGCTTCACCTTTAATATATGCTTCTTTAATTAAACTTTCTAAGAACATTTTCTTTACAAATAATGATTCTAATTTTTTCATATCAATTCCCCCTAGTAAAAATAATATTATTCACAAAAATGTAAAGTATTGATGCGCGACAGCGCACACATTCCATAGCGACAGCTTTTTAAAAAAAGAGAGCAGGCCTAAGCCCACTCTCTGTACTGACTATTCTAATACGAAACTGTCAGGTGCAGAAGCTCTTTGTACTGGACATATTTTGTCCATAGCTTCCCAAGTTCTAGCAAGTATCTTTTGAAGTCTTTCAGAACCATATCTTCTACCTTCATATTCTCTAGGTCTTATAGAATAACTAGATAGTACAGATACTCTGTCACCAAGTTGTTCACATATACCATGTATAACTTTGATGTTTTCTAAGAATTCAGGTTCTAATACTTTATCGCCTGCTTTAGTCTTACCAGTATCTAACCATATTTGTCTATTTTCTGCTTTGTCTATACCTATCATACTTCTGTTTAATATGAAGATATATTTTTTATCTGTATCAGCTTCTTCAGCAACTTTTTCTAATTGTGATGCTAATAGATATGTCATGTAACCTCTAATATCTTCTACATTAGAGTATTTTTTGCATTTACCTGTTTCAGTATTAGATACTAAAACTATGTCTTTTCTGTTAACCATACAAACTATAGTTTCTTTTGAATATTTAGCCATTTTTATACCTCTTTCTGTGCATAATGCACAATTGCATGCTCGACGACATGCTACCAATTAATTATTATATGGAGGGGTTAACCTCTCACAAAAATGTAAAGTCTTTGTGCGCGACAGCGCTATACAAATTAACAAGGACCAGAGTGTACATGTACAATGCTCCAGTCCTTATTACTATTTATATGTTACTTCTATAAGCTTCTAGACATGATAGAAGTTTGTTTTTTGTCACCATGGATTAGTCTTTTAAAACCTGCAACTGCTCTTTTAGCTGGTTCATATTCTGTAAACTCTTCACGAGTTATATTAGAGAATACTTCATCAGCAAATGTAGCACCAGCTTTATAAGTGGCTTTAACTGCAGTAGAAGTAGTCAAACCAGCATATTTACCAGCGCATTCTGCTAAAGGAGTTACGATATCGTTAGCTACTATCTTAGCACTAGAATAACCAGTAGTAGTAGCAGATTGAACTAGCTTTTTAGTTTTAAGACCAACTGATTTCATAGAAGTAGTTCTATTTAAAAGTTTTATTTGGTCTTCTGTTAAACCAACTGCTAATAATGATATCTTGCAGAAAGTGAACATACCAGGAGCTACTGGTTTCATAGATACATGTACGTTATATACACCAGCTGATTTAAATACATCATCTACGATTTCTTTAGCTCTTGCTTCATTTTCTACAGTGATTTCAAAGCTACCAAGTAATAATTCACTACTACCATCAAGTACTTCGAAGTTTTGAGTTAGTTCTTCATTAGCATATATGTTTTCAAGTAAACCATCAGCTTTTCTGTTATATAATAAAGCTTCGATTATTCTTGCTTGGTTGAAAGTTAAAGATTCTAAATCATATTTGATTAATTTATTTGGGTCGTTATCTAAAACTTCTACACCTTCAAGTTCTTCACCTAATACAGGTTTGAAAACATTATCTAATATTTCTTGCATTGTATTGATATTACCAATCATAATTCTTAACATAAAAATTACCTCCTAAAATATATAAAAATTTATTACACAAAACTGTTGAGTTTTCGTGTACGACAGTACACAGTATTCGGCCCCGACAGGGGCTACTTGAGAGCAACTATTCAGAAAGCCCCGCAGGGGACTAGCGAGAGCCACTACTCAGTAGCAGTCCTCAAATGATTTATTCGAGCCCGACAGGGCGGGGTTCTATAATAGAATAGAATTGATTTCTACCATAGAACATTTCACTTCAAGAGACCAACCTGCTGGTGTCTTTCTGATTATATTTCTTATGCCTTTTCTACTAAGCATTATTGCTACATCTTTTAATGATTCAAAACTTTCTGAAAATAAATAGTTACTATACATAATACTTCCCCCTCTATCGTATTAGTTTAAAGCTTTCAATTCGCCTTCTTCATTGATTATAAAACCTAAATCATGAAGCTGTTTTTCAGTTTTGTTTATTACGTCTCGGCATTTCTTTTTACGTGATTCATCATAAATGTCAGGATTTAAAATCATATCGATTTCTAATCCCATAATATTATTATATAATTCAATTGCTTCATTCATAAAATGACAGCTCCTTTCAAATATAAAATAAAAAAAAGGAGTGCTTAAATGCACTCCTTGTAAAAATGCATACAATCTTTTACAAGATCATATACATTAGTTATATAATTTACATAGAATATCTTTTCTGTCTTGAAATCCTCTGGGTCTTGCATAGACTCAAAGAATACATATCTATCTGATTCATCTGGAATAATGATAGATGGTTCACCATTGTCTTTAACAGTATAAAAACAGATAAACTTATCATCTACATCTACTGCTCTAGTACCAAGGGAATCAACACTAACTATTACTTGTTTCATAACAATACCTCCTATACAGTTTCTATAAAATTATATTCTCTATCGTATCTGTATTCATAAGTGTATCCATCGTCATAAGTACAGAATTCAATTAGATCATCATGATAATTACCATACTTATCTTCGTATTGTTCTCTAACCTCTAATGTTCTGTGATCATACACCCATTCACATGCAGAAGTCATAATATATAATGTCTTTCCTGTTTTACTGTCATATTCTTCTGATACATAATATGGATGTATTATGCCTCTTGGTTCACTTACTCTTCTGAATTTAGCTCCATATTTAAGCTCTGCATATTTCATTGCGTCTTTTCTATTATCGAAATGTCTTACACCTTTTATTAAAGATGGTCTTTCTAATCCTTTTGTATTTAATTTATAATCCATATCATTTCCTCCCCGATTTAAAGTCTCTCGACTATAGTATATAATGGTAAGGAGCTTTAAGGGTAAACTCCTGAACCCACACATTATTGCCATCATGTGTGAGGATGGTCTTGTTTCTAGTATTCAGACATTTGTCCAGTTGGACAGTCTTCATATTCTGTACATTGATGACAGTTGCCACCAATGCAATGTCCATCAGATGATGGTCTAACTTCATCAGGCATTACAGGTTCATCTTCGACTCTAAAGTCTTTAGATACCATTTTTTCTATTGCTTGTTTAAAGTTAGCTATATAATACATAGTAGCATTATAGAAGTTACGTGTCCATGTATTATGTAATAAGAATACTTTAGATACTTTGGCGAATATTTTGAATTTAATGCTATTCCATTCGCCATTCATGTTATTATAAGCTCTATTTAAAGATTTAGCTGCGTCTTCAGTTTCGTCTAATATAAAGTTAGTTCTCATGAAGAATTCTACTACATCAGTTTCTTTGAATTCTGGATTATCAAGTTTAGCTCTAATGTCATTTAAAACTTTAACGTCTTCTTCATCACAAAGAACTTCTATTTTATCTAAGAATTCACACATACCTGCTTTTTCTCTTTCACTCATTACTATTTTCATATAAACATACCTCCTATAGGTTAATAATATAATATAATTGAGAGAATGACTACCGAATTGATAGTCAAATCTCTCACAAAATTGTATTGTATTCGTGTCTGACAAGACACACTCTCTAGAATGGAATTTCTTCGTCAAAACCAGCAAATGGATCTTCGCCAGAATTATTAAAGTCATCAGTGAAATCATCTGCATTAAAATCTACTACTTCAGATTCAATTACTTGTGATTGTATAGGTTGAGATTTAGGAGCTGAAGTAGATACAGGTTGTTCTACTGGTTCTACAGCTGGTTCAACAATTTGTTGTGCTACTGGTTCAACTACTGGCTCAACAATTGGTTGTTGTACTGGTGCTGGATTACCCATAACACTTGCTAATGCTTGTGCTACTGCATTTTGTATCATAGCATTAACTTGTTCTTGAGTAAAACCTTGTACAGGTTGAGATGCAGGTTGAGATTGAGTTTGACTATCTTCAACTTGTACTTTATATAGTACATCTAAAGCTCTTTGTTTAATCTTGACCATTTCTTCATCGACACTAGCTAGAGATAAACTATATATATTTACATTGAAGTTTCTGTCATTATATGCTTTAACTACATGTTTCATTTTATCTAGCATATAGACAGGAATGATATCGCCAGAACCTACAAATTTTTGAGTACGTATATATTGTCTGAAGCTGGCACCGAATACACCTTTAATACAATTAGGTATACCGATATCAATAACTAATTCAGATATTGTATCATTAGTAGGACATTTTTCTAGGACATAGTCTAACGCTTCAAGTGAATTCATAATAGCGTTTTTATTATGATTAGAAAATCTTCTAAATCTGTGTTTATCAGACATTAGTATTGCTATACCATTGCCTGCTACAAGAGCGTATCTCTTTCTGTTACTATCTAAAGTAACACTTGATTTTTTATTATTATTATAAGTTGCCATAATAAGTACCTCCTAAAAAATAAAAATAATAGGTTACAAAAAACCTTCATAAAACTGTAAAGTATTCATGTGCGACAGCACATGCCACTAGTGAGAGCCAATATTCAGTAACGGCCCCGCAGGGGAGTAATCACAAAAATATACTACTGATATTATGATTACATATAATACTTCACAATACAGTTAAGTATTCATACACGACAGTACAAATAGAATAGAGCCCGAAGGCCCTATCTATTATTTATGTTGCATGATTTCAAAAGGAGAAATGTAGAATTTCTTTCTCTTGTAATCAGCGTATGTAACTGTGCGCAACTGCCAGTATATCTTGATATGTGGCTTTGAATCTGGTATTGTATACCAGATGTATTTAACTCTGTTGCGCCAGTAAGGTTGTGTTCGATATTCTTGCCCTCTTTCAAGGTAATATCTGATGCCTTGCGGAACTTGAGATAGATCATATTCAATGTAAGCGCCGTAATCTCCGATTACTAGTCGCTCAAATGAAGTAGCGATTAATTTGCCATCATGTGTATATAATGGCTTGCTAGGATCTAGATGTAGCATATCAGTGTATTCTTTGTAAATAGCTCTGATTTGCTCACTTCTTCCAGAAGCTAGCTTTTTGTAATTTTTAGGATTCTCAAAATCAAAGTCAAATTCATCTTTGAGTCTGTAAATCATATCTCGCTTAATGCAAGATATTTTTTGAGAATCTGTAGCTGGGCAAGGAGTAGGGCAATCATAGTTGAAGCATTCCTCGCAAATTTTTATATCGATCATACAGAAAACACCTCCGATAAAAAAATAAAAAATTCATATAACTGTATAGTCTTCCCACGCGACAGCGTGAGAAGAAGTAACAAACAACAAACACAGGTAATTAAATACCTGCGTCTATTATAAGTTTATCATCACCATATCTATTCATGGCATAATTTATACAGTTATAAGTGCCACCTTTGCGGACACCATCGAATACAGTGACAATATATTTACTATTATCAACCATATAACGATTACGTCTGTCAAGAACGTCTGCTACTCTACAATTTTTATTTGGGAACAATCCAAATATTTGGTCTATATATATAACACCATCAGAAGCTTTAAGCATACGATTATATCTATCTATACTTTCAGCGTTCCAACGTTTTTCTTGACCGCAAAATGGTACGACGACATAATTTTTTACTGGTATGCCTTTAGATTTGACATACTCTATTGCAAAGAAAGCAATTGTATCGGCACCAAGAGCACCGCCAGTAAAAAATGTGTCAACATCATATTTAGTATATAAAGTATATGCTATCTTTGCTAATTTATGAGCTAACACTTGATATTTGTTATTACTAAGATCGTAACCATATAATCTTTGTGGTCTATGACCTGTAAAACAACAACTTTTGTACATATCTAATTTAATCATAAAATACCAACCTCCTTGAAAATAAAATATAATGAGCAGTTAAAAGCATGCTCAGGCTATATATGAATTAAACTAATTGATACATTTTATTGTCTTTGACTGTTACCATACCAGGTATCCAGTAAATGAACTCTGTGTTTTTGAATGTATCAATTAGTTTTTGAATAACGCCTCTACGTTGTTTTGCTAGAAATACAAGTTGTAAATTGTTAAGGCTATATTCATAGTTACTGCCAAGGATACTACGTAGAGACTCTATTTGTTTTTGAGTGCAACCTCTACGATCACGAGTATCTTTGACAAAAGAACATTGTATATCGATAAATCTGTCATTAATGATGATATCACGAATGACTTTATTAATGATGTAATCTGTATTATCACGATTTTTATCATAGATATATACAGTTTTATGATTGAATAATTCAGTAAAGTCACTATCATCTAATAACTCTGGATTAACAACTAGATTATCTTTATATACAAACATACTACTTTCTAACACTTTAATCATAACGATACCTCCTAATAAATATAAATTCACAAAAATGTGTAATATTCGTGGCGACAGCCACAGCGACAGCTTACAGATAGAACAAACAAACTACGGCCCCGCAGGGGGGGGCTATTAAAGAACAGTAATAGTATAGCCCCTAGCTACATTGGTGTTAATTATGTCACCTCTACTCATATTATCACCTCCTTAAAAATCACTTTCGTCAAATTCTACGTTGTCTTGTAATTCTTCTAATGCAATATTATTACTAGCTATATCGTCAAGTTGTTTGTCAATTGCATCACTTAATTGTTTGTCTACATTGTAGATTAGTTTTAATACGATTTCTCTCAATTTATTTGCGTCTGTGCCTGTTGATGGTCTTGCATTGTATTTATTAACTGAGAAGATGAATCTTACGTTTTTATATACTATTGCTACATTTAGACCTTTTTTGTATGCTACGAATGCATGGTTAGTCACGTAACCTAGATACTTTTCTTCACCTTTGGCTGTCATGCTAGGAGCTTTATATATTAAAAGACCTTTACTAAGATAGTCATAGTAGTATCTTTTTTCATATACAGGAGATGTAGGTCTGCCTGTTAACACAACTGGTTCTCTGTTTGGTCTCATATGAGACTGAATAGCAGCACTTATTTTGTCAAGTTCTTCAAGAGTGCCTTTGAAACCATATATAGTTGCACGAGCTATTCTTTCACTTGCCATGAAGCTATAAGCATAGTTGTTAAATCTAACTACGCCATAATATTTAATTGTATTTGGTATTCTATACATGTTAAGTATAGAGTTTCTTCCTCTGTTTTCACCAACAACAGCTAATTTAGATTTCATTTCATATTTATTCATATCATTTACCTCCAGTAATTTATTTAATATAATAAAAAAAAGAGAGACCATTTCTGATCTCTCTGCATTGCACAAACTATCTAACTCTAGCTAATAAAGTATAATACATAAAAGTTATGTATCTTTCTTTATCTTTAACAGGCACGTCTGTTTCGTCTTTAGCCATTAACTCTACCTTTTCTAATGATAAATTATCAAATATGTTAGTGTAAGCTAACTTACCTGATTTATTTGGTGCTATTGTAGATGTTACTACAGCTATTTTATTATCTTTAGTCATAACAGCCATTCTAGAGCTTTTGACTTTTATTGCTTTACTACTATTAAGAGCTTTGATATTGTTAGCGCAAGCAAGTCTGTCATCACTTAATCTCTTAGTAGCAGGATTAAAGAAGCTGCAAACAGGTATTGCTACATATTCATCACTTATTTGATCATAAGGATTGTAGCTAGCAACAAGTTTGCCATCAACTACTGTAACTTCGCCTGTGAAGTTTTCTTCGACACATAATTCAAAGTCATCAGTAGCGCCATCTTCTAACATGTATACATTACCATCTGCGAAATCTTTAGGTTTGTCAGTTACAGTTAGAGGAAGAGGAACTTCTAAGTGGCCACCATTATATTCATAGACAGCAATATCGCCAAATATTCTGTCCATTATACTCAAGGCTTTATTTACGTCAGGCACATGTGAGTTTATGTCTTTGCTATTATAATAGTTGCCCTTTCTGTTTAAGAAACATATTTCGACTGCTAATTTGTATACGTCTCTATCATTCATGCCTTCTAATCTGGCGGTGCCATATATGGCGTCTCTTATACGGCCATAAAACTTATCTGAATAGTATGTTTTAACTATATTTTTATCTGGGTTGTCTTTTCTTTCTAGCCAAACTATTCTTTCTAACACGTTTTTTGTAACAGGATATTTTTCATTTAAGTTAGAAAGCAATCTGTTGTAATTGTCATATGAATAATATCTTGTTTCTTTTAGCTTTTCATTGATACAATCTTCAAGTTTATCTTTGACTGCCATTTTAATGTCACCGATTGCATCTTGGAAAGCGTCATCAAATTCTTTAGGTAATATCATTTGATAACCATAGCCACAGCTGATAACGTTGGCACCTCTATCATATAGATTAGATGTCAAGCATTTAGTTTTGTCTCTACCTGATTTGATGTTGCCTATACAAGCAGAGCCTTTGCCAACGAACCCATGGATGTTTCTACTAAAGTGTCTATCTCTATGTTTCTTTACGTCTATAGAGCTTTCACCTAGGGCTCTGACGATATTGACAAAGTCATTAATAAATATGTCATATTCTTCTGCTGTCGTACTCATGTTAAACTTTTGAATTTGTTCAACACAAGCTTGGATTTCAGCTTCTGATATTAAACTTAGTTGTCTTTTCATGCCAAAACGATTAGTCATAGTTACTTGATTGTCTTTGTTATATATAGTAGTTATCTTGCCTCCTTTTAATGCTTTAACTGAACTTACTTTTTTCATTTTGGCAAGTTCTTTTAGTGGTATCAGCATTTCTGCTAATAGATTTAAACCTATTTCTGTCATGCTTCCTTTTTCGTCAAATATTTGGTTCTTGTTTAACATCAATACGTTAGAGCCTCTGATTATAGTGATACCTATTTCAGACCCTAATATAGTAGTAGATATTAATAAGCTAAGCTTATCATCTACACAATCTATATTTATTGCTAACTTTCTTTCGGCCCAATCTTCATATACATTATTTGATAAACCTCTAACATCTAACACTTTAACTATGTCTTTATCTTGCATTTCATAACTATTGTATTTCATACTAATACCTCCTAATATAATTTTGTATAATAAAAAAAGAGAGACTATTTACTAGCCTCTCTACAGGAACAATCTATTTATAGCTTATTATAGCTGCTTGACCTACGTTGTTATTCTTAATTGCATATTTTCTAACAGCTAAACTAGTGAAGCCTGGTATATGACAATTAACTTCACCAGTTTCTTCATTTAATTCTTCGAATAAGCCATAATGTACTAGCTCATCATTGTCATCATATTCTACTTCTTCAAAATATAAAGTAAAATCATCACCATCGAAGTCTGAACCTGCGCATTGATTCTTCCAAGTATTATCTGCAGGAACCATTACGCAGTTATTTGGACAAGTTTCATAAAACTCGATTAAATCTTGTTTTAATTCATCATCCACAGGTAGTTTTGCTATTCTACCTTTAATTTCTTCTAAGCTTATACATTTAAGAACTGCATATTCGTCTGTACCTTGAGATGGATATTTAATACCTACACACATTCTTAATGTATCAGCTAACATGTCATATTGTTTAGTGCTATGCATTTCTTCAAATGCTGGACAATAGATTTCTAATGCATGCACTTTATATGGGTCCATGCCACCTGGTTCGATAAAATCAACCCAAGTTGCACCCAATACAGAAGTACCACCAGTTAGTATAATACTGTCATCTGGAGTTAGTCTTAAATACATACTATTAACTGGTATATTTGCAGACGCTGTCATACTTCTTACAAAGCTGTCGTCTGCTTTTATGATTGATTCGCCTATATGTCTATCTTTGCTTGCTATTTCTTTAGCTGCTGCAAGTTTATTTTCATAAATTTGACCAGCTAATTTTAAATAGCCTTTTTTGTTGTCAAATCTTAAAGTGTATTCACATTTTTTATTGTTATATGCTTTAATAGCAGCTTTGATAGCAAAAGCTTGGATTTCATTTGGATATTCTTTTGCTACCTTTGATAATGCTTGATTTGATAAGTTACTTGTTGTCATGTTTGTCATTGCTACAGCATATAAGTTGCAACCGTCTTTGATTTTAGACATGTTGACAGCTTTAAATTCATCCTTAGTACCAACTAAGTCGACGTTTCTAAGCATTGCATCTAATTTATCTGTTGGCAATTTCTTAAGTGCTTTACCACTTATCATTTTGCCATTGTAAATTAAATGACATTTGTCAAGATTTTGAGCCATCATGATTTTGCAATATCTTGCTATCATTCTGCCTCTGAAAAAGCGGCCATGAGCTTTCATAAGTAGAGTGTCACATCTACCTTGAAGAGAAAGCCCAAACATCATCCAAGGTTTTAGTCTTGGATATATAGCTTTGTATAATGGATATATTGTTTCGCCATTAAAGCGAACAGATCCATCAGCAAAGTTAGTGCCTATTTCAGCACTGATGCTGTTATTTTCTTCATAGTCAGAACCATAATTTAATTCTGCATCCATGAAGAAAATGTTATTTAAGTGACCTATTGGCATCATTGGAGTAGTAGTACAGATGCCTAATCTGTCTGCAATTTTACTTATATCATCTATAGTAACATTGCCTTTCTTTAACATCTGTTTATATTTATAAGATAGAGAACCGCCAGATAATTCATCTATCTCATTGAATCTTTTTATTGCTTCTGATAAAAGATTCTTTTTATCAACGACAGCATAATATATTCTGCTGCCCTTGATAAGTGAAGGTGATTCTGCATAAGGCATCATAACTATTTGAGCTCTTCTTAGATCATCTTCTAATATAAAGTAGTTACTTTCAGCTCTAAAGCCTAAAAATATTCTACTTCTTATGTCTTCTGCTATACTGTCACCAACTTTAGGGTTTATAGTACCTCTAAAGTCTATCATAAATAGACCTTTAACATAATTAGCGTCGGCTTCAGGGACAGCACCTGTAATATATTTACGTTTACTTATGATTTTGCCTTCGTCGTCGTATTTAGTTGCTAGTATAACATGTCTATCTTCGTCGACTTCGAAGTTTTTAAGTATATTTAACATACCTATAGATTCATAGCATCTAGTAGCTGTTATATATACTTCTTCATCTTCTAATTTGAAACTGTTGATTACATTTGTAGTATTGTTAAGTGGTGCCATGATGCCTTCTTGAATCTTTCTTTGCTGACTTACAGATAATGTTTTCATAAAAATTACCTCCTACTAGGAAAATATAGTTAAGCCTTTTTAGGGCATGCTTAGGCCCATGAACTACTCAGCTAATCTGGTTTATCTAAATAAAAAAAGAAACTTATGTTTATGCTCTGTTATAACGGCATAAATGCATATAAGCTTCTTTTAATATTTTTTCTCTTTTTTTATTGCTCATAGTGTAGACTTTCATATGCGCATAACGTCTAGCATCCTTTTCACAAGGTTGCTTTCTGTAAGCTGCATAATTTATAGATGAGCTTATGTATTTCTCATTATTATAGATACTATTATCATTTTGCCATGCGTGTCTAAGTTCATGGCATATAGTGTCTAATAATATATTAAGATCTGATACCGATCTTTTTTGTCTTATAGCTCTATCTATATAGAAGCTATTTATGTAGACATAATCGTCTACGTAATTATAGCTTCCTAAACTACATTCATCTTTTCCATAGGCGATTGTAGATATTTTTCTACCTATTACGTCTTTTGCTAAAGTCGTAACTATTGATATAGCTACTTCTTGCATAGCTTCTTCCTTGCTGTCAAATTTTATTATTTCAGCTCTAATCAATTGTTTTAATGTCATTATACCAATGTTTTCTTTTTGAAGTCTTGCAGATACTTTTTTACACATTAGCTTGCTTATTTCGTCTAATTCCTCAGCTGTCTCGTCGCTCATAGCGACTGCGAATATTGCTAAACTTGTCATTAAACCTGCTAATACTAACAACATCATTCCTATTATCTTTAACATACTCATTACCCCCTTGGTTATATACTATTATTGTTTGAATATGCACTCCCACACAATCATGTCTACATATGTATGGAGTGCATATAGCTTACATATGTAAACAATACAAATAGTTTACTTATTATGTTTCATTTTCTTTGATGCTTTCTTCATAAACCATTTCCCTACTTTTATCATACTGTCATACCATTTCATGACTAGTATGCTTGATGTAGGCTTAATGCTATAATCAACAAAGTGACCACACTTATTGTATTTATAACTATCTCCTACAAACTTGATCACTGCAGCTTTATCTAATTCATATAGTTCTTGATCAGTTAAGAACCACATGTGATCTATTTTGTCCATTAAGTTACCATTCTTATTAAAGACATGGACATTCTCTAATAAGTATGTAGGTTGATCATTCCAACCATCCCAATCGATAGTTGTTAACTTACCTATAACTGTTACATCTTTCTTGTTCTTTAATATTTCTCTCATGATATCCCCCAAAGCAGCTGGTATGACGTTGCATATTACTCCAATACTGCTCATATACACTACTCACCCAGGTCTAAGTACCCTGGGGCAACAATTCTATTGTTTGAGGAGTATATATATAAAGGTGGTACTGCTCGCAATTTTTGAAAAAATTTTCCCCCCTTATACTGACATCGCATATATTTCAAGGACGCTCATAGTTCTATTGACATCAGACGCGCGTAATATATTTATAACTATAGGTAATAAGAATAGAGATAGGAGATGGTTATATGGCTCAAGTAAAAATTAATAAAGAGAGATTTGTTGAAGGTAGATTTACAGTTAAACAAAGAGTTGTCGATACTGACGAAATGATAATAGATGAAAATGGTAATGAAGTACCTAAACAAGAAATAGTCATTCACGGTATATTTTCAACTCATGACTATATCGAAGAACTCGATACTTTAGAATCAGAACGTTATTTAATACAAGGCGTACATGTATTTGAAGAAACATTCGGTACTAACGATTATGAAATAACATATGAATTTACTGCTGATTCTTTTACTGTTAAAAAGGATTATGTTCCAGATAAAGTCAAAGTAATTGTTGAAGCTAATCTGTATCAAGATGAAAATACAGAATACTTCCATAGTGTTAACTGGAATATAGCTGAAGAAATCTACGACGATATTATTAACGGAGGGAAGGAGGTATTAGAAGATGGCGAACAAGAGTAATAAACAAGTAAGCGAATATGAATTCGAAGTAGATCAAGAAATAAGCCATGAACTTGTCGCTGATGAAGTTAAACGACAAGAAGTAGTAGAAAACAGAAAACGTTTAGAAAATGATTTAATTGCCGCTGATAATCCATGGGGATATTCTCCTGCAGGATTAGAATCTAAAAGTGCAGCTATGGCTATGTTGTCTACTAAGTCTGGACTTTATGCAAGAATTCCGATTACATGTAAAGGCGATTGTTGTCCATACAGTGAATCTTGTATGTTATTAAAATATGATATGGCTCCAGAAGGCGAAAAATGTGCTCTCGAAACTGCTTTAATAGAAAAGAATTTAGAGGGTTATAAACGTGATTTTGACCTAGATCCTAGTTCTTCATTTGTAGACTTCACATATGTTAAAGAACTGATAAATACAGATATAATGATAGAACGAGCTCAAGCTTTATTAACACAAGAAGGTATAGCTGTAGAAGAAGTTTATACTGGTTCTAATGAAAGAACAGGAGATGACTTCTTCAGAAAAGAAGTATCGAAAGCTCTCGAAATATATGAAAAACATTGCAGACGTAGAGATAAGATACTTGATAATATGCTAGCTACACGTAAAGCTAAAGCACAAATGAAACAAGGTGACGAAAAATCTATTTACGATATGATTCAAGAAAATATGAATATGGATTACGTAATAGAAGAAGTCCCTGAAGAATTCCAAGAAGAATATAGTACCAACAACGATACTAATAATGAAGAGGAGTGATATATATGGCTGTTGGAGATATAGGAAAAAAAGCAATACAATTTGGTAGAAATGTAGCATATGGTTTAAAAGGTTCAACTGTAGGATGGGCCGAAGGTATAGGTATACGTCAAATACAAGCCAATATGACTGCAGACCAAAAGAAACATTTACTTGAATATGGTAAAAAAGCTGAACAAGCAGCTTTAAAAAGTGGTAAAACTGCTAAACAAGCTAAAGACATATCACGTAATGCTAGAAGAGAATTAGGAGAACGTATACTTGCTAAACAAACTACAGGTTATCAAGTAGGAGATTTTCTAGGCTATGGCGTACGTAATATATACAAAAATAAAAAAGATGGAATGCCATTTGATAGAGCAGTACAAAAAGCATTTACTAAGACTGTTAAAGATGATAAAGGCAATCTTGTTAAACAACTTAATGCTAAAGCTATAGCTGGTACAGCAGTAACAACTGGTATGGCTGCGAGAGTAGTATCAGGTGGAGGTCTATACAAAGACCGTAACGGTAATACAAACTTACCTGTTATTCCATTTATTTAGGAGTGTGATATATAAATGAAGATTCCAGGACTAGGTTTTATAGGAAAACGAATAGGTAAAGTTATAAATCAATCTGGAGGACCTGAAGCTAGTGCGCTTAAAGTTATTGGAAAAGCTGGAGCCTTTGTAGGTAAAGGTATAACAAAAGGATTTAGGGTAGGTGCAAATGCTGCTGCTAAAGTTATTGGATTAACAGAAGAAGCTGCAGATGGAAGAACTATCTTTGAGATGGGTAAAGACATCGGCAAGTCTGCTGGTAGAAAAATAGGTAAAGCAGGAGCATATGTAGCTGCAGAAGGAGGGGCTCAGTTAAATTACGCTAATTTTATTGCGCAACAATTAACTGGTAAAGCACCAATAACTAGTTCCCTACTAGGAACTAATCACCCAGTAACAAAAGTTATGAAAGCTATGGCTCCATTAAGACCTTCTGATAAAAGTTTAATAGGATACAAATTAAGCAAGACAGGTAAAGGTTTAGTAATTGGTGGAGCTATAATGGCTGGAGTAAAAGACGGAGCCGTTGCTTTTAATAACTCTAGAATTGGTACTAATGACGGTACTGTTTATAACAACTTATTACAATCTAATGGTCAAGGCAATACTTGGCAAAGTATGCAACACAATTATTTAAATAATGCAGGAGCTACAGGAGATCTTGGTTTTGCATTACATGACTTGCATCATTCTCCATATTATTAGAATTAAAGGAGGTGAGAATAGATGCCAAAAAAGCCAGATAATGAATATTACAGACAACGTATAATAAATGATATGTGGAATAATATGGATCCAAATATGACTATCGGTGACGTACAACAATCGTTTGCTTCAGCTGGTATTGAACCTGTTAAGCCAGGTGAAATAAATCCACAGCAAGCTTATCGAGATATGGTTAATAGGAGACAGCAAATACAGATAAATGACGCATGGAAAAATGCAAATAATAACATGAGTGTAGAGAATTTTATGGATCAATTTGTCGGCGTTGATGGACAAACGCAATTAGATATAAACGGACAAAAACTTCGTATGCGTGGTATTCAAAACAGAAATGCTGGTATACCTGAACAAGAAATCGGAGGAGATATATGGGATTACATTAATAGAAATAATATAGATACTACTATAGAAGACGTTCAAAAATCATTCGAAGCTGCAGGTGTACAGCCTGTCAATTCAGGAGATATCGATGTTCAACAAGCACATCAAGAAATGATAGGTCGTAAACAACAATCACAAATAGAAGATGCATATAAAAATATAGATGAAAATACAACTGTTGAAGAATTCATGGATCGCTTTGTAGGTATAGATGGGCAAACACAACAAGACATAGACGCTATGAAGCTTTCTAATAGAGTAAAACAAAACAGAGCTGCTGGATTGTCAGAACAAGAATCTATAGACGATATGTGGAACTATGTAAATAGCAACAATATAAATGCTTCTCTAGAAGATGTGCAAAAGTCATTTGAGGCTGCAGGTGTAGAAGCTGTTAAACCTGGAGAAATTAATACTCAACAAGCTGTTTCAGAATTACGAGCTCATAGAGATCAATCTCAAATCGATGATATATATAAAAACCTTGACCCTAATATGACAATAGAAGACTTTATGGATCAATTCGTAGGTGTTGATGGACAGACTCAACAAGATATCGATGCTATGAAATTATCTAATAGAGTTAAACATAACAAACGTGCTGGGTTATCTGAACAAGAATCAATAGATGACATGTGGAATTATATTAAGGATAATAACTTAAACGCATCTATCGAGGATGTTCAAAAATCATTCGAAGTAACAAGAGGTGTAAGACCTGAATCTGATCTTCGTAGAGTTACTGAAGAGGCTGCTTTAACTTATGACGGTATCCCTGAAAGTGTAACAAAGCAATTCGATACATTCAAACCTACTATTAAAACATTAAAAGATGGTTCAAGAATCGAAACTATAGATCTAGGTAATGACATGTTTACGAATGTCAAATTCGATAAAGATAATAATATTTTAAGCAAAGGTTATACAAAAGGTAAAGACGCTTATAATGTTTATTATAATACAGAAGGAGATATTATATCTGAAGCATATAAACATGATAAGATAGCTAATAATATTGTTGAGTACAATAAAAAGTTTGAACCTACGGACATAATGACAACAGAAAAATTTGATTTAGAAACTGCTAAGGGGCTTAAATCAGAAGCTAGTAAATTATGGGAACAATTTCAATATGGTGGAGTTAATGATAAAATACCTTATGTTCATTATAAAAATCATAATCAACCAATTAATCCGAATCCGAACCCAAATCCACAACAACCACAACCTGAGCCAAAAACTAAGCCAGGTCCACAACCTGAACCAAATACTTTCAATTCAGAACAACCAGACCCTACATTACATTTTAATCAACCAGATTATAAAAAATATAAAATGCATGATGTTGTAGCTGATGAATTCACACCTACTCCATTAAGTAATTATGATAGACGAATGAAGGAGTATAGTGATTACATAAAAGAATATGAAAGAATGCAAAAAATGGCTCAAGAGTCTGCTCTTACTTCTGAAGCAGGAGCTCGTAATTATGAAAAGAATAAAGATGCACTTGAAAAATTCTTTGGTAAAGATAAATTCAGTTCTGAAGACGCTGCATTAAAATATGAAGAAGCTAAACTTTATGGACCTCATAGAGACAACCCTAATGATCCATTACGAAGAAATAGTAAAGCTTGGTGGGATGAACGTGAAGAACTTCTTCGTAAACGTAGAGCATGGAGCAAAAACAGACAAAGCTTTATTAATAGTGAAAAAGCTGCACGAGAACTTGCTGATACTAAATTCTTACATGAAGTAGCTGCTAACAGAGATATTTATGATTTACTTAGAACTCAACCTACTAATTATCTTGGTACACCAGAAGTTCTCAAATCAATAACTGATGCTGATAAATGGCTAAAAGACGAAGAGAATATAGCTCGTTACAATAGCATACCAGAAGAATTTAGGAATCAGGTCGAAGGAGACATCAAAAAGAAAAGATTCGAACTTAATAAAGCTAGACGTAACGCTAAGCTTGACGCTGATTATGCTAACTTTAGATCTAATTATGAATCTTTAACAGCATCACAAAAAGAACAAATGAGACGTTTACGTAGATTAGAGTCTAGATACAGAAAAGTTAACGATCCTACTAGACGTGCAGATATCTTAGATGAAATAAATCAAACTAAAGGTAAAATCAAAGATTTAAAGAGTCAAAGAAAAAGTACTAAAAAAGATATGAAGCGTACAAACGCTAAAACGCGTGATAGAGCTAGTAATATCAAAGAAGAAATAGGAAATATAAAAAATGAAATAAATGATAACAGAATATTTGGTTCAATTCAAGAAGCATTCGAAAAAGAAAGAGCTGCCAATCCTTCATTAACTATGGAACAGTATTTAAAAGATAACTTTAAGAATACTCGATTCGAAAACTTCAAGCCTAAAGCTGATTACGAAGTAGAACAACTTAAAGATAAGTTACAATTCCATAAGGACTTATTAAAAGAAAAAGCTGGTATAGATATAGCTAAAGAAGAAGGAGATATAGTAGAAAGAGGTCTGTCTAAACTTAAGAAAGCTAGTAAGCTTGATATAGCAATGTCAAGTATCGGTGCTATCAGTAAATATAAAGATTCACGTAAACAAGGACGTGGAGTTATGTCTTCTGTAGCACGTGCTGGTGTTGACTTCGCCGCATCTCAATTAATGGGTACAGGATTATATATGGGTCTTGCCGCATTTAGAGCAGCTCCTAAAGCACTCGTTACTGGTGCAATGTATCTACAAAATGAAGTACGACAAATGAATACAGCTTCTAGATTCAGAGTATTTGGTGATGCTAGTTTCCAAGATTCAGATCAATTAGCTACAATGAGACAATCTGGTATGGAAATGGCTAAAATGGCTAACTACAATCTAGAACAAACATTAATGGGCAACGAAGCTCGTTATTTACATAAGTAAATAATATATTAATTAATAGAAAGGAGGAAATAGTGTATGGCGAATGTTTTGCCAAAAGCTCAACAGTTAAAATTAAAAAATGTAATGAATGATCCCGTTAAATGGGCTCAAACGTTTTTAATAAGTTACGACAAAAATTTGAAAAAAGATACGCCATGGACTGCACGTTGGTATCAAGTACAGATGCTCCGCGATAAATCTCTTAAAAAGGTTTATCGTTGTGGACGTCGTACTGGTAAATCCGAGGTTATGGTTATAGAAGCACTATATAATGCAACCACTAACAGAAACTACAGGGTTCTATTAATAACACCGTATGAAGCGCAAGTACGTTTATTATTCATGAGACTTAACGAATTGAAAAACTCTAGTCCGTTGCTTGCCAGTCTTATTTCATCGACTACTAAGAATCCATATAAAATGGAATTTAAAAATGGTAGTTGTATAATGGGATTTACAACAGGAGCATCTTCTGGTTCTTCAGGGGCTTCTATTCGTGGTCAAGCTGCAGACTTACTAATATTAGATGAATGTGACTATATGGCCGATGGTGACTTCGATTCAATAATCATGATAGCAGGTGAAAGACCTGACATACGTGTTATAATGAGTTCTACTCCAACTGGTAGACGTGGTAACTTCTATAACTGTTGTACTAATAAAGCAACAGGTTATGTTGAACATTATCATCCATCTACTCACAACCCTCAATGGTGCGAAAAGATGGAAGCAGAAATGAGAGCTATGCTTTCTGAACAAGGTTATATTCACGAAGTTTTAGCTGAATTTGGAGATCAAGATACAGGTGTATTCAATAAAGATAGACTTGATGAAGCATTGACATTCTATGACTATTCATACAGAGAACTTGATTGTTATCAAAAAATGAGATGTGAAGAAAGTGGTAAATGGCCAGAAATGTTAATATATGATGAAACTAATCCAGCTCCACCTAATATGTTCCGTACAATGGGTGTTGACTGGGATAAATACGGAGCGTCATCATCTATACTAATATTAGAATACAATATGGAATTACAAAAATTTATGGTTCTATTGCGATATGAAATGCCAAAAGCCGAATACTCATATGATGAAGCAGTTAACACTATTATAAGACTTAATAGAATATACAATCCATCATTTATCTATTGTGATAGAGGTGCAGGTGAATATCAAATAGAAAGATTACATATTTATGGAGACGAACATCCTGAAAGTGGTTTAAAACAAAAAGTAGTTGGTTGGTCATTCAGTAATAAATTAACAGTACATGACCCTGTTACTGGTGAAGAAGACAGTAAACCAATGAAACCATTTATGGTATCACAATTACAAATAGCTTTCGAAAGAAACAATTTGGCTTTATCTCCATATGATGAAGTATTATTCAAACAATTAATAGACTACGAAGTAGAAAGAATGGGAGCTAATGGAATCCCTACTTTCACTAGTAAAGAAGAACACTTTATAGACGCACTTGGACTTGCTTATTTAGCAATGACTTTACGTTTTAAACAATTAACAGGAGTAATGCAAGACCTAGAAGTATCTTCTAATTTCGTTACATCTAATGTTAATTTAGCTCGTAAAGATGATACTCGTGCAATGGGTCTTGGAAGAACTGGTAAGGTAGCACCAGAAGTACAAGAGTTCTATGAAAACTACCAATATGATGAACATCCAGACGAGCAACAAAAATGGGTTAAAACTAATTTTAGTAGCAGTTATTATAATAATAACTCTTTCTACAATAGTTCAAGTAGGTCTACATGGGGCTCAAGATCTGGAGGACTAGGGAATTTTAGAAGGTGATAAATAAATGGCTGACGATAAACAACGCTTAGGCTATACGCCACAGATAAAGTATACAGAAGATTATTATTCAGACTATAATCCGCCTGCTACTACTCAGACATCAAATGTATCTACAACATCATCTCTTGCACAGGCTGCTAATAGAATAGACAGTTTAATAGATGGTTTACCATCAGAGTTAGCTAATGCAATACGAGATATTTATAATCCTATAATAGATATGATCTACACTCCTTTCTTAAAGGATAAAACTATACCCGATAAATCAATTCAAAAAGAATTAATAATTAAAATAAATAAAGATAACACACCACCAGGTCCTAATCCTAAACCACCAGGCGGAGATCCAGATAAACCTCCAGACAAACCACCTGGTCCTGGTGGAGGTGGAGGTGACAAGGATCCTGATAAACCACCTGTTAATCCGCCAGGTCCTGGCCCTGGTGGTGGTGGAGATGATAAACCGAGTATAATTAATGTGCAATCTATCTATTTAGATAATAGAAGTATTTTTATTAATGTAGGTAAATATAGAAAATTAAACGCTACAATCGTACCATCAAATGCTACAGATAAAACTGTTTATTGGTCAAGTGATGATGAATCTATTGCTACGGTAGACCAAGATGGTAATGTATATGGTGTTGCTCTTGGTAAATGTAGTGTTTATGCAAGAACGTCAGATAGACGTAAATATGCAAAGTGTAGAGTCAGAGTATTAAAAAATGGTGGTTCAGGTACTGATGAACCTGAAAAGCCAAAACCTACTCCTGGCGGAGACGATGATAAAGATATACATGTATTAAGAGTAGAGGTTGAACCTAAATATCATGCTATGAACAAATATAAAAAAGTACAACTTACAGCAACAATATATCCAGATAACGCCAGTAATAAAGAAGTCATATGGTATTCTTCTGATACGAATATATGTACTGTAGATGAGTACGGTGTTGTTAATAGTCATGATGAAGTAGGACAATGTAAGATTTATGTAGAATCAGTTGATACACATAAGAAAGCTGTATGTTATATAAATGTAGTATCAGATGATGAAAATCCAGATGATAAGCCAGGTGATGGTTCGCATCCTGGTCCTGGTCCTAATCCTAAACCAACACCTGGTGGTAATCCTGATGATGATCCATCAAAAGATAACCCTGATGGTTCTGATCCAGATGACGACGATGGATTATGGGATACAGACGATTTGCCAGAGCTTATAGTAAAAAGAGAAGATATACGTGATGTAATAGAAAACGAATTTATTAGAAATATATCTGATTTGCTAGATTACTATTTTAATAGATTAATCAAGCAATTAAGTGGCTATTATTACAATAATTTAAGCGCACTTATGGGACTTGATACTCCTAGCGTTAAAAAACTTGTAGGTAATATAGAAGATTTAACAGTAAAGCTTGATTCTCAGCATTTAAAAGATTTAGCTTTACGTCAGGAAAAAATATCAAACGTTAAATTAAGCTTCTTTGAAAATAACTTTAACGTACATCAAACTACACGTCATATACAATCATTTTTAGTTACTTACGAATTAAAGAAACGTTACGTAAATATACAATTCGGTAATAGCAAAACTAATGAAGGTTCGTTATCTAATACAGTTCTTAAAGGAGCTCGTCAATCTTACGATAAGCAATATGAAGATACATATATAGATTTATTTAAATATTTAAATTCATCTATTAAGATTTCAGATGATCTTTTTGATGAAATAGCAAGAGGTTATAAGATGAAAGAATTAATGATTAAGAAAGGTGGAACACGATAATGAATATTAAACCAGCTAGAGGAAGAGTAGTACTTAGATTACCTAGAGAAGAAAGAAAAGAAGAAAAAACTTCTTCAGGTATAATCATACCTAAAAACAGTAAAAGTGATGCTGAAGCTAGAAAAGACTTTGCTGAAGTATATGCAGTAGGGGAAGGTAAAATATTAAGCAACGGTGTCATAATGCCTATGGAATATGAACCTGGGCAAATAGTATTATTTAATAAATATGCAGGTATGCAAGTAATAGATGCTAGCGAACCTAACTATAAGTATTTAATAATAAGAGATACAGATATAGAAGGTATTATATCAGAATAGGAAGTGGTTACACATGAATATAATAGACCGCCTATTTCCGCCAAGCAAAAAAGACAAAATTGATCCTGTAGAAAAAGAATTAATAAAAACTGTTCAAGAGGGATTGGTTAAATCCTCTCCCCTTGAATTTAAAGAGGTAAGAGTAGACGAAGGTATATCTTTTACTAAAAAGGTAAGCAGCTTATTTAATCCTAAAGCGATAAGCAATTTTGCTGTTAAATCTGTAGGATTTTTAACTTCTCAAGTATATCGTAGAGAAATATTTAGTAGACCAGAGTACAACCTAGAAGAAATAAGAGATGCCAGTGAATCTGATTCATACATTAAGATTTCATTCTCTAAATATTCATATTTAATATTTAAAGCAGGATGGACATTTAAAAGTGACAATCAGGAAGCTATAGACTATCTTAATAAGAGATTTAAACTTATGTCTTATTGTACAGGCAAACCTATGGATATACTTTTACAGGAGATAGCTGATGACTTTACTAGATATTCAAACGTTATTCTATTAAAATCTAGAGTCGATTCTATACCTGGAGTAAAAGCTACTCCATTTGACAGTGATCAAGTCGTAGGTGGATATTGTAGGGTAGATCCAGCTTCAGTAAAAATCAAAAGAGATAAATATGGTAATGTAATTAAATATGAACAAGGACATGGGGCTAATAAAAAACAATTCTTCCCACGTGATGTTATTCATATGTATTACGATAAAGATGCCAACAATGCTTTTGGTACACCAAGAATAATAGCAGCATTAGATGATGTTAAATTATTAAGAAAAATAGAAGGTAATATAGTAGCATTGATACACAGATTTTCTATGCCACTATATCAATGGAAGATAGGTATACCAGAAGTAGGATTTCAAGGTACTGATGCTGAAATAAATCGTGCTAAACGTGAAGTAGAATCAAGTTCGCTTGATGGACTTATTATTACAAATGAAAAGACAGAAATAAAAGCTATAGGAGCTGAAGGTCATGCTCTTAATGCAGAACCTTATTTAAGATATTTTGAAGATAGAGTTTTCTCTGCTCTTGGTGTATCTGCTTCTCAAATGGGTAGAGGTGGAGCTAAACAAGACGCAGACTCTATGGAAGCTCAAATACATGATACAGTTAAGTTTATACAAAGAACTATATCTACATGGATAAAAGAAACTGTAATAACTGAGTTATTATTAGAAGGTGGATTTAATCCATTTGATGGTTCAGCAGATGTAGAATTTGCATTTGAAGAAATCTCACTTGAAACTAAACTTAAAAAAGAAAATCATGAAATGCTTAAATATCAATCTAACGTTACTACATTTGAAGAAGCAAGAAGAAAAATGGGTATGAAAGATACAGTAGAAGATGAAGATAGATTATATCAACGTATGATAGCAGATAAATCTAGTATTGATCAAATAGATAGAAATGGAGAATGGCAAGAAAGATTAGCTAAAATAAATGCAGCTAAGACTGCAGCTAATAATAGTTCAAGTTCTTCATCATCAAATTCTTCTAGTAAATCATCTGTTAGTACTAGTAAATCTAAAACGAGAAACACTAGTGGTCAAAAGCAACCGAATAAGGCTGCTACTAATAACAACAGACCACAAAATCAACATGGCACTTCTAGTGTAAAAGTTAAAGAGCTATCAGATTTAGTATTAGACTTTGTATTAGACTTACAGGAAGATAGTATTTCTAATGAAACTGTAATAAATCTGTATGAAAATACAATATATGACTACTTTATAAGAGAGCTAAACAGAATAAGCCTTAGAGCCATTAATGAAGCTACAATCGAAATCAATTCAGTTGACGAATCTTATCACTTACTTCCTAATAAGAAAATTGATATTTCTAGTCAAAATAAAGAATTACAAAAAAATATTCGTACAATCCTTGAAGATATGAATGATTCTAGTAGTAATAATAAAGATGATATCAGTAGTTTATCTAATTACTGTACATATCGTTTAAAACTACTATTAGAACAGCATACAAAAACTACATATGATTTTTCTTATATCAAAGCAGGTTCTTTATTAGGAATGAAGGAAGTCTATATTAAACAAGGAAATGAAATTGAAAATATAGATATTAATTTTGTAGAAAGTTTAAATGATGTAGAAGTTTTTAATAACTATACAATCACTTACGATAAGAGAGGTGATAATGAATAATGGCTATAGAAATTAGAGAAGAGGTTGATGCTCAAATAAAGTTTGTTCCTAACTATATACCAGGTAAAGATCTTAATGAATCTTTAAGTGTAAATCCAATAAGTGAGGATTCAATAATGGTAGATATAGAAGGTATACATTCTGTTATTACAAGAAATCTAAATTATTACGAGCCACACTGTTTAGAAATAAGTGTTCCTAGATGGACAGAACCTTATGAACGACCTTTAATTATGCATCATAAAGAACAAGATGGCGTAACTATAGGAAGAATTAAACAGTGTACATATGTTGATTCATGCGAAAGAACAAAAGGCCCAGGATTAGTATTCACATGTAATGTAGGTAATAAAGATGGTATAGAAGGTATTAAGAATGGTACTTTAGTTACTACTAGCATAGGTGTTATGGTTCGAGACTTACGTTGTTCTATATGTGGTAAGAATCTAGCTGAAGAAGGCGAATGTGAACATGTTAAAGGACAAAGATATGATGGCAAATTATGTTTTTGGATTATAAAAGATATGGAACCTAAAGAATTGTCATATGTAATTGTTCCTAGTGACAAATATGCTCATAATGTAAAGATTTATAAGCCTGATGCAAAGATGCTAGGAGTATCAGAATCTTATAATAATGAAGATGAGGTGAATGAATTGTCAATTAAAGATTTGTATTACGACGAAATCTCTAAGAGCTTAGCGATGAAAGAAGCTAAAGCATTAGAAGAAGATGGCGAAAAACCAGAGGATAAACAAGTCCCTGATCAGCCTAAACCTGAAGGTGATGAACCTAAAGACGATAAAGCTGTAGAAGACAAAAAGCCTGAAGATGACAAACCTGAAGGCGAAGATCCAAAAGGTAAAGATGAGCCAAAGGATAACCCAGATGATGGTGATGCTGCTAAAGATGAAGGCAAAGACGATAAAGCTAAAAAAGAAAATGAAGCGTTAAAAGCCGAAGTAGCAGAACTTAAAAAAGAAATAGCTAAATTGAAAAAAGAAGTTGTTGATCTTCAAGGTGAACGCGATAAAGAAAAAGAAACTAGAGAAGCAGTTGAATTAAAATATCTTGAAGTAAAGAAACAACAAAGAATTGCATTGGCTGAAAAGGTTAATGAAATGAGAACATCTCTTGGCCTTGAAGGTGAAAATATTGAGATATTGTCTAAATCTACTGAAGAAGCACTTAATACAAAAATAGAAGTATTAAAAGAATTCATGTGCAGTGGTCCTGAATTAGCTAAGGCATTACCAAAAGTTAATTCTAAAATATCTATAGACGAAAGTGCTGATAACACAATTAAGCAAAATAATAAGGACAAAAAAGATAGTAATAATAACATTGAAATGCAAATGAAAGAAAAATACAACAATCTATTAAGAAGATAAAAAGAGGAAGGTGAAGCGGTATGGCACTAATGCCTTATACAAATATGTCTCAAGATTTTATGCAACCTGGTGCATATGGAGAGATGTTTATAAATGATGGAATACCAGGACATAGACGTGATGGGCAAAGAATAAATAGAAGTAATAACACTTTAAACATAAACGACCATGACGTTCTAAATTTTAAATATGGTTTAGACCCTAGACTACCTGATCAATTTAGATATGGTTGGGCTTATGGTTACAATGCAATGGTTATACCTAAAGGTAGAATAGTTGCAGCTGACCCTTATTTAATGGTAATGGATACAGATACTAATCACTATTTAAATGCTGTTACTATAGCTAATGGTGGTAAAAATGTAAGATTAGCACAACCTGCTGACTTTGAAGCTGGTGGAAGTTTAGAAAAATACACTGGTGTTGCTGATTTCCTAATCGGAAAAATATGGGTTGAACTTGATGGCGAAATAAATAAAGATGAAGATTTCTTAAAAGCTAACGGCGGTAACGTAGGTGTTGGCGGTGTAGCTAGAAGAGATGTAAGACCTGGTAACGTACCAGTTGGTATATTAGAAAGAAATGAATATACTAGATTCGCTGATGCTTTCAATGGTATAACTTTTGGTCCTATCAGAACTGATGCAATAGTTGAATTACCTTGGTTCATAGAAGGAGAAAAAGCTCTTAAAAATCCATGGGGTTCAGTTGTAGGTAATGTAAAACCTGGTGATGAAGTATGTTCTGATGAAAATGGTAGATTTGTATTATCACCATTATCTAAGAGACATCCTGATCATGCAGCAGTTATGGCTGATATAGAATTATACGAAGAAGCAAGAAGACAAGTTGTAGGTGAAGTATATGCTACAGATGCATCACTATTACCAGAAGGTGCTGCTAGATTTGCTCAATGGGCTTTAGACGACAGATTAAGATTCAATGATTACAATCCTTACATATATCCAACTTCTAATAGAGCTGGTGAAGATTTCGTAGAAAATCCTCCAACTTTATATCAATCAGATTTTAGATATCCTGGATATCCTTATGATAGAACTCCAATGATGAATGATTTACATATGTTAGCTTCTTCAAGAGAAGGATTATATAGCAGCAGATTTGATGAAGCTCACAGATTAGATAGAGGGGTTCCTGGTCTATTAGATGGTACTAACGCAGTAATAAAAGCTTATGGTTCATCTGAAAAATCTGGAGATATAGAATTAGCAGGAGATCCTTTATTAAAAGTATCTACTATAGGTGTATTAGCTGATCAAGCTGACATAGATGATCCAGAAAGAAGAGAAATACCTATTATATTCCCAAGTACTAAATTAGAAGCTTTAAAAGTACAAATAGGTAAAGATACTGCAGATAGTTGTATCATAACTGAAACTTTAGCACCTGGTGCTGCATTAGAATGTGGTAAATTCGATATAGTTTACGCTGACTTACATAAAGGTTTAATAATGATAAAACAAAGAGAAGCAGCTGACAAAGCTGACATGAAATGTCCAGTTTACGGTGCATATGTTAAACGTGGCGAAGCAGGGGTTCCAACTAATTTAGATTGGGACGGATGCAAAGGTACAGTAAGAATATTAATGACTAAATAGAAACAGATAGGAGGATTTTGATATGAGTTTAAACGGTTTTTTAAATGAAATAAACGAGCTTAAACAAGACGTAAAAGAAGCTGTTTCTGAAGGTGTAGCGCCCGTAGTTACTAAAGAAGGTTTCGAGTCTATGGAAAAAATGGTTAGAAACGCTTATGGAGATTATTCTAAAGGTGCTATGACTATAAAAGAAGCAATAACTTCTACAGATACAATGAAATTAATACCTAAAGTAATAGAAGGAAAATTAAGAGAAGCTATGGAACCTACTTATTTAGGTACACAGTTTTTCCAAAAAGTAAGAGTAGATGGTGGTTCATCAGCTGTATATGTAATTCCAGTAGTTGGGGAATTAATAGCTTATGAAGTTGGTGAAGGTGCTAAGTACCAAGAATCAAGAGCAGACGTTAACACTTTAGAAAACGCAACTCTTGAAATCAGAGTTAAAAAATTCGGTGTAAGAGTTTCAATGACTGAAGAAGCTATAAACGATTCTTCTTGGGATATACTTGGTATAAACTTAAGAAAAATGGGTCAAGCAATGGGAAGAATAAAAGAAGAACAAATATTCAATAACTTCTCTCAACATGGTAAACCTATTTTTGATAACAATTTAAGACAACAATTACCTGAAGCTGGTACTACTGGTTTAGGTAAAGATGGTAACTATAACGACACATTAGCTGTTGAAGATTTATTAGATTTAGCAATGGCTTTATTAGGCCAAGGATTTAATCCTACAGATGTTATAATGCATCCACTTGTTTGGGTTGTATTTGCTAGAAATAACATGATAGGTAATGGTTTAACTTATGGTGCATTAGGTGGTAACTATGTTCATCCAAATGGTGCTATACAAGGTACGCCTGCTGCATTTGGTATGGCTAATAACGGTGACGGTCAAAAATTCATAATGAGACCTGATCAAATACAAGGTAGAATACCTGTAATGGGATTAACAGTAAGCTTCTCTCCATGGATTCATTTTGATAAAATGGGCAAAAAATTTGATATGTATTGCTTAGATAGAGAAGAAGTTGGTATAATCGCACAACGTGAAGAATTAAGTATGGACGACTGGGTAGATCCAGAAAGAGATATCAAATTACTTAAATGTAAAGAAAGATATGGTATAGGATTATTAAATAATGGTAGAGCTATAACAGTAGCTAAGAATATAGCAGTAGCTCCATCTTATCCAGCTCAACCTGTTATAAATGTAAGAGCTACAGAATCAGGTATAGGATATCCAGATAGACCTACTAATTAATTATAGAAATTGAGGTGATACAATGAAACGAGCTATAGCTAAAATCAGATTAGCTCCTGGCAACGCTGGTTGGTTTGATCCTCTAACTAATATATATTTAACTTTATCTGAAAAAGAATGCTTTGTATATAATGATCAAGATACTTCAAATATACGTAAAGCAATTAAAGAAAATAAACTGGAATTGAAGGAAGGACGACTTCCTTCTCCAGTTTCTAAAGACAAAAAAGAAGTGGTTAAAAAAAAGTCTATAAATAAACTGGAAGAACCAGAAAAAGTTAAAGATAAAGTTATAGAAAAGATAGAGGTTATAGAAGAAAAGAAGGAAGAAGTAAAGGCCGAAAGACCTAGAAAAAAAGTTAAAAGAAAACCAGATGATTCTAATAAGCTACCAAAACAAGAAGAGGAAGTAAAGAAAGAAGAAACAAAAAAAGAAGAAGTTTCTGATGAAAGTCCACTTGCTAAAGTAGCAGAGCTTATTAAAGAAAAAGATAAGGCTGAAGAAAATAACAATGGCTAATGTTCAAAATGTATTTTGTATTACTGGAATAGATACTAATTTTTCTAAAAAAACAATAATTATCGAAACTAATTTTCATGTTGATGCAAATACTGTAGATTTAGATACAGTTAGAGTTTATAGTATAAACAACGAAGTTGATATTGAATTACCACAGACAATTAAAACAAGAGGTAAAAAAATATATGTATGTTTAGAAGATTTTCCTGCTCCTAATGAATCTTATTATTTAATAGTAAGAAACATAAAGGATAAACTAGGGAGAGTATTAGCAGATGCTTTTGACAAACGTATTTATTTCGATTTTGGATCTATGGGCGAACTTAAAATAATATCACCTAAAGATCAATATTTGCACACAATTAAAGACGAGCCTATAAGGATTAAATTAGCTATATCTAACGAAGATACTGAAACTAAATATAGATTCGAGATTTCGTCTGATATAGCTTTTTTTAATAAAGAAACAATTCTAATTAGCGATAATAAAGCTATAGAAATGCCTAATAATTCTATGTATAAATTAGGAAATGTATCAAAGGAAAATATAGTATATGCAACAGACGAAAAAGGGAATGTTCTTGTTGATGAAAATGGTACACGTGTTATTGAATCTAGTGAAGTTATAGTTAACTTATTTATTAAGAAAAACGAGATATTCTACTTAAGAGCTAGATTAGAAAAGACTGAAAATTACTTCAGTGATTGGAGTGAGATAGTACAATTCCAGACTTGTTATACAGCTCCATTAGACGATGAATCTGGTTATTTAGATGATAATGTTATATCTAACAGAGAAGCTTTTGAAGATTTTTTATCTTATGAAGATATGTTTGCTGAAGAAGATGAAGTAGCTCCTGAAATAGTAAACAAATCTGAAATAGGTAAAACAAATCAAGAGTTTTATGTTGAATACAATAAAAATATTAAATTCAAGAAAACTGATGAATCACAGTTTACTAAAGATGGTTTATTATATATAGGGAAAACATTTATGACAAGGAGGGATTTATAATGGCTCAATTTGAATTTCCAGATGACAAACCTAGAGTGCTAGCTGGACGCGAAAAGATACCTGTGTATATGTTTATTGATCCAGATGAGCCTAATATTGTATATTTCCAACATAACGATCAAGTAAAGATACTTGATAATAGCGAATATACATTAAACGTTCCTTCTTTTGAATTTGAAGATGGTACTACTAGTACTAAAGAAAATATAAAGGTAACAACTGAATTAAAACCAATGTATGTATCAATACAAGATGTGAAGAGTTTAGCTGGAGGGCTTCCATTAGAAGATTCAGATATTGCTTATCATATAAGACAAGCTAGTTTAATAGCTGAATACTGGTCATGTAAAGATTCTGAACTTGTACCAGAAAAGTTAGCCGATATATTTGGAACTACAGAACAAATAAAAGAGGATTATTATCCTTTTCATATGTTCATTAAATATCAAGCCGTAGTTGATTGCGTACGTGAATTTTATATAGCAGCGGTAGCAAGACCTTCTGAATATCATGATGTATTATCAGATTTAGAGAGAAAAGAAAAGATGGATCTTGGCGCTATTAAAGATTTATTAGATGCTTTAACTGGAGAAGCTGAAGATTGGTTAACATATGTAGTAACAATTACTGCAGATCCTCAATGGGCATTACGTGGTAAATACTCATATGCTATTACTAACAAATCTTATAGACCTTATCATCCTACTCTACTTGATAGAGGCGGATGGGACAGGGGGTATTAGAATATGAGAACAGACGAAATTAATGAAAAAACTGTCCGATTATTACTTAATAGATATGGATATTATTTCTATATTATAAAAAAGATACCTAATACTAGATGTACATGTGTAGATCCTACAACCAAAGACCCTGATTTATCATGTAAAAAATGTCTAGGATTAGGCACAAGAGTTAAAATAAAAAAAGTATTTGGTGTAATTCGTGAATCACGAGAACGTGAAACTAGCGTTGCACAAAATATATCTTCTACTCCTAAAATAGTATATATAGATGGATTAGAATATGTAAATAAAGATGATGTCGTCATAGATTCTGAAAATGTATATAATGTATTGCATATACAATATCATAGAGGAGGTAAAGGTAGTCAACAATTTACCAGACTAGTATGTCCTAATAGAAAAAGTAATACTGCTAAATTTGCTAAGAATTTTAAAGAGGTTTTACATGATCATAAATTACGAAAAAAATAATATCAATTATAAATCTAGCATTAACATAAATTACAATGAAATGAGCATTGTTCTATTAGGTCCAGCAGATACCATGAATGAAAAATGTAATATTATAAATCCTATGAGTCTAAATAATACGATAATATTATATGGCGAAGATTCTGATTTAACACAAGCTTATAAACAGGCTTACGCTATAACAGATACTCTTAACATATTTACAGTTAATTGTCAAACTGTATCTGATTATATAAATATTATAGATGACTTAATACAGTATGATTTTACATTTATAGTTCCTATTGGTATATATCTTAGTGATACATTCTATGACTCATCAACACAAAGAACACGAAGTTTTGTATTTTATTATCTTGAAATTTTAAAAAATGTTAATAGTTTGGCTACCTTAATCATGACAGATAAGCATGCTGAACTATATGAAGATATCGATGATTATCTAACAAAGATGAAGAAAGTATGGAATACTATAAAGCGCAGAACAGGCTTTATGTCTTTATTAACGAACTATGGTTCTAACTTATTAATAACTCTTAATATGCTAAAAGATATTAAATATAGCAATGTTATATTAAGCGCACTTCTAGCATCCTGTGACTTACCTAATTATCCTAAATCTATAAATTATACGCCAGTCTATGATTTAGATATTAACGATCTAACAGGTCTTAGCGATTTTATTTATTTTAAATATAATTACATGACTGAAAACACAAACATAGAAAATCTAGTTAACTGTAGAACAACTAGAGATATCTATAAAAATGCAATAATAGATATGATAATTAAAAAGGTTATTAAAGTAATGGACTTAAATGAATATAAAGGTAAGTTATATAATGCCTATACTAAGCTGCAAATCTCAAATAAAATTACTAACGTTTTAAAACCGTATATCAATAAACTTTTCAAATCATATGAATTAATAAATATCGGATTTGTTAAAACAGGTCCTAGCTTTGGTTATATATATATAGAACTATCTATTATTCCATTCGGATCAATTGAAGAATTAAAAGTTGTAATGGAGGTTTAGGATATGAAACAAGACGATTTTAAACAACTTGAAGACATATTAACCACATTAGATGTTACTCTATTAAATCGACACTCATACATACAAAATGAATTTGATAGCGTGCCAACAAGTGATTTAGAAACAAAGAAAAAAAGATTAAGAGCTCAAGGTAATGCTCAAGTCAGAGATTTTGTATCAATGGTAGGGTTAATAGTGGAGTCGATATTTGAAGATCAACATGTCGAATATTTGCCATATGAAAAAACATATAGCGTACGTGAAGATATGGATCAAACTATAACACATCCTTATATAGCATGGAGAATAGTTCACAGAGAGTATAGAGATAAAACAGCTTTGGGTCCTTATATCAGAGATACATTAATAGATGATGAAGGACGTACAGGAGAGGTAAGTTCAGAGTGTTTTCAAACTAGAGTTAGATTTTACATAATTAATACAGAAATGAATTTATGTTGGGATTTAATGGACGAGTTTGAAGATATGTTAATTGAATATAAACCACATATTAAGAAACAGGGTATAGTTAATTATTATTTTGATCAACAACTAGAAGATGATTTTGCACAGGACTTCAGAGATATCGTCTCTATCTTAACCCTTGACTATATAATATTAACAGAAAAAAATAGGGTAATATTTAGAGAGAATACAAAAAGTATTTTGCTTCGTGGAGAAGCTGTTAACGAAGATGGTTCACCAATAACAGCTAGCGGTAAAGTATATACCGATAATGAAGAAGAAGTAATAGCTTCATTAAAAAATAATACTGATATTAATAGAAAATAAATACATAAGGAGGATAAAACCTATGAGTATGACTTTATTTGATGATGAATTGACACTTCCTGGTGTCATAACTCAGGTAGTTCCAGATTATTCTAGTGGATATGATACAAGTGCTTGGGGTACTACTGAATCTGTAACAATAATAGGTACAGCATTCAATGGTCCTGTAGGTAAGCCAGTACAAATTGCTACTCCTGAACAAGCTAAATATATATTTGGTGACAGTTTTGATGCTGCAACTAAAAGAGAAGCTACATTAGTAGCTGAAGTATACGATGCTTGGCAAAGAGGATGTAGAACTATATATGCAGTCAGAGTATCTGGAGACGAAATGTATAAAGACTACGACTTAGCAGTTGAGTCTAATTTAAAATTAAGAATTAGTGGATTATTCCCTTCTAATGGTAATAAAGCTTGCTACATGACTTTTGCTTGTAAACAAGGTTCAAGTACAGCTTTTGGTGATGAAGAAGGTATAATCAAAATCTATAAACCTGGCGATAAAACAACTATCGATGAAAAAATAGCTGGTGTTGTAGATTCAATTGATGAATTATTAGTTACTACTATAAATTTAGATGAAAATGGATTTGAACGTGGATCAAGATTAAGCGACTTATTAGATACTATAAATAATAATAGTCATAATAATGTTTTACGTGTAGATTTAGTTGATAAAGATGGTGTACCAAGAACTAATTCAGATCCTGAAGTTCAACAATTAACTATAGCAGCTATGTTCCCAGGCATATATACTATATGTAGAGATAAAGCAGCTGAAGGTGTAACATTGACTACTGACGTTAAAGTTGTTGCTGATCAAACTTTATCTGGTGCTGAATCAGAACCAGTATGGAAACACTTAATAGCTAATACAAATCCTGACAAACCATATCCTATATTCGCAGAAAACATTTCTACATTTGATAAATTACTTCCAAGCGGAATAGTAGTTGATGCAAACTTCGATTTCTTAAACGATACAGGTGTAATAGATAGAATATTAGTAGCTGATAATGTAGATTACGAAGGCGTAGATGTTACTGGATTTGAACTATACAAAAAATTAGGTTCTGGATATGCTAGAACAGCTTGCTTAAAGAAATTAGGAGACAAATTAGTAAGTGGCTCAGTAGAAGAAGGAAATGCAGTATATGAACCTAGATATAAAGTTATAGCTTCTCCTGATGGTGATAAATACAAAGTAGTAGGAATAAACGATGGTATTTATTCTGTATTACAAATGCATGAATCAGATTATCTTGTATTAGCAGCTGCTACTGCAGAAACTGATTTAAGTGCTAAATTACCTAAGAAAAAAGATTTCTTATTCGTTGAGTCTAATGACGGTATAGCTGTAAATGACGCAGAACAAAATAAAATAATGAATATAAGCTGCAAGATAGATAAAGAAGATTTAAATGCTATGCCATGTAAATACGATATAAAATTAGCTTCATATCCTGGTGATGAAGATGTTAAATCTAAATTAATGGATGAACAAATCTTAAGATTACCTTGTGTAACTAAAGACGCTGCATTCGACCATGGTGTTGAAAAAGGACAATTAGCATTTGTTTTAGCTGACGGTATAATTCAAAAATTTGATGGTAAAAAATTCGTTGATGCTGAAGCAGGTATAGTTGAATTATCTAGAGTACTTGTAGAAGATAGTGGTGAATTAAAAGTATACGAAAAAGGAACAGAAACAACTGATAGTGGAGCTGTTAAGTTTACTGTTGTAGCTGATCCATTTACTAGTGATTCTGGTACTTACGAATATTTAGTTGCTTTCTGTGATGATGAAGCATTCGTTTATAAAAAAGACAATAATAAGATAGCACCATTTATGTCATTAAAGAACTTAGCAGATAACTTAATAGATACTGAAGACTTTATGTTGGTAGCTGCTGAACCAGATATCCCAGTATTAGATTGTAATAATACAACATTTATACATATTTATTCTGATATGATGGATTACTGTACAGTAGAAGAATTTGTTAAAGAACTTAATGAATGTGAAATGTTAAATGACAGATTTACTTTTGAATGTGTTGAAGGTAAAGACCAAGATGAATTAGAAGGATTAGTATTAACTGGTTCTGGAACTAATTTAGCATTAGATGAAAAAGGTAACGTAGTTACTGCATACGATACTACTTTACATATACCATATACTACTACAGATAACTTTGCAAGACACCTTGCTCAACATTGTTTATACACTTCATTAAAATCTTATCCAACTCATGGTGTTATAGGTTGCGACAGATTACAAGGTATATCATTAAACAATATAGCTGATAGAGTAAATGAAATATGCAACTTAGATTTAGATATGTATGCTAAGAAATCTAATGGACGCAACATGTATGATGCTAATAATGAACCACATCCAATCGGACGTTGTTTATCAGTTACATTTATGCAATATACAGTTACTACTGGTAATGGTTACTATTATATCTCTTCTGGTGCAGCTGGATATGCTGGTATGATATCTACATTAGATCCAGATAGATCTTCAACTAATCAACCTTTCAACATAGACTCATTACAATATACATTATCAAATGCTCAATTAACTAAGTTAAATACAATTGGTATAGTATGTTGTAAAGAATCTCCTACTCTAGGAATAGTTGTAGTAGATGGTGTAACTCAAGCTCCTGCAACTTCAGTATACAGAAGATTATCTACTACTAAGATAATAAATGCAATAGGTAGAATATTAAAAGAAGTTATCGAACCATTCATCGGTAAACCAAGAACATTATCTAACTTAAATGCTATGGAAACAGCTATAAAATCTGCTTTAAATAAAATAGTAGGTGTATTAATCAACGACTATTCATTTGAAATAGTTACAGATAGTGCTTCTGCTAGATTAGGTGTCGTTAAGATAGATTATGCTATATATCCAGCTTACGAAATCAGAGAAGTAAGAAATACTATAACTGTTACTGAAAATGCTATAAACGAATAATTTCCTACTAGGAATTAAAATAATAAAGGAGGAATTTAACTATGGCTAATATGACAACTGAGCAATATACTAGTACATATTCAAGTTTTGGTGGTTGTGATATAACTTGTACATTTAATGGTAAAGTTATCGGAGAATTACAAGCTATAAGTTATTCTATAAATAGAGAAAAAGTTGCAATCTATACTTTAGGTTCAGCAGAACCAAGATCTTTCTCAAGAGGTAAAAGAAGTATAGCTGGTAACTTAGTATTCGTATCTTTCGATAGAGATGCACTATTAGCTGAACTAGGTACAGAACAAAAAATCTCTAAATTCAAAGCAAATGATGCTTATGCTTTTATGAGTAATGATGAACCTAGATTCATGAGCGTAGAAGATTGGGACAAATACATGTCAGAATTAGCTTCACCTAATGGATTCACAGGTGGAGGAGAAACTGGCGGTACTTCTTCTGATATGGTTAATGATAGTGCCACTCCAGTTTACGCAGACGAATTACTTCCATTCGATATCACAATAACATTAGCTAATGAATATGGACAAAAAGCTAGCATAGTATTATACGGAGTTGAACTATTAAATGAAGGTATGGGATTCTCTGTAGACTCATTAACTACTGAAAAAGCTTATACATTTATATGCAGATCAGTAGATACTATGAAAGCTATAGATGAAAATAATGCAGGTAAAATTTATAGTACTTGGTAGAATATATACATTGATAAGTAATATATTATAGAAAAGAGGGATAGTTTTATCCCTCTTTTTTAATACGCGAAGGTGGTGAAAAAATGGCTACGTATTTTAATATAGACGGGTATAATAGCTATTCTGGTTGTGATGCTATAGTTACTGCTCAATTGGCTAATATAGACGAAGATAGTTCTATCAGTAAGAACTGTTATATTCTAGGCTCTTTACAAACTCTGAGTACATCTACACATCAAGATAAAGTTCCTGTACGTAATATAGGGAACATTAATGCTGTAGAATATACAATGGGTCAAAGAACAATAGCAGGGTCTATGGTATTTGCAGTATTTGACAGACATTTTGCTGATGAGATATTTAATGACTTAAAAGAATATACTAACGATACTGTTATATTAGCAGATGAAATACCAGCTCTTAACCTTACAATTACTTTGGCCAATGAGTATGGCTCTAGAAGCAGAATGGCTTTATACGGAGTAAAATTTGTAGATGAAGGACAAGTATTAAGTATAAACGATTTATACACAGAAAATACATTCCAATTTGTTGCTGTAGGAATGGATCCGTTAACAGCTGAAAAGACGGAATGGGCTAAAAGCACATCTAAACCGAAAAAGAATAAAACATATATCTCTAAAGATAATATATCTTTCCCCTCATATGATGGCAAAAGCTATCCTGGAAGTAGTGGGAAACCATCAGGTGGTGGAGGTAAACCACAAGGTCCTAGCGATACTAATAAATATCAACCTGATGACGATGGAAAAAAAGAGCCATATTATAGAATAAATCAGCCTTTAGCTCCTGGCAATAAAGGAATAATATCTGTCGATTTAAATGATCATCCTAACGTAACAGTTACAATAACAGATATAAATACAAACAAATCTTATAATTCAGTTGGAGCTAATTTAAGTAATAATATATGGTATGTAGAATTAAGTGAAGGCAATTACAATATTAAATTTTTTGATAGAAAAAACAATAAAGAATTAGGTTCTGAATACTTTAGCGTAAATTCGAAATTAGGTAATTTAGAGTCATCAAACAATGATTATCCGATTATAGTAAATATGACTCATAACAGTGCTGAAATAGAAGCAAATAATTCTAGACATGATGAAGCTGTATTAATCGACAGAACTAATCAAATAGTTTATGATCATATACCTTTAACTAAAAGTACTGTAACATTAAATGAAGAAAGTATTGGAGCTAATTTAATTAGTGGTAATGTATATGAATTATATACAATTAATTCAAAAGAAGGATATTCTAGTAAGAGTAAATCTATTATGTTTTCTCCATTAGAAAGACAAGACTATGATGTTGAATTGTTAGAAGGCTACGTTAAATCTAATAAAAAGTTATGGGTCAATAATCTTGATGAATTCGATTATAATGCTTTATATAATAATGAGGATGATAATAATCTTATAGATAAGGTATTAAACGCACCTACCACTACTAGAATGGCAAGAAGTTTTGCAACTTATGCAGCTGCTCCTATTGATAGAGCTACTCCTACTGATAAAGAAGCGATTAAACAAGAAGTGCTTCTATACGCAATTAAGCTACAGAATCAATTAGCATTAATATATAATAATGCAATAGCAGGAAACTCTATTTATAATAACAACATTCTTAATCTTGACATACAGATAAATGATGCTATAAACAGAATCAATCTATATAAGATTAAAGGACACAAAGCTTATTACATGTATTCTGTTAAGGAACAAGACGAAATGAAGTTTTACGGTACTCCTAATGTAAGATATTATCTACAACCTATATTCAATCAATGTAAAGGCATATCTTACAATTATTGTTGTTTTAATAACGATGCTAAAGAGAATCTAGATGTTTATGGCGATATAAATAATCTGTATGCATATGATTTTAACAATTATAAAACTAAATATGCTAAATATTCTAAAGATTTCTTATATGCTTTAATTGCTCGTGATAATTTCTATTCTGATAAATATATGATAGACGGCCCATACTGTTATTATGAAAACAATATATTATACGCCGATGTTGATTATTCTGAAACATTACAAAAGGGCGATTACTATTTATGTATAGCTTCTATATATGAAGTACTAGATCATACTCCTATCAGAAAATATAAGTTTAGTACAGACGATAAACATCTTGAATTAGATAATTACAAGACTTCAATTACAAAAGATAATTATTATTTGACATGGATAGAAGATGATGAATTTAATAGTATATGCAAACCTACTATTCTTTGTACTTATGAAGATAATTCAGATTTAGTAGATTTCGAATCTTCACTTATAAAGAATTACTTAAAGAGCAGAATCGATTCTATCAAAGCACGCTATTCTTATTCAGGAGTACTAGAATCTATTTACTTATCTCTTATATCAGAAACATTATCGTTTAAAAATACTATGTACAGATTACAACAAGAATTTATCAGTCAATTTGATGAATCGTCTTATTTTCTATATCTTGATGAAATATTCTATGATTTAATCAGACAAGATTATGAATCATATAGCTTAGTATGTAATGTGCAACAAAAAAATAAAGTATTTAATTTTAGTAGTAATATGAATGATACTCACCTAGTTTTAATAGATTACAAGATAGGAGAAGATTTACCAACTAAGTCTACGCTTTATGATACAAACACTGTCGACTTAACAGATAGAAATAGTGATTATACATTAATCTATATGATAGATAAAACTATGGTTTACAGATCAGGCTTCTTACTAATAAATAATGTAACTAATAAAGTTTATAATTACAACATGTCTTTGGAGGTGATTAAGTAATGGCTACTAGAGATTATTATACATACGGTACCAATCTTAGTGATAGAGAGTTCTTTACAACTACTGTTAACACTCCTTATGGCATTAAAAGATATTTTTCAAATGTTGATTCTGAAATATACTTTGGCAATGTATTAATGGAAGATATTTATAAGTTTGATTTTACTGTAGAGGAAAAGAAGCTACCTATATATGGCTATAACTGTTTCTATGCAGATATTATAGTTCCTGGCCAAAGATTTGTAAGTGGCTCTTTTGTTCTTAACTACACTAATAGTGCGCATATAAACGATGTACTATCTAAGATTGATGATTCTATTATGAATAAAACAATATTAGAATCAGAAGTTTATAATCCTGGCGATAAAGAACGCGATAAGCCATTATGGTCTAAGAACTTTGATATCATGCTAGGATATGGTTATTACAAATCAGATTTACCAACTTATAATACAAATTGTCAAACCATTTGTGGAGTACAAATATCTGGTATGCAAACAGTACTTGATACTACAGGCCAGCCTATAATGGAAGTATATAGTTTCGTTGCTAAAGATTTTATAGAAGGCGATGGAACAGGAATGACTCCATCTAAAGATAATAATACCAAGAAAGACGATAAAAATGACGATAAAGGCTCTACAAGTAAAACTGATTCATCTGCTGATAAAATAATATGTGCAGATGCAAATGATAGTGACGATTACAACAAAAAATATCTTGAATATAAAAAATCTGATGGAAGTGATATAGGCGTAGTTCATAGCATATTGTATGCTGATGACGAAAATAGTTATTACTATATCAAAGTCAATATAAAAGATTTCGATGGTAATGTATTAAATATAAGCGACTTCAAACTTATTATCGACGATCAGAGAATAGAATCTAACATACAATTTACTGGTAAACAAGATAATAATGGAATCATATATGTATCTTTATTAGATCATCCTTCAATAAGTAAATACATAAATAAGATATTATATGATAAAGACGAAACTGATCCTAAAATTGGTTGTACGCTTAAGTATACACTTACGCACAATAAAAAGAAATACGACATCCTTTATGAAGGAAATATGTATTTAGCAAAACAATAAAAAATATGGAGGTTATATAAATGAAAGTTAATGAAAAAGCTAAAATTACAGAAGAGGAAATAAAAGAAGTAGAAGAAATGGATACAGAAGAAATAGCTGTACAAAAAATAATCGATAAATTCAAAAAGCAATATAAAAGAATTTACGAAACAGATGTTGCAGGAGAAAGAATAATATGGAGACCTATAAAACGTTCTGAATACAGAGAAATAATGGCCTATGAAGATAAAGAATTATCTGATAGAGAAATAGTTTATGTCAGAGAAGAAATGATGGCTAAGAAAGTCATATTGTATCCTAAAACTGAAGATATAATAGAAGAATTTGCGGGAGTAGCAGAAGTTATAGCTGATGAATGTATGTATTATTCAGGATTCATGCCAAATGGAATAAAACCTACAAAACGATTATAAGATGAAAACTAACGGCAAAGACTATAATCAAGTTGCATTTGATGCTATCGTAGAGAAGTTATCAAATGAATATGATAGCATCATCTATACTGAGATTATGGGTGAAATATTTATTTACCGCCCTATTACTAGATATGAATACAAAAATATAATGATGGCCGATGTAGAAGATATTGAAAAACAAGATTTAATATGCGACACCTGTGTATTGTATCCTGACGATTATGATTGGGATGATTGCATTGGGGGTATACCAAATGAATTATGTACTGAAATATTAGACAAATCTTGCGTGTCATTAGAAGATATGGGTATTCTATTAGAAATGTATAGGGAGGAAATGCACGAATTAGAAAACCAAATGACATGTATCATAACTAAAGCTTTCCCTGCTTATAAATTAGAAGAAATAGAAAAAATGGATACTATTAAGTTTACTAAACTATTTACGAGGGCTGAATGGATTTTAGAAAATCTTGATGGTCTAGAAGTTAATACAGATGTAGTTGAAGTTATTAATAATGCTTTAGGCAAATCTAAAAAAGCAATTAATGAGAATAAAGAAGCTGAAGAAGTTACTGCTGAAACTAGTGACGAAGAAGTTAAAACTGAACAACCACAGAAATCTAATAGACCAGCTATGTCTCCTGAACAATACAGACAATATCAGGAATTCTGTAAGAAATTCCCTGAATTTGATATGCGTACTGATTACGCTTTTACTGGTGATACAGGTATGAATGCTAGTACCGTTAACCCAGCACAAAGAGTAGGTTGGGGCATATCTGATAGATATTCAAGTAGGTGATAATTAAATGGCAAGAAAAAGAAGAGATAAAAAACGTGATCCTTCAACTCTGGAAAGATTAAGTAAAGTAAGTGTAACTGCTCTGGCTGTTAGTGCTGGAGCAGTTTTTTTAAATCGTAATAAATCTGTTAATAAGTTCTTGACAGATACTGCCTCTCCTTTACTTAAAAGTACAAAAGGATTTAAAAAAGATTTAATAGGTCGTGATAAGAAAAATCTTATGACTTATTACAGAGCTTATCAAAAGAATTTTGGTAAGAATAGATCTAAGCTTAGAGATGAAATCAAGAGAAGAAAAACTAGCCCTTTAGCTCTTAATGTAAAGAATTCAAAAGCTATACGTGAAGCTCTGGAACACAAACAATTTATTTCTAAGACTGGATACAAAGCATTAGAAAAGAACAAGAGAATTGCTGGTAAGATATTAGCACGACAAGAGCTTTATAAATATTTCTTGCAAAGCAAAAAGTACAAACATCTTACTGAAGATAACGCAAGACAAATAGTAAAAAACGTATACGATAAATTAGACGACGAAGCTATTGCAAGTAAGATAATAGATGAAATGATACCGAAGACCATGGAAGGTATAGGTATAGAGAGAACAGACTTTAATGAAATATTCGCTCTTATCAATGAAGTTAAAAAGAAAAGTAGTCCAAAGACTAATTCATTAGATCCTTATTTACGAAAGAACAAGGATTTATTCGATAGCTTAAAAGGGCATAGAGCTCGTGAAGAAAGCGCATTTGATAAAATCGATAAGCTTTTTAAGAAATTCTTAGATGTGGATGTGAATTCTGAAAAGTTTATAACAGGCTCTAAGGCTGCAACCATCGGAGATTTAGAAAACAATTTAGATAAGTTTGATTTTGAATCTCCTCTGTATGAAAAGATGAATGTTACAGCTAAGAAGCCTTCATCTAGATCTAAACGTAAAGAATTTGATTACGATACATTTATCCAAACATTGAAAGATATGTATGGTGAAGAAGACTACAGAAATGTAGTATTGGATCCTTCTATAAGAATAAGAGATGGAGCCAACGGTCCTGAGTTTTTCTCTATAGAAGAAATGTCAGAGACTGCAAAGAATATTAAAAATGAATTTAAAGATACTTTGCCTGGTCAAATATTAGCAAAAGGTTTCGACGATAAACGTGGAATGCCTGACATAGCTATTATACCAGCAGATACTAAATCAGCATTTGCTAGAGCTAGAACATTTGATATAGATGAAGTAGGGCAAGCATTTAAAGAAGATAGAGAGAGAAACATATCATCAACTCCATCTTTATATATGGATGGCTATTTATATGATATGAGAGAAAATACTGATGGTAAGATAACTATAGATTTTGATAGCGGCCAAAAAGTTAAAATGGTTAGTGGTTATAAGCGTAGAGTATTAAATGAATTATTAGGTACTACTGACGAATACAAACCAGAAGCTTTCCATAGCGAACTTGCTAAGAAACTTGGATTAGTGCAAGATGGTAAGTTTAATCCTATCAATCATCTTATGAGATCGCTAACAAAATTTGAAGATCCTAATTGGGAATTTAATCAAATTGAATCCATAGAAAGTATTTATTTATCTACCGCATCTCCTGCTGATACTGTAAAAGATATGAGATCTCTTGGTACAGCTGAGACAGAAATTAGTAAATATAAATCTAGATTACATAGAAATGAAGAAACAGTAGCTGCATTACTTAATAAAAAGCTTACTGGTATAACAGACGAAACTATGGAAGCTATCATTGATAGTGGAAATATAACAGAAAAGCAAAGAGATATGTTACAAGCTTTAATGGATGGGGATATAACATTCTATATTAAAGCTGCTGCTTTTGACGAAGCTGGTAATTATAATCTTAAAGATATTAAGAATGATAAGCTTAGAAATATAGTTAATAATTTAATAACTGATACTAAAGCTACATTAGATTCTACAGAAACATTATATAAAAAAGGTGCAGCATTACCTATATTAGAATTAGAGTTTGATTCTTCTACTAAACTTAATCTCGAAGGTCAATTAAGAATAGAAACAGTTAAAGATATTTTGCTTAATAAGCAAGGCACAGATGATGCCATGTTTAACTGGATAGATGAATTGAATGTTAATGATGTTCCTATTACTAGTAAAGATAATGCTATGCTAAAGAGCATGGGTACATTAGCTGTATTTGAAGATAAAACTCATTTAGGAACTGTATCTAATTTTACTAGTGCAGTTAATTCTTTATATGAAAATACTGATTATACTTTAAATACTGAATTAGAGCTTAATCCTCAAATGAAAAATATATTTGAAAATGATTTAGGCTCTATTAAAAGTGATTTCGGCTTATTCTCTATAGGATATAATAAAAATCTAAATGAAGAATATGGTACAGACTATACTAAATATGGATTAATCCATATGTCTAGCGCATCTCAAATATTAACATATAATATAAATGAAGGTATTAAGTTTAATGCACAAGCGTTAAAAGATACTGTACGCGAACTTAATGCTGGACGTAATGACCCTGAACATATAACTGAGCTTACAATAAATCTACAATATTTATTATCTAGATTAAGCTACGGTATTGAAGGCGAAGGTCTTGGTTTAAGTGCAAATGATATGGGTAGCCCTCTTGAAACTGTAAAGAATATAGCACTTAAAAGATTATTGCCTGCAGCTGCCATATATCAAGGTTATAATGTATTAAATTATGAATCACAGAAATTGACTGGAACTTCTATACCTGGTGCTTTTGCTAACTCTTTAGCTAACATAGATATAGCAGGCAGAAGATTAATAGAACATACACCTTTATATGGTGCGTTAAATTCATTAGCTGAGTCTTCTGTAATCCATGAATACTATTTCGGTGATCGTCATTTCAATACAGCCGAAGAAGAACAAGAATATTATGAAACAGGTTATTCTCCAGTACGTAAGGGTAGATTCTGGAGTTTTGGTTCTGCTTCTGAATATAGAGGTGGAAGCATCACTTATTGGGAACCTAACTATTTAAAAAGAGCTAATAGTGACTGGAAAGATGCAGGTATTTATGGAAGCATAGATAATAGATGGGCTCATAGCTGGATACCAACTCCACAACATCCATTGGCTCCTATTAGAAGATTATTAGACCCATACTGGTTAGAAAAATATCATTTAAAAGAAAATGACAGACCTTATCCTTTAACTGGTAAAATGTTTACTGAAGGTACAGCCTGGGGTGCAGTACTTAATCCTACTATTGGACAAATATTAAAACCAGTTAAAATGTTACCTCAAGTCAAACGTCGTTTAGGTAGAGACGGTAGAGATTCTGTAGCTATAATAGAAAACTTAAATAACAGAATTAAACAACGCGCTAAAGAAAATGACGACTTAATGGTAGTTAACGGTACAGATATAAGAAATGCTGAGTACGTTCCATACGGCAATCCAGATGATGATGAACTTAATGTAACTATTTCAAATGGACATGCAACTGTACAAGGCATGAATTATATGGACCAAGTTAAGAACATAAGAGAGTATGAGCCTCCAGATGGAGTAACTTATACAAATGATACTATAGATTATAATAGTGGTACAGTTAGCAGGAAACAACAATACATAGTAAGCAAAGCTGAAAAATTTGTAAATGAATTAAATAGAAGCAGCTACAATGCTACTAGTGTAACTGAAAGTGCTACTAATATAATCAAAAAAGTTAATACAGCAATTAAGCGTAAGAGTAAACATGCTAGACGAATAGATAATTCTACTTTAATGCCAGACAAACGCGAAGGTACTTTTGTATATCGTAACTTAGCAAATGAAAGGCTTAATTATGATAATCAATACTATTCAGACCATGAAATTAAAAAGATGGTTGACCGTAGCGTTTATAAAGATTATGCCAGAGATGCTAAACACAGTATAAAAGATCTTACTGGTATATATGGATTCCTTAGTGATCAGGTATTTGGTACAGATACATATACTTATCGTTTTGCTAATGCTGGTGAAATGACAAGTTTCAGCCGTGGGTTCTGGGATTCTAATATCGGCGGTTTAGGTGGAGAACTCATGGAAATTGCTAGACGTTTCTTCCCTAATACTGATAAGTCTAGAGTAAGCTATAATCCATTAAGAAATAATATGCCAGACTGGATACCAGATACATATCATTATGGCGATCCTTATGTAGAAATACCTAAAGGTGAAATGAGACTTCCTGGTAAGGGTTATGAAGCTATGTATGATTTGCATCCTGACCAATTTGGTAAATACGGTGCATTCGATAGATATAAAATCTTAGCAGACATTGCTCCTAATAGTACTGAATTTAAGAAATGGAAAAACATAGCTAAGAACACAGTAACAGATCCTAATTTAGTTAAAGAGATGGAAGACATTGGCGTGCGTGCATCTAAGATGAGTGGTAATCACGAATTCTTTGATTATAAGTATATACGTAATAACCTTGAATATAGAAAAGGTAGAGTTCAAGGAATAAGTAACGGCCAAATTATATTAGCTGGTGGTGAAACATTAACATTAGCTGGACTTAATGTAAATAATCAAACTACTGAAGCATTAAAAGAATACTTAAAACCTGGGCAAAAGATTACTTATCGTACATATAAAGATAAGAAAATAGATTTAGAAAATACTCAAAGAATAACAGAAGCTGTAGTATACAGCGGATCATCAAACATAAATGAGAGATTGTTAAATGAAGGGTATGCTGAAAAGAATAAAGAAGACAATTCAGCTCTTGGTATAGCTGGTACACAATCTGGTTCTCAAGAAGTCATGGGAGGTATTCAAGAAGTTATAGCACATGCTCCTTTGCCATATGTACACAGTAAATTCTTAAAAGTAGAAACTCCTCTTGAATCTTACAAGAACGAATTATATTATGGACATCCATTTAATACATGGGATCATCCTATTAAAGGATTCGTAACTCCTGCATTTAATAAAAATAGTGGCAAGAGTCTTGCAGGTGAAGCAGTAGCATTAGGATATGCTTATTTACATTTTAGTAAAATAGCAGGTAAAACTAACAGCAAATTATTAAGTAATGTTAGTACATTTACTATGGCTACATTAAATCCTGCGTCATTCCTTGGTATAGCTTTAGGTTATGCTACTAGATTAAGTAATGGTAAGATAGAAGGTAATGGCGGAAGCTCTTTAACTAATGCACAAAAAGGAGCAGCTATTACTACTGCTATTAGTGCCGTTAAATATGGTTGGGATAATGCAGACAATCCTCTTAAAGCAGCTACTACATTTGCATTTGCTGGTAGTATAATATCTCATAATTTAAAAGGTGTAAATGAATTTGCAAGAGAAGTATTTAATAAAGAACTTAACTTTTTGCCTGGCGATTTTAAAGCTGGTGCTAAGATAGGAGCTCTTGTAGGTTTAGGAGTCTCAGCTATAAAGAACTCTCATTTTGACAAAGATAAAATATTCTCAACTAAATTTGTTCCTAAAGAAACAAAGAAAAGATGGGACATAGACGAATATTATGACAGAATGGAATATGTTAAATATATGGGATTGTACAGAAAAGCAGCTAGAAAGGCTGAGCTTTTTGAACATTCTAATATAAGAAGTACATTTAAAAAGTTAGACAAGAATAAAGAAAAGATAGCTAAGCTTGATAGAAAAGCTACTAAACTTGCAACAAAGAATTCTACTAATGAAAAGATACAAAGTAAGTTAGCTGAAATTCAACAACAAAGACAGGCTCTTGAAGAACAAAATAATATGTTCTTTAAAGGTGGTAAATATACACAATCTGCTGTAGCTTATAAAAAGAAAGCAGAATCTACATTATATGGATTAAGCCCTACATCTACTAAAGATGAATTACTAGCTGCAGTTCCAGATGAATATAAAGATCACTTCCAAGCATTTATGGACGTTACAAACAAACATGAACAAAAACAAATATTAAAATATATGCCAGATTATTTAAAACGTCCATTGCAAATATCATGGGGACAAAAACCTGATAAGATGAAATCTAATTACAGATATTTTAAAAGAAAGAAAATGCCTTCTATGTTCTGGAAAGGTTGGAAACCTAATGTGAATCTTAAATACGTTAAGATGAAAACTATTCAAAACGAAGGTATGATGTTATCTGATTTTGGTTACTATGAATCTGAAAAAGCTAAGCCTATGTATGAGGCAGCTCCTAGTATAGATGATTACAATAATAATTCAGGACAATTATACAGAACTAATCTATTAACATCTTTACATGGTATGGGAATAGGACCAATGAATATATCTGTTAAAACTACATCGGCCCCTGGTCTATGGATATACAGCGATGTAAAAAGTACAGTGAGTGATGCTACAAAAGTAGCAGGCTATAAGGTAGCTACTGCAGCTCAAACATTGTCTAGTTTAATATTTTAAAGCCATGTTAAACCATGGCTTTCTTCGTAATATACATAAGAAGGTAGGTGTGTGCGTATATGGCGAATTTTAATAAAAATATTACGATATATGATAATAAATATAGTGTCGTTAAAGGTAGAAGAGCTGATGGTACTTTTAGAAGTAGCAGCGAGACATTAGCAGACAGACAAAAGAGAGTAAGCACTAAGTTTGCTGATGACATAACAGCTATTCAAGACTTTGTTGATACTTTTGCTAATCAATCTAAAGTCATCTTTAGAGATGATAATACATTAGTTCTTAAAACTTCTCATAAACCATTTGATAGAGTAGAAGAAAGCGAAGCTGCTAAGAAAGCTTTAGATATATTAAGTACTAATAAATTTTTCAATACTATCACAAACAAAACAAGTCCTAGTAACGTAACTCTTAAATATCATAATTTAGCTAATATAAATACTACTGCTTCTTATGATAATATGAGTCATGTATTTGATAAATATCAAAACATAATGAAGAGTAACGGTACTATAATTGGTTACGACCTTGAAACACTTGGTGGTATGTCTGATGGTATCTGGAATCCATTAGGTATAACTGAATTCGGTATTAATAAGCAACATATAGTTGATGGTAAAGTAGCTAAAACAACTAGTGAGAATATCATGCTATCTGGTACTGTAAATCATACAGCTGAGTTAAACAAAATCAGAGCTGTACTTATGAGTCCTAATGGTGCTAAGAAATTAGCAGAAGACCCTCAATATAGAGGTCTACTTGTTTCTGCAAAACGTTATAGTATGTACGGTCATAAAGATACTAAGATACATTTTGACGGAAAGAAAGGTTACGGAGTAATCGACTCATTCGTCGGTGAAAAAGGAGAAGCTTGGGGTAATTTAGAACAGATTACTGCAGGTGTTAATAAATTTATAAATATAGAAAAACAAGCTTCACAAGCTATAGATGAAGCTTCAGGATTAAGAAAAGATGTTAAGACATCTATTGATTATATATTCGATATAATGAAGACAGGAAACGATCAAAACGGTTTAGTAGTAGGTCATAATATACGTGGATTCGATAATGCTGCACTTAATCAATATGTAAAGAAACTTTATAACAGTGATAAAGCTGCACAGAAATATATAACTAGTAAGATGGGTACCCTAGGAATAAATACTCCAGGATTCCATTTAGGACCTATTGCACAAGCCGATTCATTAAACTTTTCTAGAGTAGTAAACAACAAGAATTACATGGGTGCATTACTGGATGTATCTGACAGAGGACGTCAAATACTTGCTCAAGCTGGACGTGGAATTAATAAGCAAGAAAATATAGGAGCAGTATTCTTCCCTCACTTATTTGAAGGCGCTATGGCGCATAGTGCAGGTAATGATACAGCCGTAGTTAATGCGTTCTTTACTCATAGATTTACAGAAGATTATTTAAATAAAATAGGTATTGATCAAAATGCTATTGATACTTTTAAAGGTAAAACTCTTATAGAAGCTATGAATGATATGATGGGCTCTTTCGATAATGCTGTTGATATCAAAGCTAATCGTCAACAAATATTTATGGCTAATAAAACTATGAGTGGTAGTTTTGGCGGTAAGAAAGTATTTAACTTTACACGAGACAGCCAAGGAAATATAATAACTTCTACTGGTCATTTTATTAATCCAAATGGAGGTATAGAATATAATCCTGTACATGGTAAACAAATAGGTGTAATTAGAAATCAACCATATACTATAGTTAATTATGGTTCTGTAGATACATCTCAATATTCAGGCCAATTAGCTAACTTAGTACCTGAGTTTGCAACTGACGAAGTATATTATTTAAACTTAGAACAAGTTGTTGGTGATAAATATAAATCAAGAACAAGCCCTGCACAAACTACTATGCTATTCTCTACTAAAGAAGAAATGGAAGGATTTATGGATTCATACTTAACTCCATTTGCCGAATCTACTACAGGTGGAGGATACAAATATATTGGCAACAGAAAAGTAGCTGAGTCATATGCTAAACAATACATGCTTACTGACAAAGGTTTAGAATTTAATCAACAACGATGGAACAGTATGTTTGAAGCTGAACAAATCAAGGGTGCTTTGAACTCTAACTTCGAGAGAAGATACGAAAAGAAAGCTGCTGAAAACTTTTTGTTTGGAGACAAGTCTGCTAAAAGAATTGGTGAGTCATTAGACTTTATAGAATATTTAAATAAAAAGAATTTATCTGCAATGACTGCTGATGATTTAGGACGTATCTATTACAATAAATACAGCGGAATGAAAGTAGGAAATGTAGAAATTACTAAGAACTTAGCTGATGAAATCAGAGAGAATATCAAAGATACATTCGGGTTCCATCCTAGAGACGAAAACGGTAAGCCTCTTGAAAAGAAAGTATTACTAGATGCTACTGCAGATAATGCTATAGCTTCATTTGAACATGTTAAAGAACAAGAGAAATATTATAGAAATGCATTAAACACAGTTTTTAAAGCTCACAATATAAATCCTAGTCAACATGGTAGTTATGGAGCAACTATAGCTAAAAGTGGTCAAGCTATGGCTGCAATCAATAATGACTTTATTGCTCTTAATGATGCATTAAGTGTTCCAGTAGCTAACTCTGTAGGTGAATTCATGGACTTATCTGAAAAAAGCGTACGTAACTTAGCATTAAATGCTGACGCTCAGCTTATGCCTAAAGCTTTAGTAGATAATATGTATGAATTTAAACTAAGCAAAGATTTCTATTTCAATAAGAAAGCTAGCAATATTAATGGTCTTATGTCACCTAAAGAGTATCAAAATATAATTCAATATAGTCTTGATAGTTCTGACCCTGGTATGAACTTTATAGATAAACTTATTAAAATACAAACAGGTGCGACACGTCAATTAACAGAAACTGAAAGAATACAATCTGGTAGACAAGTATTTTATCAATTTGTAAATGACGAGTTATCTAAAGATAAAGTGCTTAGTAAGAATCAACATATAATAGAACTAGGTAGCTATATACAAAAGAAAGATTATAATCTACGCCATGCTTTATCATATTTAGAACAAGGTATCTCTGAAGTTCGTGAAGCAAATCCAGAAGCTGGAGTTATTAGACCAAGTATAAAACGTGGAATAAAAACTAATTATCTAATGAGTAAATACAGAAACAATCTAACTCCTGAAGCAATGGCAGAAACTATGAAAGGTATAGGTAAAACTATAGATGTATCTTCAACAAAAGGTACAGAGAGAAAGAAAATGGTTGAGAAGTTAGTCAACAGCTTTATTGTAGATGAAGGTACTTTCTCTAGAGATTTAAAAGCATTGCATGGTTCAAACACTGACGCTATAGAAGATACTATGTTAGCATATCGTACATTAAAAAAGCAATACGGAACATTTTTTAATGACTTAATAAACGCTGCAGGTAACGTAGATATGAATCTAGTATTTAATGAAAAGACTGGTAGACTATTTGTTCAAAAAGGAGAAAAGATGGTCGACTTAGATAATATAGCTAGAATCATAAGCGACCAAGGTGCTTTATATGGTAAGAGTGGAAGTCAAAGACTTGCTATACACCATGTACTAGAATATGATCAAAGAACAAAGGCTTTAAAATACAGAACTAATTTAGATGACCATTTTGGTGGGATGAAGACTTTAGTTGAAAGAATTAATAGGTTAGCAGAAAAGGGCGAAGTAGATCCTGACTCATTCAGAAGAACTGTTGGTAAATTACAAGTCGATCTTAATGAAGCTCCTGTTTATAAATATAATTATGGTTCTTTATTATTAGCTAATAGCCCAGTTGATATAAGAGGAGTAGATCCATTATACCCTGAACTATTTAAAGAAGATGGAGAATTTCATAGCATCATAACTCGTATGAGCAACAATGATAAATTCAATGTCGATGATTTACAAAACATAATGGAAAGAAGAATACCAGAATCTTTAGAACCTGGTAAACTTGATCCTATGCAAAGATCATTAATGTCTCCAGACGTAGTTCCTATATTACAAGAATTCAATAGAGCTACTACTAATAACTCTGTTGTTGATAGAATATTAAAACATATAAATGATACTGGTAAAGAAACTAAGGAGACTAAAGGTATAAAAGTAGTCAATGAATTATATATTCCACAAGGCTCTGGAGGATTTGATAACTATGGTCGTCCAGTATCAGTATCTGCTTTTAACAGAAACTGGATAAAAGCGAACACTATAGAGGAAGCTAGTAAGACATATGAAAATCTATTAATAGGTGCTAGAGTCATAGATACTAAACAAGTACATGCAAATATATATAAAAACGTTAAAGAAGTCGGTAATCTAGCAAGTGACTTTGCAATAAGACAATTAAATATGTCAAACCAAAACATATCTCAATTAGTTAAATATAAGAGAAATTCAGTAATTGATTCTATTATAAATAAATACTCAAACGATCCAGATAGAAAGTATATAGCAGATGATGTTGAGCAAATAATGTCTGAAGTAGAACATATAATAAGAGGTTCTGTATATGAACAAGGTAAACTTATGGACCCTGAATTATTTGAAAGACTTATCGGAGATAACCCTCAAGACGTTAGAAAGATAAGCTATAACTTAAATGCTATTCCTGCTATAGAAGCTATGCTTGAAAGAGAAGATCCTGAGAAATTAATCAAGACTAAAATCCCTCAAATGAGAGAGATGTTTGGTGAATTAAAGAGAGACGAAAATGGACATTATAGATACGTTAAGACTCCAGGTACTATTATTAAACGTGGAGAAACTATATTCCCTTACGAAGCATTTGGTGATATAGAAAAAAGATTCGGCTCTAAGTTTCCAGAAAGCGTATTAAGTCTAAAGTTTAGAAATAAAGAAGGCATTGAATTATCTGAAGCTGAAATATCAAAAATTATAAATGATACCTTTAGCGAACAAGATATTAACATAAAAGATGTAATCAATCTATTTTCAAATGGCGATGAATTTACTGCAGCATACGAAGTAGCACATATTTCTCAACAAGAATTACCTAAAACTTTCTCTAATAGTGCTGAAAAATCTATGACTCGTATACCATATGCAAAAGCTGGTTCACATGACCCAAGGATAAGAAAGATATTAACTGATACTGAAAAAGACCATTGGATTAAAAATATCGTATTAAGAGATGAAACTCTTGATGCTTGGTATCATGATTTAGAGAAAGCTTATAAAGATGGTGGTAAGACAGCAAAAGACATTCTTAAACAAAATGGTTTTGATACTATACAAGATTTAAAAGAAGCCGCTAAACGTGAAAGATTACTTTATCGTGATTTTGTATTTGGTGAAAATAGTATATTCGGTATGGTATCTGTAATAGCTAATGATAATGTTACAGGCCATGAAAATATGGGTCATCAAATGTCTAGTGCATTAGGTGAAGCTATAAGACTTACTGGTAAATATACAGCTAAACCAGGTGCTAGTAATACTGAACAATGGGAATCAGGTATAAATAAAGTAGCTGAAATAATAGCTTCTGATCCTAAGAAGTTTGGCTTTATAAGAGAAATGGATAATAGCAAAGGAGTAAACGAAGCTAAGACTCTCGACATTTCTCAAAACTTATCATTGCTATTTAGTACAAATACATATGATAAAAATGAAAAAGGTATTGAAGTATTAGACTCTGAAAAGATAATTAATTTATTCAGAGAAATAAACAAAACTATACTTAAGAATGCTCCAGAAGAAGATAAATTAGTTCATACTAATCTTGAAGGCGTAGATGAATTAGTTGGAGCTGTTAAAACAATAACTGTAGATGGTAAAAGACATGCTATTGGTTCTATAGGTGTTACTTCTACTGCATTCGCTGAAGATTCAGAAGTGCAATCTGGTGTCAGTCAAGAATATCTTGACGCTAAAAAAGCTTTAAGACAATACAATCGTATGCTAGATCAAGTAAAAGCGATTAAACCTGAAGATCTTACAGAACAACATATTAATTTACTTAAAATTCTACCAGAAAGAATAGAAGAAATACGTAACGAAATAGATGCTATGTCTGATGGTGCTGCATTTATGAAAGTAGATGATCAGCTTAGAAACATACTTAGTAATTCAGCTTTAAACAGTACTACTGAAAGACGTTTGAGTAATTTAATTGCAAACAGTGGTGATCCTTATGGATATACTAAATTAATAGAAGAAGCTTCTGATAAGTTAATAGCTCGTAATAAAGATGGAGAATTTGAAATAAATAAAAAGTATAAAACACATAATGTCAATAAACCATGGTTAGAAGATGTTAAACAACAAATTACTTTTAATCCATTAGAAGAAGATGAGCTAACTGAAAAGATGTTAAAGGAAGAAGAATACAGACATCTTGAACCTATATACAATGAAGTAGTCAGAAAACGTGGTATGAAGCTAGGAACTGATAGTGCCGAATTATTCTATCAAGGTAATATCGCTTATGCTGGTGCTAAATTTAATGCTGGCGGAAATGTTGATTTACAGCCTTTACTAGACAAAGGAGTAGAAGTTGTACCTGCAGAAAAATATGTAGGTAATCTTGGTAGAGCTTCAGCTGGTCAATTTGTAAGCTCATATGCTGACAAAACTATATTATTAGACTTAGGTGAAAATTATGCTAATATGTCTGAAACAGGAAATAGATACATAGCAGTGCCTGGATTAGGTAATGTAGTTAACAGTCAAGAAATTAAAAGAGATTGGCAAAAGACTGCAGGCGCTTTAGCTAATACATGGCAAGAATGGTCTAACCTAGGATTTAATGATACTGAAGAAGGTCTTAGATTAGTTAGTAGAATGGATGACTTATACGATAAATTAAATACCGAAAGTCAACAAATAGTTAAGAAAGGTAATGTATTTGCAGAGAAAGCGAAAGTAAGAGTTAATGCTCCTGCACAACGTCTTAAAATACAAGCTACTCTTGGTGAATCAGAACTTCATGATCCATTAATAGATAAGATAAGAGCAAATACCCCTGATAATTATAAAGTTGATGAAGACTGGTTCAGAAACAATGCGACAATATTAGGTAAGTCAGTATCTGAATGGGAAGCACATGGTCCTAATGGTCCTAGTTTATATTATAACTACAGATTATCATCAATGTCCGATTTCCAAAATAAAGGATACTTTGATTATGATTTCATGAGACAAATGGGATTCACTAAGAAAGATGCTAGTGGAAACATGGTACCTATTACCGATAAAACTGAGTTAAGAAGTGAAATGACAAACTATTTAAAAACTCATGGTACTATGGATATTTCAGACCGTTATCCTAATATATATGATACATCTGCACTTACTACTTACACATTCTTAGATACAACATTAGCTGACAATGCTACAGCTATAGCAGGACATACTTTATCTAATGTTAATGGTGACCTTGACGGTGACTCACTTTCAACAGTTAAAATAGCAAAGAATAATGTAAACTATCTTTTATATAACAAACATAAAGAAGATTCTATGGCACAAATGAAAGCTGATTTAAAAGCTCAAAATATAGACATAGATTCTTTAGATAAAGATATGGTTGAAGAAAACTTACGTAGAAATACTATTCAATCAATGAAGCAAAATCATGTCAGAGGTACTGCTGAAGAACTTGGCGAAGCTTATGATTTCTTTAGAGGAAAAGAATTAGAATCTATTAGAGTCGCTGTAGACAATGCTAAAGTTGTAAGAGAAAACGTAGCAGAAACTCTTGCTAAAGATAGTGGTAGAGCTTATAAATCTATGGCTCTATCAGTAGATGGTAATAGCTTATTAGCAGAAGTAGAAGGCGGCCGTTCATCTCTTGGTAGATTAAGAACATTTAATAGAAGAGAAAATGTTAGAGCTGGAGAATTAATTAAAAGCGATAACGAATTAAAAGGTTATTTTGCAGAAGCTGTAAATGTATTAGATAAACAACCTGATTTATTTAAAGGCGAAAAGTTTAAATACGTTGAAGGCATGAGAGAAATAGGAGATAAAGAATCTGCTAAAACTATTGTTTCGTTTGGTAACAACCAAAGAGAAGCTTTAGATGAAATGCTTTATATATTACAAAAAAGCGGTAGTCAAGTAGCTGACAAAGCAGAAACTGCAGCACTTGGAAGAATCCAACAAAATAAATATGTTGAATCACTATTATTCAAAGGTTCTAAAGATGCCATAGGTTTAGTTGATGCTCAATTATATGCTATGAAACAAGCATCTGATAATTACTTTGCTCAAGCAGAAAAAGATACTGAACGTAGATTAAGATTATCTGGTATGAGCGAAAGTGAAATCAGAAATAGTCCAGAACTAAAAGCTATTGCTCTAAAAAGAGGAAATATAACTTTATTCTCTGGTGGTTCAGAACAAGATATTATATCAGCTAAAAAGCTTAAAATGTACGCTGGCGATGATCGTTTCATGTCATTTGGCGGAACAATGCAATCAATAAGAAGTGCTAGAGCTACACAAGAAACTCGTGAAGATTTCTTAAATTGGTTCGAACGTTATGGTAGATTCTCTACTGTAGCTAGTCAATTTGATACATGGGTAGATGATGGTACATTAAGTGAATCTATGATTAACAAGGCTTCTGCTTATATTGATAAATATGAAAAAGAAGGCGTTAAAGATGCTACTGAAAAAGGTAAGGCTATGTATCTTGCTGAACAATATTATGACACTATAGATACATTAAATAAGACTAGCGAAAGTTTTAGAGCAGATGCTAACTTATTTGCTGTATTCGGTAGAAATGGTGGTAGTGTAGAAAGATTAGTTAATGTAGAAGGAGCTTCTGGCGAGAGTCACACAGCTTTAATACAAAGTCTATTAAGTGGTCAAGATGTATCTTATAAAGAACACGATTTTGAAAGACAAGGTACTAGAGTTATGGCAGACAGATTAAAGAATATAAACAACTTTAAAAACATCACTAGATCTGGTAGCGAAACATTAGAACATATAGTTGAAGGCGGCAAAGATAGCTTATTAAGTAGTCCCGCTTCTATAATAGGATTTAGTGCTATCGGTTTAGCTATAGGTGTAGCTGCTGCAGGATATGCAGGTGGACCACTTAAGAAGAGTAAAGCTGTTCAAGATGAACAACAACAAAGACAACAAGCAAACGATAGAATGACTGTTCCTGAATTTTTTGACAATCAAGGAGGCTTTGTTACAGGCAATTTACAACAAGGCTATATTATCAATATCAATGCTAATACTAAGAAAGGTGAACGTCATATGAAAAGAGCTATGAAAGAAGCAGTATCAGCCTCTGTTGGTGGTGCAGTAAGTATAAATATGAATTTCAAAAGTAATAGTAGTGGTGGATGGTCAGATAAAGATATCGAAAAAATAATTAATAATTATATGTAAAACTATATTATTAAGTAGGATATATTATGATAGGCTTAGATTGTCCTAGGCCTATCGTTTATTATATGTAAAGGAAGTGAAAAAATGGCTAATAATCTTTCAGATATAAGAGATAAATGGGCAGAGATGAAAGTCTCTAAAGTAGAAAACACTGATATAGATATAGAAGATTTTGTCCCTAATATCTACGAAATGATAAAAGAAGATTGTATTACTGAATACCTAGGGTCTATATCTGATTCTTTAAATAAAGGCAAAGATGATTATAAGAATGTAGCTTATTATTGCGAAGCTCCTTACAGTGAAACTCTAGGCTATGATGATAAAGAAAAAGTCTGGGTATTAAGTGTAGACGGTATAGAATATAATAAGAACATGTTTGACATGGGCTCTATAGATGGTGATACATATGGTTTTAGTTTTTCTGATATAGATGATGGTGGCAAAAGCGCAACTATAGGTTCTAAAACGTATAAAGGATTTGAAGATTATATTAAATCTATGAACTGTGTTAGTAGCGGTGGCGACGACAGAGGCGGTATTAAAGTCAGAGCTGCAGGTGTAGACTGCGCCGAAATCCCTCACTACGAAGCTGTAGTTGTTTATAATAAAGATACAGAATTAGAAGCATTAACATGGGACCAAATAGAAGGATTAGCTGTATCTAAAAAAGCTGAGATACAATATGCTCCTTATCTTATAAATAAGAATAAGAGCGATGATCCTAATAAATGGACTCTTTCAGAAAGAGATAAATCACATTCTGTTTTGTTCTATAAAAACAAACAAGACGGAATAACTACTTATCTAGAAGTAGTTAAAAAAGATGCTTCTTATTTATTTAGTTCATCTAGTGATTATGCTGGTGGTACTCCTATGTTAGTCGTAGGAGCTGGTAAATCTTGGGGCAAGGATACAGTACTAGATGGTTATAAAGCTCAAAAAAGAATTAAAGAGCTTTTAATAGATAAGAAGAGTAGCATACAAGATATGATACTAATACTTGATGCTCACACTACTACTGCAGTTAGAACAGCTCCTACATATACATGTTATACCTCTTTATATTATTTCCCTGAAACAGTGAAAAATATAATACAAAGTTGGATTAATAAACAAGATGGTAGACCATTAAGTAGATTAACATATTCTCCATTTGGTACAGATAAATATGGACGTTTATTAGGTACACTATATGTTAAGATGAAAATGAACGGAGAATCTGTATGGATTAATGTATCTAAATATGTTCAAGCAGGTACTAATTTTACTGAACCTGATCCTGATTTCAGTGGTTCTCCAGAATTAGAAGGTATTTACAACGGACTAAGTAATGATGCATTTAAAATAGGAAGTTATAATAACTCTTATAGATTTATAGATGATAGTAATGTTAATGGAAATGAATCGTTTGAAAAGATGATAAAACTCCATGAATCTCTTACTGGTTTAGAATGGAACGCAGAAAAAGAATGTACTGTATTGCTTGGCGATAGCTTCTTTTTAATTCCTCCACAAAGTATTCGTAATGTAAGTAACATAGATTATACAAAAGTACCGCTATTAAGAAGTAAAGGTACCATGGTCAAAAATCAAGCTAACCGTGAACAAGTACTTGAAATGGACGTATTCTTTTATGGTGAAAATGGTATTAACGGTATCCCATATAAAGCAGAAACGCCTAATGGTACAAAAGTTACTTACTATATGAATGGTTTGAGAGCATTATTTGCTCAATTTAGAATATGTCCTTTCTTACCTATTCATAATTATTATATTAATAATGTATTAGGAATAGAAGCTGTAACAATGGTAGGTATTTCACTTGATACAGTCGAGGGATTCCCTAAATTGCTTAAAGCTACTCTTACTCTTCGTGAGTTTAATTACAGAGTTTATATGCCAGATTTACCTATACAATATGTAAATAGTGATACTGGTAAAATACAAGATTTCGAACCTATATTTGCAAAATGTTTTGAATGGGAAGTTTATAGATATTATTATCAAAGATGTATCATGCACGGAGAAGAAATAAGCAAATATACTTATAATACATATGAGTATGGCGAATATTATTATTCTTATAAGAATGTCTTACAACATGCGAATTTAACTTCTCAAAGTATAGAGTTTTACGTACCAGATGATAACTGGCTAACTAAAGCTTTGCAATGTAAAAAAGATAAAGATAGATATGGTCAAATGATATCTTCAGTATCATTAAATAATGATGAATCAAATTATGTAAATGAAATAGCTGGCGATGATCCATTAGTAGATAATGATACTTTTAAAAACAAACTTAAAACATTGCTTAAAGATAGTAAAGTTCAACTTAAAAATAAATATAATACATCAGATAGCGTAATTGGTGTTAATACTAATGATATATTCCGTACTGATGATTATGCTACATCATGGTCTAAATCAAGAACTCATGTTATGGATGTTAAACCTAGCGATCTTAAAACTATATTCAATAACAGACTAAATGTATTATTTAATTTAGGATGGGTTAATGATGTTACACTAGATGAAGGGTTAAATAGTGCTAATACAGCAGTCGTATGGACATTTAATATTAAGCTTGATACTACAAAAGTTAGTCTAGATAATATTAGAGAATATGTCAGAGACTTATCAACTAAGACAGATGAAGGTGCTTCATCAGCTAACTTCTTTAAAGATGGATACGGTAAATATATTGTAACAGCTCAATATGATGAAAACAGTAAATTTGTCGGTGTATCAGCCGCTTATGATGCAGGACTTGCTGCTATAATGGCCGCAGGCTCAGGAAGCAATAAACCATCTAAAGTTAGTACAACTTCTGAAGTATTTAATTATGCAAACTATACAGATCCTAAAGCTATGAAATTTGTTCCTTATATAAAAGACTTAAACGGCAACAGTGTAAGTATAGATCTAGATTTATTACATGTAGTGACACAAAATACTTTTACAGAAATGTATTTAAAAGCTCAAGATGGTTTTGCTCCTCAATTTATGGGTGGAGGAGATGTAACATTTGAAATAATGTTTACTACACAAGATTTATTAGTAGTATCATTAATGAATCAATTACCTGCTTATGCATTACAAACAACTAAAACATATCGTAGAGTAATGCCTTGTTTCCCAGTTAAAGCTAAAAATGATTATTTACAGATGCTAGGAATTAATGAATGCTTAGTTGAAAATGTTAACGTAACAACAGTAGATGGTTTCCCTGGAACTTATCAAATACAAATGAGATTCACATCTGTAGATAGAACATTAAGACAAAGAGAAGCTTTACGTAAAATAAATACTAATGGATTTACTAGTGACATAGCATCTACTAACATAAAAGATTATTTCTCATTAGAAGAAGCATTAGCACAATCTGAATTGTATCCTGACTTAGATTTGCCTAGTCTTGCTGAATTAGAAAAACTAGGTTGGAGTTATTTAAAATATGCTAATGAGAATAGAGCATATGTCGATCCTGATTTTTATATTATATATTCTTATCAATATAGCGCTCAGATGACTAAAGAGATAGTTAAAACATATCTGTATGATAAGTATTATGTAGCAGCTGAAAAGGATAAGGAAGACGGTACAGAAACGAAGACGGTAGGTCAATGTTCTGCCAGTGATTCTGTATTACATATGGAAGATGACAGCGGTCTTGTTTTAGCGGCTAAGCTTAATAAGATAATGGGACTTGATGTGTGCGATAACAGTCAAAACTCTGTATCTAAATATGCACAAGAATTAATGAGCCAACTTAATGTATCAGGTGAACAAGAAACTTTATTTAAAAAGGGTAGTATGTTCGCATCTGATAATTTCGATGACTTAATGGAATTAGGTACAACTTTATCTTGCCTAACAGCTTATGGTATAGAAAATGGATGGCAAATAAAAGAAGGTTGGTTTGCTACATTGTCTCAAACTTATGTTAATGATTTGGTTGAAAGATTAAAAGTATCAGGTATTAACAAAGCTAACAGTAAAAAAGAAGACAAAGAAGCGAAATGGGTAAACGAAATATATACAAAGAGAAGAAATGCTATTCTTGCTATAAATGAAATATTATATTCTCCAATGGAATTAGAAGGCGGAAATAGATATGCTGATTTGTCATGTGTTGCTGATGCTTTTTGTAAAGTGTTTGATACAGACGCTGGTATAAGACTATTAAATATTTTAGACCCTATGGGCAAGTATTCAAAAGGCGGATTAAAGAAACTTGCTACTACTGCTGGTGAAAGTGGTGGAGCGGCTAGCGGTCACTTTAGCGAAAAAGATGGTTATTATTACGGAGACTCTTCTTTTACTACTGATAATGCTGGTGAAAAATTCGATGAAGATGTATGGGATGAAGGTAATCTACCATTATTTTTACAAGGATATATTTACGCAGCAGGTTGTTGTCGTACTGGTCAACAATATAACAAGAATAATAATGACTGGGCTCCGCAACAATTTATTAACGGTGATACTAATAAACCTAATATAAGATACAAAGATAATAAAGTAGTTAAAGCATACGACGAAAACGATAAAGATATAAAGAAGATAGCTAAAGATAAGAATTTAGGTATGGAAGATGCTTATTGGTACTATGTAGCTACTGTCGGAGACTTCTTCGGTGCTTGGGGAATAGGTAAATACAATATCAAAAGAATACAAAATATGATGTGTCCTAAGAGCCAAGTTAATTATAAATGTAAAGAAATGTACGACTTAAGTAAAGACCCTAAATGGTGTGAAAAAGGATTCCTCGATCCATATTATAACTACCAAGGTTATAGAAGTAAAAAAGGTCGTGATTATATAAAAGCTATATCTACTAATGCATGTGATAACTGTGTAGCTTTCATACGCGTAGTATTACAAAAGCTAAAAGAGATGTTAATAGATGGTTATTTTATAAGTGAAGTAGACGTTATAGCTGGAAACTATGACCAAGTAAAAAAAGAATGGGACGAATATATTGATCAATGGGATAGTTCTTTAAACTATAATAGTGGCGATCAAGACCACGGCAGTGGCAAAAAGCTACAAGAAGAAGGACTTAATGAGGCGATAGAAAGAAAATATGGTATGTCTAAAGAAGACATGGATGCATTAATAGAAGATGATATACCAGTAAGCTATTCTCAAATATTTAGCGCTAGAATGATTTATCCAGTTATGTTAATGGCAATAGACTGTAACGCTAAAATAGCTAAGTTAGTAACAAAGAGAAATTATGATGAATTAAATAATATGACTCTTGGTACTTCTGTAGGTACTGCTGACTGTACTCCTATGAATAAATTTTTACAAGCATTAGCTGGAATTAAAATGTTAGGAACAAATATGGAAACAGATACAGACGCTATAACATCAAATGCACAAAAGATATTTAATACTTTAATGCAAGAGATAGCTGAAAACTTTTCTAATGATCCTAGAAGATATGTACTTCATAGTTTCTATGATATGCTTACTACTGATAAAAGAGGTAGATTAGTAAGGGCCTTCCCTACATTCTATATTATATTTGTAGATGAAGGTAGACGTATAGGTACATGGAAATTATACGATAACTTCTACAACATGTCAGCTATAAGCAATATAGATATTGTTAAATCTAGAAAAGTACCAGCAGATACATGCACATTTACTATGAGTAACTTATATACTTCATATGCTTCTACATACGATAATACAGTGTATCAACAATACGTAGATGTATATGGTGTTAAAGATTACTTCAATAGTATATTCTCTCCTCGTGCTTATTTAAATACAGAAGAAATGATACGTGGACGTAAACAATTAACAGATACTACAGTATTAAGTGCAGGCGTTAGAATTCATGTAAGAATGGGTTATGGTTCTGATGGTTCTAAATTGCCTATAGTATTTAATGGTAAAATAGCCGAGGTTAACTGCGGCGAAACTATCGATGTAGTATGTCAAGGTGATGGTCATGAATTAATGAATCCATTAAATGCATTCGGCGAACTTGAAGCTAAATCCCTTGAAGAAGCGCAAAGCTGGGTTACAATATGTAAAGATATCCGTGGAGCAATAGCTCGTGGTGGTGAAACTCCTAAGAACTTAGTTGCAAAACTAATGACTGCTAAATACGGTGGCGTAGTTAAAACAGCTATCAGAAAAATGTTTAACAATAGATTCTTCTCTGAAAACCCATTTGGTATATATCATTTCGGAGACCGAAGATTTAAAGATATATTTGCAGATAGTGAAATAGTTCAAAACTTATACGAAGTATCAGATGAAGCTATATTATCAGGTGTAACAGCTTTAGTCCCTGACAAGTCAGAAAGTAATTCGACTCCTACAATCAACTGTTCAATACAAGATAAATCAATGTGGGAAATAGTTAATCTATGCGCTCATGCAGGTGATGATTATTTTGCAGCAATCAGAGACTTTGGTATGAGAAGTACATTATGTATGATGAAAGGTAATCATTATTATGCATATGCTTATAAGAAAGTAAACAGCGTTATATATGAAAGACGTAAACCTTTCCAACAATATCATTATTTCGATTCTTATAACGATATAATTTATAATAGTATCGAAGCTACAGAAGCTAATATGAAAACTAATGCTGTAGGTACATGGCAAGCAACAGACTTTATCTGGGGACATGAACAAGCTACAGTAGGTCCTGTATATCTAGACATGAATATATATCCTGAATATCAAAAATCTATGACAGTAGATACTGGTCTTATAGCTAGTGGTAACGGCGGTATCGACATACCACTTATAACTGGTTTATCAGAAAGATGGTCAACTGATGCTGATGATGATAAAGTCAATAAACAATTAGCAAGAAAGATAACTACTAACGTACTTAGAGAATCTGTAAAGGATATGTATGATGGACAATTATGTGTAATAGGAGATCCTTCAGTTAAACCATACGATAGATTTGATATCGTAGATACATATGAAGATATGTCTGGACAAATGGAAGTAGAAACGGTTGTATTTAGTATGAACAGTGAAACAGGTTTTACTACTACAATAACTCCTGATTTAATAGTTCGTGCAGTAGACTGTACTCAAGAAACAAGTTATCAAAATGTAACTGGACATTTCTTAGCTACTGAAGGTATAGCTGTTACAGCTAGATTAGGTATGGCTAAATTAATTGAATCTAGTGCTACAGCAACTTTAACTTCTTCAATAATGTCATCTGCTAAATTAAGTTCTTTAGTAGAAAGTCTAGGTGGAGCAGAAGCTTGGGCAAGTCTTAATCAATTAATAACTTCTACTACAGTTGGAACTGAAACTGCGGGTGTAGCTGCTGTATTATTAAATCCTGTAACATTAATCGAAACAGTTGTTGCTGGTGCTTGTATATTTATAATCGCAAAGAATATTCAAGCTGCTTTATTTAATTGGTTAAGAAACGTTCAAGCTTTAACTGTTTATCCTATAAATAAATATCAAAGACAATTAATAGCTGGTATGGCAGGTCATCGTGGTTCTGTAATGGGTTACCCTTACAAACAATCTAAGGACTCTATACAAGCTATGATAATGGCAGGTTATGAAAAGATAACTGATGTGCCTATAGTTGGTTCATTAACTAAATCTTTCTGTAAAGGCTCAAATGTAGATAGCGTATTTGAACATTGGAGAGAATCTTTAGGTATAGCTCAAATGTCTAATGATACTAATTTATCTATAGAAAATCTATATCAAGAAATATGTGGTTATGCTTCAAAAGAGTATTCATCTAATGGAGCTGAAATACAAGCCCTTAAATTCAAAGATAGATTATTAAGCTTTGATACTAAAGGCAAAACAGATCAAACATTCTTACTTTATCAAATAGGTGGTATCGATGATCCAGATAAAAAAGAATACAAAAGTTTACCTCCTGATGAAAAGAAAAAAGTAACAATAAAAGAATTGCCTACTAATAAAAGAGTTTTAGCTTTAACTCCTATAGAAGATGATGACGAAATTAAGCTTGCTAAAAGTGGCGGACATTCTGTTATTAAAAACTTTAAAATAGCTCATGCAACTAGTGCTTTAGAAGTAGGTATGAAATTTGAAGGTGGAGATAGAGTTATTAAATATATCACAGATAATAAAGGTAAAGTTTTTGATTTACCTATGATACAAACAGATGCTATATATGTAATAAAAGTAATAATGCAAGATGAAGCTCTACAAGGAGCAGAACTTACTTTTAATAGTGGTACTAGGGTTAATGATTCACGTTCATGGAAAAGCACAGGATTTGCATTCGTACTTGACTGTGATAACAAAGATTCATTAATAACAGCAATTAAGAATGCTAGAAAACAAACAGATTGCGAAACATTAGGACCAAATAATAAAAAAATAAAACGTCATGTATTTTCTTATCAAGACACTGATAATGGTGTTGCAATAACAGTATATCCAGGAAAGACAGGTGAATAATATGTCAAGTTTAAAAAACACAATACGTTCTAACGTAGTTAATAGAAGTGATAAATATAATATATCTCAACAAAAGATAGCTAAAGTAATTGAGATATCAAATTCAAATTGTTACACTGTCTCTGTTATAAACAGGGACGGTGCTAACACAGTAGAATATAATGTTGCTATAAGAAAAGATAATAATGATAAAGGATTAGTTAGTTGGGAACCAGCTGTTGGTGATCTAGTTAATATAGCTGAAGACGGTAGACGTTTTGTTATAACTGGAAGATATGATAGCTCAATTAATAATAGTACTAATTATGATTATTATAGTAACAGTATAAATAGTACATTAGGTGGATTTCTACAATAAATAAGGAGTGATGTATATGAGTTTAGAAGAAAGCAAAGATAATTTATTTACTAAAGCCGTTGCACAATCAGAGAAAGCTGATACCAATACATCTAAAGGTATTATAAATAAGAATTCTGGTTCATCCATGGTTTATGATAAAGAAGGTAATGTTAACTTATCATCTGGTAATTATACGCAATATAAACATAATGCTAAAGCAGGTTCTGCTACAGAAATAAGTTTACATTCTAATACAATAACTGTACAAAAAGATATTGTAACTAGTGACTTATGTGTAAACTATCATAAGCTTAATTCTCAATTATATGAATTAACTAATATGAAAGAAGTTATGAATACTTCAATAGGGAACTTAACTATGATGGGTACAGTACTTGTTAAAGTTTGGGAGCCAACATTACAGAAGTGGGTTCTTATAAGACGTCAAGTTCGTGTACCAATATTTAGTAATATATTAGATCCTTATGCTGTAGATAAAAATATAGATTTAGATTTAGATGATGCTTATGACAATATAGCTGATTACAAAATATCTAAAGATAATTCAAGAAAATAGGTGATACAGTATGATAGATTTTCAATTAAATAAAAATGGAGATTTGTTATTTGAAGAATCACAAGTCTTAAATAATAGTTTTGAATTAAACTTCTTTGTATCTAAAAGTGATACATTAACTATAAATTTTTATACCGAAAATCTATCTTCGTTCTCATATCTAGAGAATCATAAAGAAGATAGAATATTAAATCCTGGTATATGTTTAAATTTATATATTAAAAAAATAGAGAATAACAAAGAAGTTGTAATAGCTAAAGATGAAGATTATATTGAACAACAGATAAAAATAAGACTTCAAACTGCATTAGGCACACTGTTAAATAATGAAGATATAGGATCTGATTTAGATTTATATAAACATAATATAATTGCAGATAATGATAATTTTAGTGTTATTAGAGAAAGTGCTAAAAGAGCTATCAGCGACATTTTGCCAAATGCAGAAATTGATGTTCAAAAAATAGAAACTATCTACTTAGATTATAGTAATAGTTTAATGATAACAATCAAAAATGATGATTATAATTACTATTATTATGTATAGGTGGTGATTAAAATTAAAACATTATTAGAAATATATAAAGAATTGAAAGAAACTTTCTACAAAAAAACCAATATAGATATTGGAAGAGGAACTGTAATTGATATGTTCTTTTCTGCAATAGCAGATCAATTTTCTACAATATATCAAACCATAGAAGATAATAGAAAGCCATATTTATTTACAGAACAAACTGGTGATGAATTAGACAGTACTGGTTATTTTGTTTCTTTGCCTAGGATAGATGGCGAGAGTGATGAGAACTATAAATACAGATTAATGAACTGGAATTTAAGACATGCATCATGTAACTCTACAGCTATAAATGATAAATGTAAAGAATTAGAATTCTCTACAGCTGCTAATTATGTTCAATATACTAAAGGCGTAGGCACGGCTACTATTTATTTGACTCCTTTATCTTACGATGAAGATGATATTAGATTGGCTATAGACGAAGCTACTGATAAAGTATCTACTGTTATTAATCCATCATCAAGAGTCGAGTTTAGAGTTCCTACTCCTGTTGATGTAAAATTTGTTGCTTATTTAAAAATTAAAACTGATGGAGATCAATATATTATTAAACAAGAAGTAAGTGACAAAGTAAAAGATTATGTAAATAGTATTGCTCCAGGTGATTATCTAGAACTTGGAGACATTAACGAAATAGGATTAGCAGTAGATGGTGTTGAATATTTCAATATAGTTCAAGTATATTTAGATGACGAAGAATCTACTGATTTTGAAATTTTGCAAACAATTAAAGCAAGATTTGTATATAATCAAATAATATGGTGGGATGTTGAATCTTAGAAGGGTAAGGTGATAGAATGTTTGATTACGAGAAAATGATTAAACGTGCAATTGACTTTTTCCCTACATGGTCAGATATAAGAAAAAGACATTCTAAATCTACAGGTGGCAAATTACTAAGTACAGTAACAGAACAATCTTTAGATATAGAAAAAGCTATTCAAGAATATATTGATTCTTATTTTTTAGATAGAATAGAAGGTCACAACATTGTGGCCTTTTCTTATATGGCTACTATAGGGATTATGCAAAATACTGATAATGTAAAAGTTGTATATAATAATACAAATTATAAGTTAACATTAGATGTTGATGAGTTTCTAAATGCTACTGATAACTATTTATCTTATTATGAAAATGGTAAGATATATATCAGAGAAGAAGTGTATAACGGAAATAACACTATAACAATATATATTGATAATGATTGTCTTGATTATGAATTAACTAGAATTCATGTTTGGAATATATATGATGAATTTGCATGCTTTATAGGAATGGAAAGACATGAAGGTGAATCTAACGAAGATTTATATAAACGTATGATTTACTTTAATGAGAATAAACCTAATGCATCTGAATCAGGTTTAAAGAACGCTATAATGTCTGAACTGTTAATAGATTGTCCAAATCTTAAAAAAGAGGACATAAAAATAGAACCTGTCGATGCTGTAAACTTACGAAAAGCATATAAAGGTTATAGCGAATTACTTGATTTATTAAATGAAATGAACAGAGATGTTTATAGATGGAAAAGATGGGATCTTGATGAATGGCAATATGATTTTAAAAGCATAGAATATTTACCTTATAAATGGGACGAAGCATTAACTAAGTGGCAAAATGGTATAGGCTATGGAGATGACTTAAAAGTTATTTTATCTAATAATGTCAATAAAACTAATGCTGACATAACTCTTTACTCTAAAGATAAAGAAACATTAAATGCTTATATAAGAAACCAAGAGATATATAAGAACGTTAAATTAACGTTCCAGAAGTATAATCAAAAGTTAAATAGCGTAAATGTTAAATATCGCTTAAAAGCAGCTCCTATGAAAATAATAGATCCAGGTGCTATAAATCTTAGTATATACAGTTCTAATGAAGTAACAGAGACTTTAAAATTACAAGATGTATATAAGTTTGGTACAGATATAACAAGAACGGATGGCTCTAAAATAACTGATGCTTACAGATACAGATTACAATTTGTTCCTAAGAATAATAATTATAATATAGAAATATATAGAGCTACTGTAGCATACAGACACAAAACAACTAAGGCTATATTAAAAACAGAATCATTGTTAAAGAATATCAATGGATTTGTATTAAATTCTTCTGGTACATTAACATCTACATCTATAAGCAAAACAATAAATAATATAAATAATATGGTTACTTCTAACTATTTGACTAATATAGACAAAGGCGGATTTACTATAAGAAATGGTTACACAAATGGTTCTGGAACTATTAATATAAATGGTTATGGAAATCAAACAATAACTTTTACATCTAATTGTGAAATGAGCGACTTAGCTCATTCTGATATAGTAACTAAAGGCTGCTTATGGAGAGATGATGATTTAATACTTAGAACTGACTATGATAGTTATAAAGAAATAACAATAGATATAGAAGCTAACAAGTTCTCATTTACTTTAAATACAGACACTACTTTAGATTTCTATATGTTTGATTATGAAAATAATAAATATATACCACATAGTATATCTGGAGCAGGCAGTGTATTTGAAACAGAAGAAACATTAGCTCCTCGAAAAATAAAAATGTTCTTAAAACTAAAGAACATGATAGAAGTATCTCTTGGTAACTTTAAATATAATAATTATACAATTAAGTTGTCTACAGCAAATGGAGCTCTTGTAGCTGTTGAGAATAATGACAGAACTTTCATATTACCTGATTATATACAAAACAAATTATTTATAGAAATGAAAACTGAAAGCTCATATGCTCCTGTAATCAACTCCATAGCTATAGGAAGCGACGTACTTAATAATTACTATACTACAGATGTAATAACATATTTAAATAACTACGATAGAATATTAGATATAGATTGCAACTGTGATTGTACGCTTATTAAATATGATGCTAATGATATAGAAATAGAACGAATAGATAATTATGTTTCTTCTTCTTATTATAAAGCTACAAGCAACGATGCTTATATTAGATTAAATCTAGATGATTGGGATGAAGTGTATTCAGTAATAAGTGAAACTGGTTCAATTGATTTAATAGAAGAAAGCGGACAGTATTTCTATAACTTATTATTATCTAATGGAGAGATAGCTACTGCAGTTACTATAAATGGTATTAAGCATGTTGATCCTGTAATAGTTTCTTTACATGATATATTAAAGAGCCAATTTGAAGGATATGACATAACTAAGAATAGAGTATATTGTAGTAAATTAGCTGATGGATTAATAATAAGTACTGGTAATACAACATCAGATTTTGAAATATTTAAAATAAATAGCGATTACTTTAAAAGAAAGAATGCAGTTAAATATGTATTTGAAGACATACCATCAGACATAAATGTAATATGGGGTACAGATGATATACTAGTTGATGGCTTCTCTAATACTCATGACTTTGATTATATATCTTTCTATCCTGTAAACTCTGTCATATCTACAGCTATAAACGAATATAATCTATTCTTAAATGAGATGAAAGAAATACCTGTTGTTAATAACTTCTCTCCTTTAATTGATACTACTTCATTAAACTTCTATACTGTAGAGCCTTATGTAGGTTCTGACCCTATAGATATTAAATTCTATCCATTTGATAAACAGAGAGAATTTGATGAACTTAAAAACTGGTCTGTAGGTATTAAAGAGTTATATATCAAATATGACGCTGATTTATTTAATATAGAAGCATATGAAATACAAGAAACAGTTATTGTAAATAGAATGAAATTAAGCAACTATATGGAAATAGCTGACATGTATAGTTTAAGTGATAACTCTGTTTTATATACTCAACAATATGTTATAATTCCTCCAGATAATGCAAAGATAATATATAAGATATATGATGGAACAGACGAAACTTCAGATTTAATTATAGATGAAACTGTTGACTTAGATAATTATTTTGTAAAGCTTAAATATGCAAATATAGATAGAATAATACAATTAAATGAATATTATAATTATACTGATTATGATCCATACAAAGATTATAAAGTTCTATATGATCAAGGAATTATAGTGTGGCCTGCTTACGAAAGAGATAAAGATAAGAAGATAACTGTTCATATAAGATATACAATTAAAAAACCTGTCGCTTTAGTATATACAGAAGATGCTTTATATGAAGCTGTATCTTACGTTGTAGATGCTTATAAAGAATTGTCAACTTATACTATATTCAATATAGAAAATGGAGATAAGTATGATTTACGTAACCTAGAAGATTTTAAAGATTGTGATTTGGTATATGTTAACTGCAGCGAACCATCATTTGAATCTATAATGGTAGACACATATCTTAAATTTAATAAGTTTGCTGAAGAGAATACAGTCCTAGTTAAGACAGGATACTATTATATAAACGGAAAAGAATATTACTTATTTAGCAACGATGGTACTCTTGATATAGATACTTATACAGGACTTAACTCTGTTAATGCTAAATTAAGAAATGGCGAAATAGAAACTTATAAAGCTACTGATAATTATGTACGTAATTCTGCTATGAATCTACGAGGCATGAATAATTTATATGGATTTAACTACAATAAAGAAACTATATATGGAATATCTAACTTTGGCAAATACACTGCATGTAATAGCTTTAATGAATGGAATACATTCGGCGTAAAATTAAGCTTAGTGTCTAATTTAGAAAACTATGAATTAAATGATGTGGCTTTAGAATTTAACTTTGAAGAAGATTGGGGCTATGCATATATAGATATAACAGATTATTTATATGACGATATATCTTATATAGGATACATGGCTTATGGTTTAGATGTATATATCGGAGTAGAAAAACCATATAAAGACGTTAGATTTAGTCGTGCATTAAATATAGAAATCGGTGATCCTATTAAGAGTGCTAGCTATATATACGCTAGTGAACTACAAAGAGAAGATAAATGCAGATATTATTTAGTTGTTAAAAATAATGTACATAGTACATATGATCACAAACTTCTAGATGATATTATAATAACTGACGATAAAGATAAACTTTATTCTTCTACTGTACATATGAAGAACTTAGATATATTAGGATTAAATATTGAAAATCAAAAGACAGAAACTACATGTTATAGAATGGCTATTAAGTCTAATAAATATTGTGACTGTAAAGGTGCTAGTTTATGTTCAGATGGTTGTATAAAAACTACTTCTAATATAGATTGGGGATTAACGATATTAGCTAAATACGAAACAAAAGAAGAGTTTGCTACTTGTGAATTAGACAACTTAATATTGACTAATAACTACGTACAAGCTTCTCATACTGGCTACGGATATCTGACTACACAACCTATCTATATAGAGAATCCTAATACTATAAAACGTCTGTTCTATAAACTTAATAACATCAATACTGAAGAAATGTCAGGATTAAAATTTGCTATATATACTTCTAATACAAAAGATGGAATATACAGTCCTAATAAATATGAAAATTCTAATTACGGATGTATTGATAATAAAGACGTAGAAATGTATATAAAAATTAAAGTTGCAATACCTGCAGGTAAAATATTAGATAATTTAATATTATTTGCAGAGTATCGTTCTAATAAAGAAAACTTATTAATGGCTCCTACTTGCGAAAGAGGTAATTTTATATCATATGTTTTTGATGCTCAAGAGAATCTAAGTTATAAAGTTAAATCTATAAGTTTAAAAGCTATAAGTAATATAAATGATGTAAATCTTTATGTAAGAGCGTCTTCTGATAAATATAGTGCTGATGTTTGGGGCGATTGGAAACTGCTTAAATTTAATGCCGACGGCAAACTAATTAATACAGTTAAGTGGAATTCAGCTAGATTCTTTCAAATTAAAGTAGCAATTAATAACAGAAACGGATATATAGATTTAGATTATATAGATTTAGAGGTGATATAAAGTGATAAAACCTACGGCTAGAGTAGAAATAGATAATGGTATCAAGTTTTATGAACAGGATGTCTTATTTGATGACTATATATATAAAGGAGATACAGATATAACAGTTACTGTCGACTATGCTAATCCAGGCTTTGGTATAGCACTGCTCGACAGTGCTGGCACTTATTTAGCACAAAAAAGAGAACTACTAATGTTTAAACTTGGAGTAAAGTTTGTAGACGTATACTATCGTAATCTTGATGATCTTGACAGTGTAAACAATCCTATACAAGGAAGTTTGAATGCTGCATATGCTAAATGCTACACAGAAAATTTGGAATTTAAAATTTCTAAGCGCGATAATCAATATACTATTTATGTTGGCGGGCAAAAGATAGCTATATATAATTCTCAATGCGATTTAGATAGTTTTAATATAGCATATTATTCTGTTAAAGATAATGTTATTAAAGACATAGCTATTGCTTCTTCTATTCCTTATGACTGGAATGTTAATATGACTAATACTCATGGCGGATACATAGAATTTAATGAAGATGGATTCGAACTTAAAGGATGTAAATACAATGCCGAAATAGAACAATTAAATATAGAATTAGAAAAAGGCACATATTATTTGAAATATAATAAGTCTGATTTATGTGATATTAAACCTTATGTTATGTATTCAAATGATGAAAGAATCGTTGATGATGAAAAGAATATATTGAACTCTAATAAGACATTTACGTTGCCAATGGATTCTAAGGTGTCGTTGAAATTTGTTGGAACCAATGGTTCTATAAATGATATAGCAATTACAACTGCAAAGAATAATAGTTATATTCAAACAACTCCCGAGACAGGTGATTTTGTAAAGATAGAACGTAGTTATTTAGAGTTTGATTTAAAGGAACTATCAAAGATAGAATTTGATGCTATCGTTAATTTTGTTCCAGGAGATACAGATTTTAGTCCAACTGAATATGCAATAGTCAATATATCAAACAGACATTATGGATTAAATGATTTAGAATTATCTGTCGGTATTAAATATCATTTTGTTTATGAAAATGGACAATTAGTAAGCAGTAACGAAGTTAATGCTAATAAGTTTACTCTTCCTATTGATAGTCTTAAATTTATTATGTTTGATAATGTAAATGCAATAATAACTAATTTAATACTTACTGATAAAGATGGAAGTCAAACTAATGTAGGCGTTCAATTTACAACTACTAAATCAGTTCCAGGACTTATCAAATCTCCTATTGTAGTACTTAATAAGCATAGTGATCCTTTAGACTTAAGTGCATCCTTTAGAATTGTAATGCAAAATGATTCTCCTTATTATATCTTTACTAATACAGAAAGAGAAATATTTAAAGCAGATAGCTTAATAAAGCTAAACTCTTTGCCTATAAATAATTCAGGAGCAATCATTATATATGGCATTCCTAAAGACGCTACACTTGATATGGATAAGTTATATTACATACCAGAACGCGGTAAAGACAATATAGATTTATGCTGTAATATATACGATGTGATGTACGAAAGCGATGAATATCAAGTATATATTGACTATACAACAGGATACGTTACTATACGTAATCCAGAAAAGTATAAATATTTTATTGTAGATTATGTAAAACTAGACAGTTATTGCATTAATTATAATTATGAATATAACAGTTATCTTGTAGAAATAGCTACAAATGATAAAGAAGGTATTAATGTAATTTATGATAATACAGAAAAGAAAAATGGTTCTTATGAATATATCAATGAACAAAAATATTATGATACTAAATTAGTTCCATCAGAGAACTGTTACATAGTAATAGGAAGATAGGAGGTGCAATATGAAAATTTATCCGTCTAATCATAAAATAAAAACTATAACAACATCTCGTGTAGATACTGATTTAAATATACCATTAGCATATATGGATATTGATTACAGCAAATATAATATAGACAAATTGCCTAGTGAGTATTTTAGTATAGATTCTATGACTCCATTAATACCTGGACAAGAATTAGAGAATGGTAAAGTTAAGATATTTAATAGATATAAAGAAGAAGTTAATACTACAAATTTGATGCAGTATACGAATCAAAAATGGTACTATATGCCAAATAATATTATTCAATATACTCCTAAGTTCTTCCTATGGAAAGCCATGGTAAAAAAGAGTATGAGTTATTGCATAGATACAGTTTATAATTTAAATATTAATTGTTATAACGAGTATATGTCTAATAGCTTATCTCCTGTATTTACTGGTGCTTCTGATAATGGATATGTTCCTAGTAATATTAAGATAAACGATAACCAATTAACAGCAGATACATTTATGAATATGCCTTTAGAGAAAGCAGATTTCTGTTTTATAGCAACAGCCAATGCTGCATATTATGATGATGAATGCACTCAACAAATAGATATAAATGAGTATTTTGAAAAGGGATGCAACTTATGGATAGCATGCGAAGATGCCCGTTCTTTTAATGAGAACTATGAGATGTTATCGTCTGTAGACAATGTAACTTATCGTTTAGATTCTCCTATTATTAATTCTAATGCTTCTATAATGTGCGATACATATTTCAATCTTAATCGTATACATGAAGTAACTGGAATTAGTGTACATAATATATTCAATAAGGACGCTACATCTCCAATATTAATTCTGGAATATACAAATGGAGGCTTTGTAATTATATCTCATGTAAGCTTATTTGATTCTAATCATCAGTCAGCAGGATTTCCTATAATATTTGAAACATTAATGTACGTATATATGAATAGTTATAAATCAAGTGATTATATAAAAGAATGGATTACATATAAAGTCCCTGATTATGAAGTAATTGGTAATACATTAACTGTAAAGAATAACTTTACTTCTAATACAAATCTATCGACTTATTTTGGAATTAATTCTAATGATATGTCTCTTGTCAATATAAGTATTGTAGATGATCCTAATACTAGAACTGCAGTATCAGATACAGATTTGGATTATTCAACTAACGCTATTAAATGTATAGGTCAAAATAATAATAGACTTATGTTTGAATTAGATCCTGACTTGAAAATAGATGGTTATACTGAACCTGATCGTCCTAATGGCTGGAAATCTATATACTACAATGGACAGATATATTATTTGAGCGTACTTCATTATTTAATAGAAACTGATCTTACAAACAATATCTACATGATTGAAGAAAATGATAACTTGAAGATATTAATTTATGCATTTAAGAGTAGTTCTCTTGGCATAAATGTTGCTAAAAGTACAACTATTACAATACCTTATATAATAGCAAATATTGATTCTGGAGAGACAATAGTACAAAGAATAAGAGAAGCTAATTATTCTGTATATTATAACAAAACTGCTGACAGTATTTCTTATTGTTTCTCTGAAGATTATATAGAAAAAGATGAACAGTATTTGCTATTTACAGTTTCTGTTAGTCAAACTTCAGATGCTATAACTATGTATGATATAAGACAGCTAGGCGGAGGATTACCAGAAGGTGAACCTGATAACTACAATTTATTCGATATAGGTCATATTAATGGACGACCATATAGACAAGCAGGAACACTTATAATTACATTGCCTAGCAGATACAAAGAATATGAAGATAGGATCATGAATGTAGTTAAGAAATACATGGTAGCAGAAGACTATCCTGTTATATTTTTTGAAGATGAGGAGGTATAATAAATGGCCAAGAAATTAAATATTATAGATTTTGACTATGGAGTACGTAGCGAAGAAATACAGGAAAATTTTGAGATACTACAAGATGAAATAAACAGGGAAAGAATAAGTATAGGAGGTCCTGGTATAGCTAATGGTTTAGACATAACTGTTACTGCTAACGAAAATGATTTCTATATTACAGTATCTTCTGGGACTATAATCACTAAAGACGGTGAGGAAATATTTATAGAAGAACAAACTATAGATATAGAAAAACCTATGCTTTCACAACAATGCGAATATCTTGTAGCAGATACAAAGAATCAAATAACATTAAATGAGGTTCCATATTCATTCTTTAGTAGATACGAACCTGTTGAGTTTAGTGATTCTTATTTGCCAACAGCTTCTGGTATAGATATAAATTACGTAAATAGTATAGCTACAGATGACGGTATAAGAGTTAAAGCTATTAAAGATAAGACATTGACTCTTACTGGTCTCGTAAAAAGAAGCTTGAAAATAAAATACTACAGCACAGCTGATAGAATAGATACATTATATATAGATAATAACAATCAACTACAAGTCAAAGTTTCATCAATTACATCTACAACACCTTCAGCTATCTTACCTGATAATTACAAATACTTAATAGCATATTTTCTTATTACAAGTGATTATAAAGAAAACAGTGAAGATACTCCACATGCCAATATATTAATCAAAAAGGATTTACGAGATAAAAGAAATCTTTATACTGACAGTAATGGTGTCTTATATATTTGTGGTATTCCATTTGACGACTTAGAATTTATAAATATGGAAGAACCAGAAGATCCACATGAAAATCAATTATGGTTAAATCTTAATAACAATACTTTGTATGTATATAAGAAAGTAGATAATTATTTCTATAAAAAGACTATAGAAGTAACAACAGATTTTCAAGATGGACAAGACGAAGTAGATTATAAAACTAATATTGCATATAAAGTTGAACAAGGAGAATTATCTGTATATGTAAATGGTGTGCGTCTTACTAAAGATATTGATTATGTAGAAATGTTTGGTGGCATTCCATCTACTAATCAAACAATATTAAAAGATTCTGAATCAGATACATTCAGAGTTTATAAATCATTATACATAGGAGATAAAATAACATACTGCATAAATATTAAAGAAAGTGGTATGATGTGGGTTCCTGTAAATAAAGAGTCATATGTGAATACAAAAGAAATAAAATATTATGGTATACATGACACATGGCCTGGAGGCAATTACTGGCAAACAAAACTTGCTAAAGACCTTGGAGAAAATGAGAACTATCCATATAAATATCAATTCTTCTTTTTCGATGCAGAACAAGATAGACGTATGTTATTTACTCCTAATAGACATGAAGTAGATGTATATGTAAATCAATTTCCATTACACAGCGATCAATATATAGAATTAACTCTTGATAATGTATTTGATTATGCTCCACAATGTGTAATTGATTCATTATTTAAAGATGAGAATTATCATTGGGCTAACTATAAGACTACTGCTCTTAATAAAGATGAAGACACTGGTCTTGGAATCATGTTAGTTGAGCCTCTTGATGCAAGATACAGCGAAGGCTTAGAAGATGAATTAAGATATGATGAACTAGGCACTCCATTAATAGAAGAAGACTTATTCGTAGAAATAAGAGTTAATCGTTCAGTAGTAGACACTCCTAGTAAACGTAAATTACAACGTATAGCAACTTATATCAATGAAGATGATATTGTAGTTGAAGATCCTAATATAAAGAATGTAGATATTAAAACAGGTTATTACAGATATGGCGAAAAGCAATTAGAAGTATATCTTAACGGTGTGCGTTTAACAGAAAACGTTGATTACATTGAAGGTACAGATATAGGAACACCTGATACAGATTTATTAAATAAGAATCTTGAATATCTAGATAGTTATGATACATCAGTAGCTATGAGAGATAAAGGTACTCCAAGTCGTAGATTTACAATACGTAGACTATTAAATACAGGCGATAACATAACTTATAGAATAACTAGTACTTATTACAGTTATGACCATATAAATAGTTTACTTGATTCTATAGACGTAGACTACGAGGAATTTAAAACTGCAATAGACAGTTTTGGAACAAAACTTGATGAGCTTGAAGCTAGCTTCGGTAGTTCAATAATGAATATGCAAACTACTATAAATCAAATAGCTGGTAATTTATCACAAGATCAAGATACATATCTAACAGTAAACAGTGTAATAAAAGAATCACAACTCAATGCTGAATTCTCAGCTAGAGTTCCACAAACACTTAATTTTATTAATGCTTCAATAAAGAGTGATGGGACAACTAAATCTTATAGAGTAGGTAGCTTAAATAATGATACTTACAATATAAGAGAAAAGGACTATGTACAACTTATACATAGAATGAAAGAAGGCACAGAATTCTTAAAAGACAAATTTTTAATTCGTGATGAAAACTACACTCTAGAAGATGTCGTTGTAAATAATAGCTATTCTGTTACACAGCTTACGATATCAGATAATTATATTGGTAATATAAGTGACGGAGATGAACTTATAATAACAGGAATAAGATTCGGAAGGGAAGGTAGATAGTTATGACAGTTAATATAACTTGGTTCATCAATGAAGATGATGCTTTTGAACCAATCAATACATATACTGCAGACGGAGCTTATACTCCAGGTGATTACTTAGAAAAGGTTATTAGAATTTATAATAATTACAACGGTGCTACTGATATAGATTCTGTAGTTAATGCTAAATTAGTTGTAGCATTTAAATCATATGAAGATAATTTCTTACTAAATTTATTCCAAATATCTATCGATGGTGTGAATTATTCTCCTCTTACAATCAATATAGATAGAGGGGAATATGAATTAGGTACTTTAACTGGCTATGCTAATAATGGAGGTAGTGATTCTTATAACTGTAAAACTGTTTATATTAAGATAGGTCCTATTCCTGACAATATAAAAAGTAGTCTCAAATCGGTAATATTTTATTTAGAATATGACAAATAAGAAAGGAGACACACTACATGTTAACAAAAACTCAAACCCTTGCTGCTATTCAAAAATCATTAATCAAATATAATGACTTAGTGGCTAATCAAATTGATTCTAAAATAAACGCTCATAATACTATAGCTTCCGCTACTGCAAACGGACATATGTCATCTAATATGGTAACTAAATTAAACGGTATAGCAGATGGAGCTGAAGTAAACCAAAACGCTATATCAAAAATTCAAATAGGTGATAATACTGTAGCTGCTGCTGGTAAAGAATCTACTGCTACTTTTAAAGGTAGTAACGGTGTATCTGTATCATTCGATAAAGATAATGCTATAGAAATATCTGGAGCAGATGCTGTTGGTGCCGCTAATAAAGTTTCGTCAGATTTAGCATCTTATAAAACTACTGTTACGAATACTTACATGCCTAAATCAGGTGGTACATTTACTGGTATCATCACATTATCTGGCGCTCCTACATCTAACTTACACGCTGTTACTAAAAAATATGTAGATGATAAAGTTACTAACTTAAGCATAGGAAATTATATGCCTAAGTCAGGTGGAACATTTACTGGAGCTGTTACATTAGCTGCGGCACCTACTACAGATTTACAAGCAGCAACTAAGAAATATGTAGACGATGCTGCTGCAGCTGCTGCTGCTAAAATTGTTGATTCAGCTCCTGATACATTAAATACTTTAAATCTATTAGCTGAAGCTTTAGGTGACGATCCTAAATTCGCTACTACAATAGCTACTCAAATAGGTGCTAAAGTAGATAAAGTAGACGGTAAAGGATTATCAACTAATGATTATACTACAAACGAAAAGAATAAATTAAAAGGTATAGCAAGTGGTGCAGAAGTCAATCAAAATGCATTTGCTACTATAGCTGTTAAAGTAGGCACAACTACTACTAACGTAGAAGCTGATGCTAAACAAGATGTATTAACATTATCACAAGGAGATAATATAACATTAACTCCTAACGCAACTAATGATACAATAACTATAGCTGCGAAAGATACTACATATCCTGAAGCAACTGCAAGCGCACACGGTTTAATGAGTGCTAGTGATAAAACTAAATTAGATAGTATAATAGCTGAAGCAGACGTTTCTGATGAAGAAATAACTTCTATGATAACTAATATTCAAACTGCTATAAATGCTAAATAGAAAATAGAATAAATAGAATATAGGCACAAAAATTTTTATATTCTTGTGCCTATATTTTTAATAAAAATAATATATTAATTATTATAATGAAAGGAGATAACGATTGAATGCTTACTAAAACTCAAACAATGGATGCTATTCAAAAATCGTTAATAGCATATAAAACTAATGTATTAGATAATTTATATACCAATCAAAATGCATTCTCTAATGTGAAAGTTGGCAATACTACTATTGCTGCTGATTCCATTACTGATACATTAACATTAACCGCTGGAAATAATATAACTTTGACTCCTAATGCAACTAATGATGGTATTACTGTAGTTGCTAAGGATACTACATATACAACTAGTTCTCCTATATCACTATCTGGAACTACTATTTCGCATGCTACATCTGGTGCATCAGCTGGTAGTTATGGAGATAGCGCTAATCAAACTCCTGCTTATGGAGCAACATTTAAAGTGCCATATTTAACAGTGAATAATACTGGACATGTAACAAGCATATCTGAGCATACAGTAAAAATACCAGCTTCAAACAATACAGATACTAAAATGAATGTAACTCTTAATACTAAGACTAAGGCTTATCTTGTAGGTGTTTCTACAGCTCCTACTGCAACAGCTAAAGCTTTCACTGGTATAGCAGATACAGGTGTTTATCTTGATACTACTGCTGGTAGCTTAACAGCAACTACTTTCAATGGAGCTCTTAGTGGTAATGCTACAAGTGCAAGTAAAGTTAATAATCAATTGAATATTGTATTAAAGGCAGTACAAGGAGGAACAAGCACATTATATGATGGATCTTCTGCTCAAACAGTTATTATAAATCCATCGAATATCGGTGCAGCATCTGAAAATCATACGCATAGCCAATATGAAAATCCAAATTCATATGGTCTTATACACATAGGCGATAAAAGTATTAGTGCTACTGGTACAGATGATGTAATAGATTTTAAATCTGGAGATGGTATAAATATTAGTTTTGGAAGTTCTGATGCTACAACATCTTCAGTACTTATTGCTAATGCTGGTGTTAGAAGTATATCTTCAGGTAGTACTAATGGTACTATATCAGTTAATACTGGCGGTACAGTAGCAAATGTAGCAGTAAAAGGCTTAGGATCTGCAGCATATACAGCATCAACAGCTTATGCATCTTCAAGTCATACACATAATTATGCAGGTTCATCATCAGCTGGCGGTAAAGCAACAGAAGCGGCTAAGACAACTGGTACTTTAACAATTCAAACTAATGGTACAAGTGCTGGAACATTTAATGGTTCTGCAAATAAAACAATAAATATTACACCAGCTAATATAGGTGCTGCTACTAGTAATCATACTCATAGTGGATATGCTGCTTCTTCACATTCTCATGGATTACTTAACAATAATTTTGCTAAAGAAATAATTGGTTCTACTGGAGGATGGGAATTAATAAATAGTACTAATACTGGTTATTTATTAACATCATTAAGAGGTGGTAGTTCTGTTCCTGTATGGTTTGATTCAGCATATAGTTCAGGTATTATATTTGGTGGTTCTGATACGAAAGGTGTATTATCAGTGTCTTATAGCGAGCCATCAATAACATTTGCAGGTGGTGATTCATCTCCTACTTGGCATATGAAAATAACTGGTTCGAATAATACAACATATAATCTTAATAATTATGCAACAAATTCAGTAGTTTTTACTATACAGAATAATATAGAAACTTTACAAACAGATGTAAGTACCTTAAAAACTCAAATGGGAGATGTAGAAAGCATATTAAGAGAAATTAACGGAGAATAAGAAAGGGTGATAAAATGGCAATATCAGATCAATTAGATTTAACGTTACAAACAAAAGAAGGTCTTAAAGGAGTCATAGAAGATAATGGCCAGACTGCTCCTACCAAGTTCTCGCAATATCCTGCAGCACTTGATAATATAATAGATAATATGAGAGACCAATTAAAAATAGCAGATTTTATAATTATTAATGATGATACAACACTAGCATCATTAAATAGTTTCTTTGAATTTTTACCTTCTGTTCCAGCAGGTTCTACAACTACTACACAAGCTACAGCCGAAGTAGTAGCATCAAACCTAAATGTAAGATATACTGGTTCTTCTAGTGGTAGTTATGCTGGATTATTAGTTAAAGGAGATGTGGTTAATGTATATGGTACAGCATCTTCAGGATGGTATAAGATAAATCAATGGCGTAATAGTTCTACTGGTGCATTAACAAATCATGGAAATAACTATGCTTATATATCTAACAACTCATCTTATGTAAAATATTATCCATCTTCTACAATATCTAATAAGAAACAAATAGATATAAGCAGTACAGATGGTGTTTCTGTACAACAAAAATGTAATTACGTATTAGCTGAAACTAAAGGCTGGGAAGTATTATTTGATGAAACTTATAAACCAGGAACAGGCTCTGCTGGAGCTTCAACTACAACAGAAAGAACTACTGATTATTCATTTAATAACTGTTATACAGAAAATTATTCATCAAGTAGTTATGGCAATAGAGTAAGTACAAATACTTCAGCAGTAAGACAAGGTTATTATTCTGGGTACTACTATTATAAAGGTAATTTCAGATTTACAAGTTCTAGACTTTCTGAAGTTAAGAGTATCTTAAACAATTCAACTGTAAAATCTGTTCAAATATATGTACAAAGAGCAAATACTACACATGGTACATCAGGTTCAGCTACATTAAAGCTATACGCATGCAACAGTTCAGGTTCATATTCTGATGTTCTAGTAGATGGCTCAAGTACATTAGCTAGAGGCGGAGGCAAATGGATAACATTAAGTAGTGATGTAGTCAACGGATTTAAAACTGGTAAGTATGATCATTTCAAAGCATATTATCCTTCTACTAGTTTGTCATATTATATAGTATTTGCATTAAATGCTAAATTGAGAATAACTTATACAGCATAATTTTGTAAGTGTCATATAAAAGGGTCGATCAACAATCGGCCTTTTTTATTGGTAATAATATTATAGTTAATGAAAGGGTGTGTTATTATGGCCGATATCAATCAAAAAGATTGGGATAAAATAAAAGACGTTATAGTATCACCTTATTATAATGACGGATATGGTCGTTATGATTTAAGCCTTGAAGAAGTGGCACGTGGTCTACAAGCCATGGGTTATGATCTAAATGGAGGCGGTGGTAGTACTACTAATCCAGATGAATCTAAAACAGATACATCTAATTATAAATTAGAATTATTAAGCACTAATGGAACACAGATTACAGACGAAGGCTTTTACACTACATTATATGTTAAGTTATATAAAAACAACAAAGATGTTACAGATATAACGAGCGAATCTAATTTTAAATGGACTAGATTTTCTGGTAATTCTGAGACTGACAAATTAAAAGATGCTGCATGGAACTTACGTTACGCAGCAGGTGCAAAAGAAATATTAGTTACTAGAGAAGACGTAAATAGAAGAGCATTATTCCAATGTCAATATGTTCAATATGAAGATGAAGTAACATGGGTAAAAAACGCATACTCTACTTACGTTGATTCAATAACAAAAAATTAAAAGAGGTGATATAGATGGCAAACAATAATTATGCAGCTAAAGCTACTGCACAGATTACTATCGTTGATACTACAGATGCATCTTATCTGTCAGGAGGATTATCAATAGTTAGCGGTAGCAGAAATCAAATATACGTTCCTACAGCTACAGGAGATAGCGCATATTCTCCTAACTGGAAATTTAATAATCTTGTTATTAGACCATTTTTGACTGCTTCTAATATAAAGAAAGCCGAAGGAACAACATATTATAATCCTGATTTATTTTCGCCTGAAGAATATCCTTCATTTACTACTGGTACTTTTACGAATATTATAAGTGATATACATTGGTATCGTAGAGATAATGCAGGAGTAGAAACTGAAATAGTTTCTGGAACAGAAGGCTATAATTTTAACTGGGATTATAAAATAAACAATGAAACAGTTACTATAAACGATAAGAGACAATTAGTCATTAATGAAAATGTATTGTCTCCTAATACTAGTATGGATATTATATGCAAATTCTCTTATAACGATCCATACGCTAATATGTCAATTAGACAACAATTTAGTATTAATATATCTAATATAGCAGCAGGTACTGGTACTTCTAAAGTTCATATAGAAGCTGTTAACGGAAATACAATATATAATGATAGTCCTGAGTATATACAATTAGAAGCTAGTTTCTATTATAATGGAGAAGCTATAGAGTTAGCATCTGAAATAGCAAATGCAGAAAGTACTACATCTGTTTTATGGTACATAAGAGATATAAAGACAAATACATGTTGGAGATTACTTGATGCAACTCAACAAGATTATATTAACGAAAACTCTGAAACAGGAAATAAATTATACGAAGTTTGTGAGTATGAACAAGTAACAGGTTCAGATAGCACTATCACTACTGAATTATCTCCTGTTAAATATTCTAAAGGTGGAACAGTGCTTAAAGTGTATCCAGATTTAATAGCTGGCTCTGATGTTATTAAATGCGTAGTTACTTATAACAATATGCAATATAGTGAATTACAAGTTGTATATGACAATTCAGATCCTATAAGAATGTATATTCAATCAAGTACTGGAGACAAATTAAGTCGTGGTCAAGATAATGATAATACAATACTTAAGCCTGTAATTATATATAAAGGTCAATTATTAGACGATACTAATACAGAAGACTTACAATTACTTAATAGTTTATTCTCATATTTTTGGTATAAAGATGCTATTGATGGTTCTATCACATGGAATGTATGGAATGAATATAATGGAGGTATAGCTACATTAAAAAGTCAAGTAGTGACTAATTCAAATGAAGGATTAACACTTATGGAAGGAACTAGAGAATTATACGTTACTGCAAATGATATAGATAAGCAAAATAAATTTACGCTAGATTTAGTTGATAAAGTACAAATGGCTGCTTCAAATAGTAGAGCTTATTTAATGTCAAATCAATTAACTGAAGATCAAGTAACGGCAGCTAGTTTAATAAATGAAAATGCAGGAATAAATGCTAACGATATGGATGCTACATTAGCAACTGCATATGAAATACAAGCTTATACTCAAGAAGAAAACAAATAATATAGCGAGGTGATAATATGATATCTTATAAAGCACTTACACGTGCCAGCATCACCTTACAACTTATCGATGATATAGGATTATATGATTCAGAGATATTCTCTAGTAATGGTTTATTATTACAACCTTATGATCAAAGCACAACTTTAACTGGAGTTATATATAAGAATAATAAAGATATCACTTCTGAGATAAAAGATATTAGATGGACTATATGGTCTCCAGACGCATCTAATTATGCTACAGATGAAGAATGGAATGAAAACCATAAAGGCTCAAATGTAATAGAAGTAACTTCTGATGAAATTGATGGTAAATGCATTATTCAATTCGAAGCTTATAAAAAGAATAAGATGAATGAAGATGAACTTATTGCATGTAGTCATATAACATTAGTAGATATTAATGACTTAATAGCTGTAACTGAAAAACCTAATAATCCTTATGATGGACAATTATGGGTTGATACTTCAACAGATCCTGCTACTATATGGGTTTATAAAAATGGTAAATGGAATAGAGTCGGAACAGTAGATGCAATAGTTAAGAACTTAATTAGAAACTCTGCTTTCACTACATTTACGAATAAGTATTATGATGTAGTCGGTAGTACTGTTTTGTCTTATACTCCTTCTGTATTTCAACGAGGAAGTTATAACTGGTTAAAGTTACAATCAGATGTAGCTATTGATGCAGAACGTGGTGTGTCATATACAGTATTCGATGAAGATATTAAAACTAATTCTGATTATAGTTTTCAGATGTTAGCATACGCTACATCAGCAACATCTGCTGTAGATAATAGAATAAATATAAGAATATGTTCTATCGATGAAAGCAATGCAGAAATTACTTTATACGAATATAAAGATTTAGAAATAACGACTGATGTATGTAAATTCTTTACATCTTTTAAGACTCTACCAAATACAAAGACTATCAAGATATATATAACTGGTCATAATGGTTCAGTGTACGATTTTAATATTTCACATTTAGCTTTATATAATACTGCTAATGATTATCCATGGCAACCACATCCAGATGATGCTTCACTTATATTGGATCAAGAAACTGTATTTAATGCATTAACTAATAACGGTACAGTTAAAGGCTTATATTCTATTCGTGATCCTAAGACTGGACAATTACAAATATATTTTAATGCTAACTATATACAATCAGGTACAATAAAAGGTGATCGTATAGATGCTCGTAACTTAACTGTTGCTCGTGATGATGGTGTTAAAACTATTGAAATAACAGATAAGGGAGAAGTTAATCTTGTTGTTAATTCATTCAAGCTTTCTTCTACAGGACAAACAATAGAAGATTTTATACTTGATTCTATTAATTTAAATGATAGCGGACAACTTAAATATCTATTAAAGCAAATACAAAAAGAAAGTTCTGAAGCTGATGCTATATATACTGAGTTATATAATACAGATGAATTAAAAGATGCTACATATAGCAAAGAGACTGCTACAGATTTAGATTTATCTATGTATACTAATGAAGCTAGTAGTGGAAAACAAAGAGCTCGTAGACGTTCTATCGTTACTCCAGGTTCAGATACAGATAAAGAAAGATTACCTTCATTTGTACTAGGACAGTCTAAACTTGGATATGCAGTTCTTGGAGAAACAGGCTCTGGTAATTTAAAAACTATATTATATAATGTCAAACGTTCATATAATGGTGATACAGATAGATTGGTTGCTAAGATAGAAGAGAGAATAGCAGGGATTGAAAAAGGTGATAAAGCTGGAACTCAGGCTATTGCTATTTGTTCTAACGATGAAATAATAGAAGAATCTACACTAGAAGATTTATATACAGTTTATATTGATAAATATTCATTATTGAAAAGAGTATTTGTAATATGCCAAGATGCTGTAGGCATAGTTAGATTAACAGTAGTAACTGATAAATGGTCTAAGCTTGAAGTCGAAACTAATCAAATATTATCTGAAGTCGGAGAAGTTAAAAAGTATTATGCTGGATCAGAGGGTAAAGAACCTACTTTATTAGAAGCGATAGGCTCAATAGCATCTGAAAAGATAACTCCTGAAGCTATAGTAAATATAGTACAAAACGGAGTAGTGGATGTTGATAAGGATCCACAAAAAGTATCTGAAATAATATCTCAAACTGTAATTAATCAAACTGCTAGTGATATAGACATGTCTGCAGAAAATCTAAAGCAAGGATTAAAATCTTCATTTGATTTAAGTATTAACGGTATTAAATTAGGCACTAAAGATGCTGATGGAAATACTACATTAATAGATATGAATGGTGATACTATACAAATAGCAGCGCCTCAAATAGATTTAAGTGGCTATGTAACATTTAATAAATTTGGCGATGAATTTAATAAGAATTTTACTACTAGTTTTGATAAAAGTTTCAATAATAGTTTTGACAAGAAATTTGATGATAGCTTTACAATTAACTTGAATAAAGCATTCAAAGGAGAACTACCAGACATAACTACTATAAACGGTGGATTAATTACTACTAATACTATTTTAGGTAATGCGTTAGTTACTAATACAATAACTACTGATAAATTAGCAGCTGATGTATTAACAGCTAATAATATTAAAACAGGTAATTTGCAAGGAACTAATAGTAAAAGTTATTTTGATCTTGATAATGGTACATTCAGATTAGCTAATGCTGATAAAACATTTCTTACTTTTGATGGAAATAAATTAAGCTTTGGGGATGTTGCAGCTAGTGACTTAGGTATATTAGTAGATGACGTTACAGGAGTTTTACCTTCTTGGATTAAAGACTGGAATGGTAGAACTGTTGAAATAGATAATGAAAATATAGTAGGGGTTCGTGCTTTCCTTGGACGCAAAGAAGGAACTGAATTAACTGGTATAGGATTAGGTGTTGATTTAGGAACTAATACTGGCGAAGAAGAATTTAAAGGCAATGTTGATTCTGGTATTGTAGGTATGAGATTCGGTAAAAAAACATTTGAGCTTAAACTTGATGGTACCTTTAAATTCGGTAATGATTCAAGATACATATCTTTTGATGACGAAGGATTAAAAGTATCTGCTATTTATGGTGAAGAAATTAAAGCATATAATCTTGACGTATATAAACGTAGTAAAGATACTGAAGGCAATTATGTATATGATAATAAAAATAAAACTCTTAGTATAGATGATGAAGGTAACATATCTATAAAGGCTAATAGTTTTAGTTTGACTCCAACAGTTGCAAATCAACAACAATTAATCAATGGTTTAACAAATAGTTCTACAAATAGTCAAACCAATGGTTTATGGATTAGTGATGGCAAGTTGAACATAAATGCTGATAATATAACTACTGGCAAAATGAGTGCTGGACGAGTAAATATAACTGATGGTTCATTCTTAGTAGGGACAGAAGACAAACCTGTATTTTGGATTAAAAGCAATGATGAAGTAATAATTAAACCTAGTCAATTCTTATTAACAGATAAAGATGGCAATACAGTTATAGAAGTAAATGAAAATAAGAAAGTAACTATGAATGCTAGTTATATAAACACTGGCTCTATAAATGGTAAGTTCATAGAAGCTGAAACTATCGATGTTTCACATCTTGTAGCTGGTATAGGAGCGACTAATATTAATAATATATTAAATAAAGGTAACATAGCATGGTCTAGTAAATTCGGTAGCGAAACTTCAGCAACTGTAATAACAAATTGTAAATTAGGAAATGATGTAGCTCAAAATATAACAGATAAATATACTGTTGGAGGAATTGTTAATGCTGATAATGTAAACGAAACAGCTTACATAGAAATAGACTTAGGAAACACATATAAAATATCTTCTTCAACTATTTATTTTGATACTAGTGCTGCTCCTGACAGTGGTGTTACATATTACTATAAAATTAAATATTCATATAATGGAACTGATTGGTATTATATCGTTGGTAATGAATATAGCCCATATCAATCTGGATGGGCTACAGGTATTTTACCTAATAAAATAGCTCCATTGGTTAATAATTTTAATGCAGAATCTGGTGTTGAATATATAAATGCTCGTTATATTAGATTATGCTTCGGTAATCTTGGAACTAATCCTATCACTATGAAAGTAATATCATGGCATTTATATAGTTCTGGTAGATCTACGATAATAGATAGTTCTGGTATTACTACAGGTGCAATTAAAGCAGAACAAATTGCTGCAAATAGTATCAATACAGAACATATAAATATACTAGATGATTCATTTACTTTTACAGATAATACTGGAGATACTGTATTTGCTATAACAGAAGTTAATAACAACACTACTGTAGAATTAAAACCTGATACATTTACATTAAAAGATGGTAATGGTAATGTCGGTATAAGTCTTAAAGATGGCAAATTAGATATAGATGCTACCAATATTACAACTGGTAAGTTAAAAGCTGATTATATACAAGGTGGTACTTTAGACACTTCAGTTATAAAAGCTGGTTCTATAACTGGTAAGCAAATAAATGCTAAAGATTTAAAAATAGAAAGAGAAAGTGCAAATGGTACAATCGCTACTTTCCAAGTAAGTAGTAACGGTACGATTTATGCAAATTACGAAGACTTTATTTTAGTCTCTGGAGATACAAATATGTATGTCGGAGATTATGTAGATGCTCTACGTGATGATATAGAAGAATACATTAGATTTAGTGGAGACACTATTACACTTGGTAAAGAAATTATGGAAGATGGTACAGCTAATAAGTTTAAAGCTAAATTAAGTTCTACATCACTTGATTTCATGGAAAATGATGTGGCCGTAGCATCTATATCAAACAACAGAATGTTTATTACTAATGCACAAGTTAAAAATGTTTTGACTATTGGTAATACTGCATCTGGAAATAATGTTGGAGGGTTCTTTGATTGGACTCTAAGACAAAATGGACATTTATCATTGAAATGGAGGGCTAATTAATGAGTACAACATGCAAATTAACGGTAACTGAAACTAGTGTTGACCAAGCTAATAATAAAAGTACTATATCAGTAAAACTTACTGCAACAACTGCTGGACAATCTCATAACAATTATACATCAGGAGTTTACTATCCTAGTGGTACTATAACTATAAATGGTACTTCGTATGGTATAGGTCATACATTACCTTATAATTCTACAGTTACTTTATATAATAAATCTCACACTATAGCGCATAACTCTGATGGGACAAAAAGTGTTACTGTAAAATATAGTTTCAATACTCATATATATGAAGGAATACTAACTGGAAGTAAAACATTAAAATTAACAGATATTTCGATAGACAGGAAATCTGTACCAACAGTTAGCTCAACAGATGTAGCTATAGGCAGTACGATAACAATAAATATGAATCCATATATGAGCTCCTATACTCATTCAATAAGTTATATCTTTAATAATAGCGGTACGAGTATAACTAGCGGGCTTAGTGCAGCAAGCGGAATTAAAGATTCGTGTACATTTACACCTCCTGCAAGTTTACTAAATCATATGGATTCTAATGCTACATCAGCTAATGCATTATTTACAGTAAATACTTATAAATCAGATGGAACATTTATCGGTTCCAGTACATTTACTGTAACGGTAACTACTTCTGCTAGTAGTTATCCTCCTACTATGAATTCGGTATCTGCATCGGTCTATTCAAATGGTACGGCATTTACCGATATTTATGTAAAGAACTATAATGGAGTAACCCTATCTTTTAGCGCCACTGGTCAACGTGGCGCAACTATTGAATCATATAGAATAACAGGACCTGGAATTCTTTCTGTTACTACTACTAGTACAACTCATACTATAAACAAATTAGCAGCATCAGGTAACTTAACATTTAAAGTTATTGCTACAGATTCCAGAGGAGCGACTTGTTCTGGATCAGTTACAATAAAAGCTAATAATTATGCTCCTCCTTCAATAACTAATGTAAGTAGTGTCCGTTGTGATGCGAGCGGTAATCCTTCTGATGAAGGTACTTATATTAAAGCTAATGTTACAGCTTCTTATAGTAATATAGGAAACAACGTTAGTGGCTCTATAATAATTAAAATGCAATACGCAGCTGAAGGTGGAGGTTATAACTCTGGAAATAACCTTAACATAACTAAAAGTGCAGGTACAGCTACTGGTACTAGAATAGTTGGCGGAAGCCTAGGCGACGGAGCATATAAAATATTATATACAATAACAGATGCTTACAATAAAACTAATACTTATACAGATGTTTTAAGTACATCATTTTATGTTTTAGATATTAACTCTGGCGGAACAAGCGTAGGTATTGGTGCTTCTGCAAGTGATGCAGATCATGTACTAACTATAGGTATGGATAAAATAACATTTCCTAACGCTACTTCTTTAAGCTTAAATATTAACGGTTTTGATTTTGCTTCTGATACATTTCAAATAACAAGTAAAGATACTACATTAAATAACACTTCTTTAACGTTAAAGAACAAAAATACAACTTTAAATAGTACTGTAAGCATGACATTAGATGCAACTACTTTGAATTTGGATTCTACTGCTATGAATATAAATTCAACTAGTATAACTTCAAGTGCTGAATTTTTAGAATATACAAAATCTTTGAATGTAACTTTAAACGGTATAACTGTAAATAATAATGACGTTAATGGCATACAGCTTAATTCTGATTATGTACGTATAAAAGAAGGTGCAACATTAGCTGCGGTTGGTTGGGCAAGTAGCGGAGCCACTTCGACTAATAGCTTTAATGTAGGACGTATATATTGCGAAAGCGGAATTGATATGCCAAACAATATAGCTTATAGATGTACTAATACCACAGATGCAATAGTACCTTGTTTGTTTGTAAATAATTCTAATTATTGTTTCTTAAGTCATAATGATCTAGCTGGTACAGTTCTGCGTGGAAAGACAGTTAAATTATCGAGTGCTTCAGGTACTACTGTAACATCTGATGAAAGAGTTAAGAAAGATTTTAAAACATTAGAAGGATACGAAGATTTCTTTATGAGTTTAAAACCTATAGCATATAAATATTTAACAGGAACTAGTGATAGATATCATGTAGGATTTAAAGCACAAGATGTTAAAAGTTCATTAGAAAACAATAAGCTTACTACTCAAGACTTTGGAGGCTATGTTGAAACAGATCCTGATACAGATTTTTATATGAAAACTTTAGGATATGATCCATTTGATGGAGGAAAAATGTGTGCATTATCTTATGAAGAATTTGTAGGTTTAGCTGTACATATGATTCAAAAACAACATGACCAAATCAAAGAATTAAAAGATCGTGTTGCAGTATTAGAAAGAGGTGATAACTAATGGCTGAGTATACTCTATCGGATTTTAAAAATCTTAATTTTGTCGACGGTAATATATTAAATGCTTATGAAATGAATATATTAAAACAATTCGTTTCTACTGCATATCAAGCAACTCTTACTCAATTAGCTGTCAATAACATTCATGTTGGACCAGAACCACCTACTCAAGAACAGTACGGTGAAAATTATAAAAACATGTTATGGATTGACACTAATGATAATGCTGATGCTGGTGTCGATGATTCTACAATGGGAATTATATCTGATTTAACAGATACAGTACAAAACTTAAGTAAGCAACTAGAAGAATTGCAAAGACAACTTGCATTAATAATTGCAGGTGGTGGAGGCACAGGACCTATTAGCAAGCTTAATGATTGTCTTGAATTGGAAGATGGAAGTCTATTTGCACTTGAAGATGGAAGCTTCTTGAAACTTGAATTTGCCTCTAAACCTGATGACGATGAAGATTTATCATGGACTGGAACTGCATTTATGTTAGAAGATGGCAGTGTTTTAACGACAGAAGACAATTATATTCTATTAATCGAATAGCTTAATAAAATATAAGTAATATTTTTAAGAATGGAGGCGATATAATGGCAACTGAAACTAAAAAATTAAGTGCGTTAACAGAAGTAATTACTGTTAATGATAATGACTATTTGCTTATCGTACAAAACGGTGATAGCAAAAAAGTACAAGCTGGTAAGCTAAAAGGTGCCAAAAATTTAAGCGAAAAATATGTTGATTTAGTATCAACTGATAATACTGATAAGAAATTTAGAATGATATTAAGAGACGATGGTGAACCTATCGTTTATCCAATAGAAGTATTTACTGCTGAAGGTTGGAAACAGGGTGATAATTTAAATGTGCCTTTTAAAACTGCAGCTGGCTCAGGTATGGCAAAAGTAGCAACTGCTGATATAGAAACTTTATTTATAAATCAAATGTATGGTGGAGGTACAGGTACTGCAGGTACTGTAGAAACTTCTGTTAGTCATAGCTTTGTTGAATTATATAATAATAGTGAAGTAGATATAAATCTTAAGGGATTATATTTAAATTATAAAGCTAAATCAGGTACATGGCAATCATTACCTTTAAGAGGTATAATACCAGCTCACTGTTCTTTCTTAGTAAGAGGTGGAGCTCATTACAATATAAATAGTGATTTAGTAAGACTTAAAATAAAAGACTATGATCAAAGCTGGAATATACAATTCTCCGATGAAGGTTTTTCTATGTATTTATCAATAGGAGAATGTACTGAAGAAACTCCTATTAAATTCACTAGAAGTAGTACAGATAATAAAATTATATCAGCTAATCAACAATGGGTTGATGTGTTAGGAGCTGGTGGTTTAACTAACGAACAAACAGTTCCTCTATATGATGGTGATAAATTTATTATGGGCATGAGTAGAAATACTGCTGTTCGTAGATTGACATTTTTCAATAATGATAATAGTTTAGCTGATTGTAAAATAATTGATTACAAAACTTGTAATGTTGATGCATATAGACCTAGATGCACAAAAGATGGAGTTTGGAAAGAAAACGTAACCGAAACACAAATAAAAAGTGATATACCTAATATAGTAAATATGAGTTTTGGTAAAGATGAATTTACTAGAACATTTACTTGGCAATCAACAGATTTCGATAAAGGCTTTTTAAAATACAGAAAAGAAGGAGACAAAGAATGGACTAAAGTAGAAGCTGAATCTGATGTTATTAGTCAATATGACAAACAAGTACAAGTTCATCATGTTATAATAAGAAACTTAACTCCTGGTACTTATTATTACAAAGTAGGTACTACAGGATACTACAGTGATGAAGAAGCGTTCGATGTTAAAGATTATTCTACAAATGGTTTCAAATTTTTATGGACTACAGACCAACAAGGATGGAATGGATTTGAATATGATATGTGGGACGAAGCATTTAAAGGCATTAAACACTATGAATATACTAATGGTGTTCCTAACTTTGATTTCCATATGAATACAGGAGACATGTCACAAAATGGTAACAGATATTTTGAATGGAAATATTATTTTGATTACGCTGATGATACTGTTAAAAATATGCCTCATGTATGCACTATAGGAAATAATGACCTTGTTGAAAAGAAATATGGTTATGTATTTGACTACTATAATACATTAGATGATGCTCCAAGATTAGCAGATATGAGCCCATACGATAAATTTGCTACAACTGGATATGGCTCTCCAGCTGAAGAAAGAAATGAAAAAATGGTATCAACTTGTAGTTATACTCTTGGTGGATTCTGTCACTTCATAAATCTTAATTCTAATACTGAATATATGTACGAAGGATTAAACACAGATCAATTTTTAACTAAAGAATGTGCATTTCTAGAAAAAGATTTACAAGAAGTAGCAGCTAAGCGTGCTAGTGGAGAAATAAAATGGGTTATAATCTATATGCATCTTTCTCCTATGACAATAGTTAGAACAAAGAGATTACAAAGATTTATACCTATAATTGAAAAATATAAAGTAGACCTTGTATTATGTGGACATAATCATACTTATTCTAGAAGCATACCTGTATATAGCGGATATATGGGAGATATAGCATACGATGGAAAAGGTAAATATACTACATCTCCTTATAATGATTATGTAACTAAAGTCTCAACAGGTTCAAGTGAATTATTATTAGTAGATGAAACTCGAAGTGATGGTTCTGATATTAATAGAAAACCTGATAAAGTTAATGGTACACATTATATTATGCTTCAAGCTGCTGGATATAAACTTAGTGGTAAAGAAAAAGCAATAATATTCTCTGAAAGCCAAATAGATGCTAAGCATATGGCACGCAACTGGGAAGAAGATCCTAATGGTGCTACTACAGTACTTAGACCATGGTGGTATAGTTATGCAGGCAAATTACCTGTTCAACCTACATATGCAATGCTTAATGTTACTCCAGAACAAATAGAATATACTGGTTATTATTTTACAGACTTATCTGTTAAAGATCCAGACACAGGACTTGTTATACAACCTAAATTTGATTCTACTAAGAACGGTAGAGCTCAATTCGATCATCTTGTTATCACATATGCAGAAAGACATCCTAGCGAAACTAAATCTGATAAAGCTACAGAATAGGAGTGATGTAAATGTCTATTAAATACCATAACGACAAGACTGGCAAATGGGAAATCATCGCTTCTAACAAAGCTTCTGATATAGCGATTAATGATAATGGAAGTAATTTTGATTCTAACAATGTAGAAGGAGCTTTAAAAGAAGTTGGTGGATTAGCAAAAGCCAATGATATAAAATTAAGTGAAATAGACGGAAGAGTACAATACATAGAAGAACATGGAACTTCAGGGGGCGGCGGTAGCGGAGGCGGCGCCCTTCCTACTATAACTTCAGAATATAGTGCTACTATAATAGATGCTAGTGAAGAACAAATAATAAAAATATTCTTTTCTTCTCCTAATCTAGGAAGTGGTACTTGTTATGTAGTATGTAACGATGTAGAATTATTAACTGTTCCAGTTGATCAAGGATATAATAATGTAACCATACCAGCTCTTGGTAGCGGTACATTTAAATTATCTTTATATGTAAAAGACAGAGCTGGATTATTATCTAATACTTTAAACTGGAATTTAACAGCAGGTGGATTAATTGCTACTTTAACTATGAATACTAATCTAGACTATTCAATTACCGATAGAATCCTTATGACTTATAATGTTGAATATTCATTAGATGATGAAATAACAATGTACTTAACTGTTGATTATGATGATTATACAGTTACTTGTTCTAAAGGATATAATAGTTATAATTTAACAGGCTTGGGAGTTGGGATACATAAAGTATCATTCTATCTTAAGGCTGGACCATATTCTACAAAAGTTCAAGCATTTAATGTTGTAGTAGTTAATACAGAAGACTTATATGTATCTTCTACTACTGATTCAAAACTAAGCATAGAAGAAGGAGATCCTTTATCTATTAATTATCGTATATCTAAAAAGAGTACTGAATATTTTGATGTACAAATTACTATAGACAATAAATTAGTATCACAAAGACAGAGTATAGTTGGTAACTATTACTATAACAATAATACATTGCCAGTAGGGACTCATGTGATTAAGATATCTGTTACTTCAGAAAGCGGCGAATCTTCAGAACTTGTATTCAATGTTGAAATAACTGCAGGCTCTTATATTAGAAAACAAATAGTTACTGGTGGGCTAATTGCTGATTGGGATGCTACAGGTTTATCTAATCAAGATGCTAACAAGACTAAATGGATAGATAAAGTAAGCGGTATAGAAGGTGAATTATACAATTTCAATTATTCATCTAATGGATGGATAACTGATAACGATACTAATGAAACATATTTGGCATGTAATGGTAATACATACGTTAAAATACCGTATGCTCCTTTTGCAAAGAATGTTACAACAGGATTTACTATAGATATATTATTTAGAACTAGGGACGTCGGAGATATAGATGCTCGTGTTCTTGATATAACAGATACTCTTGCTCCTTACAAAGGAGTTTATATAGATACACAAAATGCTCACTTAATATCTGCTATTCATGATATTAATGCAGCTGTTGGTGATAACGAATGGACACGTGTAACATATGTAATAGATAGACTTAATAAATTTGGTAAGATATATATCAATGCAATATTAAGTTCAGCATTTTATTTAACAGATGATTCTAGTGGTAGTTCTATTAGATACGAAGATTTTATGCATAATGAATATATCTATTTAAATAGTTTTAAAGGTACAGGACACTATGGTTCTTGTGAAATAAGATGTTTAAGACTATATGAAAGAGAGCTTAATGATGAAGAAGTACTACAAAATCATATAGCTGATATAGTAAATACAGCTGAACAAAAAGCGAAATATGATTTCAACTATAATAACAATGGTATTCCTAAGATGTATCTCTGGGGAGATACTACTGAAATGTCATTAACACAAAAGAAAACTATGCGTATAAAATACGTATCTCCTAATAATGAAGAGTATGGCGAAAGCTTTGATTATCCTTATTGTAAAGTATACTGGCAAGGTACATCTTCACTTACTTATATAAGAAAGAATTATAATATAGAATTGTTTGATGAAGACCAGAGAGCAATAAAATATACTCCTTTTAAAACTGGTAAGGCAGAAAATGTTCTATGTTTAAAAGTTAACTATATGGAACATTCAAATGTAAATAATGTAGGACTTGCTGAGTTTGCTAATAACGGATTATATTCTAAAAAGAATCCTGCGCAAGAATTGGATCCAGATGTGAGACAAACTATAACAGGCTTCCCTATATTAGTATTTATCAATGATGACTGTATGGGACTATATGATTTCAACTTAGATAGATATAGTACTAATTCATTTGGATATAATCTAATCGATGAAACATTAGTATATGAAGTTTCAGCTAACACAGATGCTACAGCTGGTGCATTTAATAAATGGACTTCTGCTAGTGGACAAGGTAAAATAGATTATTACGCTGCAGACTTTGAAGTAATTTACCCACCTTCTAAGATGAATGGCAACGATGATTATGCAGATTTAATAACTTTAATAGAATTTGTTAGTGATGCAGATGATGAATTATTCAAAGCTAAATTTGATGAATATTTTGACAGAGAATCTGTATTTAGATATCTATTATTCGTACTAGTATTTGGTATGGTCGATTCACTTGGTAAGAATATGAAGCTTGTTACTTTCGATAGAAAAAAATGGTACATACAATTATACGACTTAGATACGGCCATGGGTCTTGACAATACTGGTGCTTTAACATTTGATGTCGATATAGAAATAGAAAAAGGTACATTCAATACTTCTACATCTCAATTATGGACTAAAATACTAAGAGTATTTGAAGCAGAATTAAAACAAGAATATGCTAATATGAGAAATGAACAATTCACTCTTAAAAACATAATGCATTATATATATGATGAACAAATGTCTAAGATACCTGAAGTTTATTATAACGAATCTGCACAAGTTAGATATTTAGACTTTGGCGGTAAATTCTTATATGCATTACATGGTAGTAGAGAAAATCAAATTAAAAGATGGATTAAAGAAAGATTATTATATGTAGATACATTATTAGGTTACGATGCTTCTACAGCCGATTATATCACTGTCAGAGGAGATATGGATGGTTTTGTACACCTTGATATACAAACTTATTCTCCTATGTATTTAACAGTTAAATGGAGAGACCAAGCTAATAATTCAGGTAGCCAAATACTTAAAATTAAACGTGGAGAGACTATAAGATTTGAAAAAGAACTTCATGCAACTGACCAAGAAATTCTTATATATGGCGGTCAACACTTAAAGAGTATTGGTGATGTATCTAATACAAGCCCTAAACATTTATTATTATCAGCAGCACCTAATCTTATAGATTTACGATGCACTGCAGATACTTTATTCAACGTTTCTCTTAATACTTGTAAAATGATGCAGACAGTAGATTTACATGGTTGTAGTAGACTTGGCGTAGATGCAAGTAATGCTGTTCTTGACTTATCTGGTTGTGAAAATTTAAGAACAGTAGATATACGTGGTACTAAAATTACATCAGTGACTACTTCAATTAAAGGTGGTAACTTAGAATCTATTTACTATCCTTATTCTATACAAGCTATAGAGTTGTATAATCAAACTAATCTATTAACTCTTTCATTGCCTACAAGTGTAGTGTTTAATGAAAGACCTGATCATGAATTAAATAAATTACCTTCTAAATTATCTACGTTTATAATTAACAATTGCCCTAACTTAAAGACAATACGTTATGAAGAAAGTGAATATGATTATTATAAAGACAGTATGTTCTTACCTTTATTCTATGCTAATAATGTAGAGATAACAAATTCATTTAATGATATTAATACATTTGATTTCTCATATTGTATGAATCTAAAGAGTTTAAAATTAAGCAATCTTGACGGATTAAAAACATTAAAATTTAATAATTTAGTTTACAATGGTAATTCGTATAGTAAATTAGCTGATATAGATTTTTCTAAGTTAGATAATTTAGAAACCATAGAAATGAAAATAACAGATGAATCTATAGGAGAATATACAGCTAAGCCTGCATTTGCTCAAAACACAACTTTAGATTTAAGTAAATGTATTAATTTAAAAAATATATTATGTAATTATGCTATACATGGTTTATCAGAATTAAAACTTCCTACTAGCATAGATAAGCTAGTATTTGATAATACTTTTGATAAAACATATTCAGATATCAATAAGATTTACATATCTAGTACAGTAGGAGCTACAAATACTATTGATTTATCTGATTCTAAATTACATGAGTTTAATATAAAAACTATAAATAAAATAAAAGCAATAACTAATCTTTATCTATATACTTATCATAAAGAAGATGTAGATATAAATAAATACAGAGATAATATAGAGATACCATATGCAACAGTACAAGGTGTATACGACTTTACGAATTATGCAGATTCTGATTTCTCTAATTTATTTAAAGATAAAGATTTAACTAATATAAAATTAGTAAGTTCAGAATATTTGCCATTAGTAGTTAATCTTGAAAGTTGTTTTGAAAGATCTACTGTAAGTTCAGATACAGGACTTGATGCTTTCTTTACTAAACTTACTGGTGCTACAAATATTAAGAATCTATTTAAGAATTCTGTAGGATTAACTAATGGTGTATCAATGGATACTAGTAAAGTAATTAATGCATATGGAACATATTATGGATGTAGCGATTTAGTTTCTATTCCAGAATATAATCTAGAGAGTGCTATCGACATATCATACATGTTCTACAAATGTTCATCTTTGGCCGATATATTTACATTTAATGTTCCTAAATGTATATCTGCTAATTATGCATTCTATGATTGTAAGAGTTTAGTCGAATTAATGTTTAGTTCAGATAATAAAATATCTTCTGCTACACATATGTGTGATAATTGTTCTAGTCTTGAAAGAGTTACATTGTTTAATACAGCTACATTAGCTTATATGTCTTATATGTTCTATCAATGTAAGATGCTTAGTGCTTATCCTGATATAGATACTACTGCATTAAAAGATGTTAACTATGCATTCTATAACTGTATCGCTATGCAAGGTACACCTGATGGCGCAGGATTATGGAATAACAGTAATATTAAAAACTATTCATTATGTTTTGCAGGATGTATAAACTTAACTAATTTCTATACAGAAATACCTGTTGAATGGGGTGGAGGTATGGAAGAAATAGGAGTTAACGACCTTGAATTCTCTATTATACCTACTACAAATCAAACAGATATTATAGGAGATTATTTACCAACATTCTACTCTACATATAATCATAATATGGTTAATCAATGTTCTAGTGCATGGACAGAACATGTTGCTAAAACATCTATTAAATTGAAAGAGCCTATAGCAGTAACTGCTGGTGAAACATATAATTTGACTCAAACAACTTACGGAACCATAAGAGTAGTTGCTTGTGATGCTAGCGGAAACATAAGAACAGATATTATTAGAAACTCATATTTCCAAAACAAAGAATTTACAGTACCAGCTGGAGTAGATTATATAAATGTAATTTACAGCTCATATGGTGATAAATATATAGCAAGAACTGCTAACTTAAGCATACTTAAAAAGAATGCACAAAATATAGAAAGCGGATATACGAATATAATAATAACTAAGACAGACGGCACAATAACAGAAAGTCTAAATACTACAATCAATGAAGTATCTAAAGTATATATTAAGTTTAATCCAGATACTACTTATATAAGCTTCAGAAACCACGACTTCTTACAATCTGTATCTTCTATAGATTTAAGTAATTGTCCAGTATGTGATTATATGTTCTTAAACTGTCCTAACTTAGTTAGCGTAGGTAGCTTAACTACTGAAGGCGTGTTAAGTATGGATAGTATGTTCTACGGTTGCACAAAACTATCTGAAATATCTTCAATAGATTTATCAACTTGTACTAACATATCTAGAATGTTCTACGGCTGTACTAAATTAACAGATTTATCTTCTATAGACTTAAGTAAAATATTATACATAGAAGAAGCATTTACTAATTGTGTTTCTTTGGCTGAAATAAATATTAAAAATCTAGTTAATGTTCTTAGTCTTTATAAAACATTCTATGGATGTACAGCTTTAACAAGCATACCACAATTAAATATATCTAATTGTGATTCATTAGAATATGCATTCTATAATTGTAAGAACCTTACAAGAATAGCAAGTATAAATACTGATACGTTAAAATATATGAGTTATGCTTTTTATAACTGTAATTCTTTACAAAATATTCCTACATTTGATACTTCTAAAGTAACGAATATGGATTATAGCTTCTACGGTTGTGAAACTATAGTTTCAATACCAGCATTTAGTACATCTAATGTTTTAACAATGAACTATACATTTGCTAAATGTACTTCATTAATAGAAATACCTATATTTGATTATATTGGATTGGTAACAGTACAAAATACATTTGAAAATTGTCAATCATTAACTTCAATAACAATGGCTAATACTAATAACTTAACATCTATACCTAATATGTTCTATAATTGTTTAGCATTAATTTCTATAGATGGTTTAGATACAACAAATGTAACAGATATGTCTTATGCATTTTATAACTGCGCATCTTTAACAGGAATAGAATTAAACGTAAAATCTGTAACTTCTATGGCTTATACATTCTATGGATGCACTAAGTTAAAATCTGTATTATTTACTGATAATTCTACTACTACAGCATGTACAACATTCCTTCATGCTTTTGATGGTTGTCAATCACTTGAAAGCATAGGTTCATTAGATACATCAGCTTGTGAAGATATAACATATATATTTAATAACTGTTTAGTATTAAATACAATAGGTTTAGCTTCTTGGGATATTTCTAAGATAACAAGCTTAAATCATTCATTCACTAACTGTAAAGCGTTATCTAAACAAAAAGAAACTGAAGGAGCAGACCCAACTGACTTAAACGCATTGCTATCTTGGGACGTAAGTAAGATAGTGTCATTTAATAGTACATTTAAAGGTTGGGATTGTATTAACTTAGATCTTAGTAATTGGACTACTAGTGCAGCTACTAAGATGGATTATATGTTCGAGGACTGTAAGAATCTTCAAACTATAATTGGAATAGATTCATTTGTGATGAATACTGTAACATCTATAACTTGTATGTTTAGAGGATGTAGTAGTATAACTTCTCTAAATCTTAACACTTGGAACACAGTATTATTAGAAGATGCTTCAAATGCATTTGAAAGTTGTTCATCTCTTGAAACACTTGAAATAGGAAATTGGAACGCTTCTAATATACAAAGCTTATATTCTTTCTTATCTGATTGTACAGCTTTAAAACAATTAGATATAAGTAGTTGGGAGTTAACATCTATAACTAATCTGGAAAGAATGTGTTATGCTTGTGAATCTATGACTGATTTTAACATAAATACTATTTATATAAAAGACAATGTAATAAGCTCTATGTCATATATGTTGTATCAATGTACTAGTTTAAATAATATACCAACAGACTTTTATATAAAAGGAGCTGCTAATTACGTATTTGCTTTATGTTCTGCTTTAACACATATAAAAAATGTATATGTATTAAATTCAACATCATCATATCAATTGTTCAGAGGATGCTCTGCATTAGACACAGTTGATAAAATAGTATTTACTAATTGTAATAATATATCTAATTTATTTATGGGATGTTCGTCTTTAACTACCATTAATACGTTTACTGTAACTAATACTGCAGGTAATACAAATATGCAGAATGTTTTTAATGATTGTGCTAAATTGACTACTTTAAATAATAGCAGTATAGATTCTAGTGTTTACACTTTATACTATTGTTTCAATGGATGTATTGCATTAGTAGATTTAGATCTTACTAATTGGAATATAACAAATTGTGAAAACTTAGCATATACATTTAATAACTGTCAAGCACTTAAAACAATAACAGTTGGAGCTAATTGGAATACGTCTAAAGTTAAAAACTTTAACTCAGCATTTTCTGGATGCTTAGAACTTCTAGTTGTACCAGCTCTTGATTTAAGCTCAGCTACTGATATGACAGGAATGTGTAATGGATGCAAGAAGATGACGAAAATAGATGGTATGGAAACTACAACATACAATTCTAGTAAAGTAATAAATATACAATACGCATTTTATGATTGTCAAAATCTATTATACTTACCAGTATTAACTACAACTTCTGTATCTAATGCAAGTTATACATTCTTTAATTGTATTAGCATGACAGGTGAGCCACTAAGTGGATCATACTGGAATAGTTCTATTCCATCTTATTCATATTGTTTCTATAACTGTAAAGCATTAGACAATTATCCTGCTATACCTGATAGATGGAAAGGAATAGGTATGACAACTTATGGATTAAGAATGGCTCGTGCAGCTGTTCCTCAAAATACTAACGAAGTAGTTGCATTACAAGCAGAAATACTAGAAAAGCAAAACGAATTAAACATGCTTATTAATCAAATGAATTCACTATTAAGTGAATAGAAAGGAGTGATATCATGGCAGCTATAACAATGACAGAAACTTCTGATAATCCTTACTTAGGTAAGAGTCATGTGTTTAGCAAATCATATAATAGTGATAAGTCAAAAGAGACTTTTACATGGAAATGTTGGCCTCAAGAAGTTCCTTATAGTTATACTTATTATGGTAAAAGTTACTCTGGATATTACACAGGCGGAACTAGTTCTAAACCTGGTGGTATATTAAGAGGAAGCAATCTTACTAGATATACTCGTAGAGGTATATTCGAAGGAATAAGAATACATCAAATAAGATGGAGAAAAAATGGTGGTACTTGGAAAACTAAAGGCTACAGTGAAATTTCAAATGAAAGCGATGCAACAGTTTCAGTATCAACTGCTACAAATGGAGATAAATTTGAGATACAAGTTACTTATGAACTATGTACAATGGGATTCCCTCACAGGAATTTCCCATTCTTCTGGTTCTGTGCTAAAGGTAGTACATATTACGTAGGAGGTAATGGTAAATCAATTAAATATACTAAACCTAATAGTGACCCTGGACGTTCATATTCTAAAGTTTCAAATACAGCATGGGAAAAAGTAAGACTTGATTGGGGAGATCCTCGTGATCCCTCAGTCAAATCTACTGACAAAACTTTAGCTGGATGGAGTTATAAAAATGGTAAAGCTAAAACTCGTATATACAATGAGTTAGGTGATGGTGCAGATAAGACTGCATACAGTCCAACTTACACTTACGAATATCAAACTCATTATCCTCAATTACATGGTTTAGGATGGAAATCTGAAGCAGGTAACGATTATCAATATGCTAGAAAGTCTGCTTACTGGACTTATCGTAGAACATTTACTTATACTGTCACTAGTAGCGATATAAAAGAAGCTCCAGACCCTGTTGAAGCACCTAATAAACCTGAAATAACTGTAGTGCCTAATCACTGCAGTACGGATTTAAGAGGTGAAGAAGGTACAGTTAAAGTTAAGTATACTCATCCTTCTAATCATGACGGAGAAATACTTTTATATGCTTTTCAATTCAATGATAAAACTGGTGAATTTGTGCAAAAAAGAGTAGGCGGTGGCTATATTGAAATAGACGCTAATGAAACATATCAATACACTGTCAATTTTAAAGATCTAGGTTTTACTAGAAGTAAAGAAATACGTTATATGGCAGTAGCTAGAATACATGATAATTATTATAATGTTGTAAGACAAAAAGCTACGCATTCGTTAATGGATAATAATGATAGCTATACGCAAAAATTAACTAAGTGGAATGTATATGCTAAAGGTCATTATTTCAATGAAGAACCTGTGGTAGAAGAAATACATTTGAAAGAAAGTTTAGATTATACTAAGAAAGCTACTTTATATTGGGATAGACCTATAGATCCTGATGGAGATAAAGTTCATTATAGTTTATGTATAGCTAGACCTGGTTCTGAATGGGAAAATGATTCACTTGATACATTCTACGGAGGAAATTACGGCGGAGTAAATGGAGATGTATTATACAGCTATAGAATAGATAACATAACCACTACAACTTATGATTTAGATACTACATCTTTCCCTTATTTAGAAGACTTAAAAGTTTGGTTAGTTTCTTATGATGATTATATTAATAGTTACTACTATGCTTCTAGACCTATTGAATTTAAAAAGGTCCAATCACCATATGTTAAAATAGAATGCGAAGAAATTCGTTCAGGAGAAATAAATCCTACTAATAACGATGATATGATAGATGGTACTAGAGGTAAAGTCAAATTAACATATTACCATGAAAAATGTGTTGGCGGTACTGTAGATTTAGAAATATATCAACCAACAGATTACGAAGGTACTAATGGATACAAAAAAGCTGTAATAAAAAACGTAGCATCATTTACTGGTAGCAATGGACTTAATGGAGAAACAAAAGAATATATAGTTGACTTTAAACAATATTCTGCTTTAGATAGAAGTAAAGATGTTAATTACTTCGTAAAAGCTACTGACGCAAACGGAACTAAGTCATGGTTAACTGGTGATGATAAATGGGAAAATACAGTACGTGGTCATTATTATAATGATGAACCAGCTCCTGTATATCCAGCTTTAGATATAGACCATTCAGAATCTAGAAAAGACTTTGCTCATTTAATTTGGGATCAACCTATTGACCCTGATTATGATTCTAAATTATGGTATGCTATATATCTTGCTACAGGAGATTCTAGTAAAGATACTAATTCAAAAGAGTTTGGTAAGCAAAAGATTAAAATGTCATATTATAAAGTTTACTATACAACTGCTACTGAATACTATATTGACATAACAGACTTTACATCTTCAACAGGAAATTTATCTGTATGGATAGAATCTCATGACCAAAAATGGAATGACTATTATCATTATGGTACTCCTAAACAATTCCAAAATACAGCTACAGCACCTAATAAACCATATATAGTTTGCTACAATATGTACGACGAACTTGATGGATTAAAATGTTCTGAACAAGGTGAAGTGTATATTTATTATAGTCATGACCAAGGTTGGAGCGGATATGTTAAATTATATGCTATGGGCAAATATAAAGACGGTTCTTTCAGAGTTGCTAATGTATTTGAAAAACAACTTGGCAAAGAAGAAGTTCTTATACAAGATGGATCACCATACGATTTCGTAGTTGATTTTAGAAAGGTATTTGGTAACGAATGGACTAACAGAGATTGTGAAGTTCATTATTATGCAACAGCACGTACTGCTAATAGAGATTTAGTAGATGCAGCTTCTTCTGAAGGTGATATAGATTGGGTACCAACAGTTGCAAATAGTTCCGCTAAATTTAATAGTTGGGACGGAGCTCATTACTACAATGACGAACCTTCTGATATGTCAAGTGGTTCACCAGCTAAATTAACATTAGGATTAGATGATGCTAATTCTGATATATTCACTAAGGTACGTTTGAAATGGTCAACTGCTACAGATGCTGCAGGAGATATAGTAAGATATGAAGTTTACCTTAAACCAGAACATAAAATATATACAGTAAGCGATGAAATAAGATACTTTAATAATCCTGATCCAGATGCTGATGAAGCTATACGTTGTGATCTAATCGGAATAACTACTAATACTTTCTTAGATTTTGATATGACAGGATATGAAGTTGAAGGTGAAACATATACAGCTTTCATAAGAGCTGTCGATGGATGGCACAATAGTTATTACTATGACAGTAATAAACTTGTATTTACTAAGAAAGAATACAGCAGACCTAAAACTAAAATAAATATAGAAAATGCTCACGGTGAATTTGGTAAAGCTCAACTTATTTATACTCATCCAGATTCTAAGTTAACTGGTGAAGATGCAACTGACAGAGGCTCATGTGATGGTAAGGTTTGGGTATATGCTTACATTGATGGTTACGAATCTAGACCAATTAATATATCTAGTTTATTTGGAGATGTCATAACTAAAGAAGATAAAGACGACGATGTTGATTACATAATCATGACTCCAGATCAAACTATAGATAAAACAATAGATTTCCGTGAAATAGTAAGACTTGGTAAAGAACAAAACATAGCTATATCACAATATAGAAGTAATTATATAACATACTATGCAATAGCTAAAGATGTTAATCCTGGTATTTATTCTATAGATACAGCTCCTGATGATATAGGTTCTTATGAACGTGAAGAATATCTATCTCAAACAATAAATGGTGTTCAATATTTCTACACTCATTATTTCAATGAAGAACCTCCACAGCCTGTACCTTATACTGGTTCTCCATTAACTGAAGCAGACAGAGCAGTATTTGGATTTAACTATACTGTAATACAAATAGAACCTATCAGTGATCCCGATAGAGACCCTATGCATTACTATATCTATATAGATACTCCTAATAGTATGGGCGATGCAGAACATACAACTAAAATATACAAAGAAGTAGCTAATGTTAATACAAAAGATGTGGTTATAGAAGTTACAGATCGTATTTATAATAGATGCTATAGAATAGATCCTATCTATGAAAAGACTGACGACACAATTAATATAAATAACATATTATATTATAATATCTATAAACTTACTGGAGATAATTTTGATAATAATAGTTCTTGGACATATATAAGTAAATCTGATACGCCTTCGTTAAAAATAGATTATATAGCTGACAATTATCCTTTATCTAAATGGATAGACGGGGCTAACGGCTTAAGTCAAAGTGATGGAGCTGGATTATTTACTTACTGGGTAGAATCTAGAGATGATTATGAAAATAGTTACTACAGATCATCTGATTCTATGATTATAGATAGAATACAACATAAGAAACCTAATAAACCTGAGCTTATAGTTACACCAGCACATGGAGAACGAGGAGATATAAGTATTAAATATAAACATCCAGAACAATTAGATTCATTAATCTATCTATACGCTTACTTTACAGATAGTAAAGGTGTTAAACATTCTGGTTTAGTAGATGTTATAGATGTGAGCTATACAGATGAAGAAAAGAATGACTATTATCTTAATAGAGTTCCTATAGTAAAAGAAGTTGAATATACTGTAGAATTTACTAAAGAAGTACATGATCATACTAAGTTCTTTGAACGTTCTACTGCTATAAGTTATTATGCAGTAGCTGCAGATAAGATAGTAGGATACATATCTGAGTTAGAAGATACTAGTGCTTTAATTGATGATTTTAATCCAGATAGTATAGCAGAAGCTGATAGACGTGATGGACATTACTTCAATGAAGAACCTGAAATATCTAGTCCATACTACTTATTTACAGAAAAGACAGCAGCAGATGAAGGTGATTCTGTGTTTGAAAAAGGCGTACTAGATAGTTTAGTAGTAGAAGAAACTCCATTTGATACTATGACTTTATTATGGGAAATGCCAGCAACAGCTACAGATAATAAAGATATAGACGGAGATATTATAGATTACTACTTCTACATGTATTGTCCTTCTACAACTCTAGAAACTAAAAATAAAGATGAAGAAAAGCCTAACCATGTATTTTACGGTAATTATACTGAATCAGATTCATATGGTGGCAATGATGTTATACAACCTGATAATGGGGATGCAGGTGACTTAGATGAATTTAGTGATAATGGACAAGAACCAGAATATGTAAAAGGCGTAGTTGAATATAACTATTTAGTAACTGTTCCTCATGAAAAGATAATAGGTCAAACAGTATCAGATAAGAACGGTAAGACTTGGTTCTATTATACTTTCGACTTATCATTATATCAAGAAGATGGAAATGTTACTATATGGATAGAAACAAGAGATAGATATGAAAACAGCTATTACAGAAGCGGTTATTCATTAACATTAAAGAGAGGTCATAAAGCTAAACCTATACAAACGGCATATCCTAATAATGTTAACAACGTAGTATATTGTAAACGTCCTAGAATTCTAATAGAATTAGCAGAAGATGATTTAAGACAAGAAGTAATTGTTACTTGGAAGAATGTTGAATATTCTAATAAGGATTATAATCAACGTCAATTCTTCTCTAGTATTCCTAAAGTAACAAAAGGAGATCCAGGTTTAAATACAACAGGCGAAAATGATTGCTATGTTATATTCAGACCACCTGTAGCTTATACAGAAATAAGTGGCAGCAAAGTTCAGTATAGTATTAAAGTTAATAATACTTGTACAACTTCTGAGTCTCGTTACTTCTCATACATGTATTATAAATTTGGTTATAATTTAACCGAAGATACATTCATTCCTATTAAAGCCGTTCATGTTAATGAATTCAGAAAAGCTGCTCAACGTGTTATAGATGCTTATGGTAAGAGTTATGAGGATCCTGGCGAATATCAATTAAAAGACAGAGCAGTAGTTATTAAACAAATAGTAGACAATGAAGATTATAATGAAATAGCTAAACCATTAATGAATCTAAATAACTTTTTAAACACATGTGATAAATGCGATAACGATATGCAAGATATAACTGATGATGCTGGAAACGACGGCGAACAATTCGTAGATATGGCACAAGATTATGAAGTAATCGGTCCTTATTTCGAAGGAGATAATACTGAGTTCACAGTTCCAGACAATGTAATAATGGATGTAGATTACCATATCAATGAATTACTTAAGATAATCAATAGCCAAGATTACTACATGACATCTGATTTTATAGATTGGAAAATCTTATTATATATTCTTCAAAACATGTAATAAATTGAGCCAGGGGATATTTCCCTGGCTTTTTATAGTAATATTTATATGATAAAAAAATGAGGCAGGTGAAAAGAATGGCTAGAAAATTTAATGCAGGTAGACAAGGCGAGTATCTAATGAATTCTCAATTGTTTGATGTATATAATACTCTTAAATATATCAATTATAAAAACGTCACACCTACTCAAGATAAGCAAGCTGAAATACCAGATGGTGCTTTATGGGTAGATACTAGTCAAGGAACTAACATTTTAAAAAGATATATAGCAGCATCACATGATTGGATACCTATGTTTGAAGGATACTTTCAACCTTTGCCTATAACAGAAAATCCTGTTAATCCTAGCGACGGACAAATCTGGATAGACCCTTCTGGAGTAATCAGATATTATGACAAACAAACCGCTAAATGGAATGTAGCAGCAGCTAGATCAGCGGCTAATGCAAATATATCTACAGCTGGCATACCTAATTTCTATATAACTCCAGAATTAAAATCATCATTTACAGATACTTATCCAGTTTCAAATGTTAGTATAGGTAAATTATTTAGATATGATTCTCCAGAATCTGGTCGAGGATCTTATGTAGACGGTAGCCAATATGAAGATATAAATACTGTAGCAGTATACTATCCTAATAGTGCTAAATATGATTTAGCTTGGTGTAGTGTTAACCCAGTAAGACTTAGTGGATGTACTAAGAGACTTATAAAAGTAATAAATACCGAACCTGGAGACGATCAGTACTTTGTAGAAACTACTACAACTAATACTGAGTTTTATGGTTTTAAAGAAGGAGACATTGCTGGTACATTCTTAAGAAGTAGAGAATTAGTTTATGGCTCTGAAGATATAAGTAGCGAAAAGATGGCTAGTATAATAGCTTCAGATACTATCAGTGATTATGTAAGAGTCACAGGTGGAATTAAATTAATCAATAAAGGTAGGGATTACAAATATATATATGCTATCACTTATCATTTTGCAGATTCAGCTGAAAAAAATGACGGAGTTGTCTTATCAAATGGTACAACAATTGGTGAGATAAATGAAATAGAAATTGGTGATATAAATGATAATAATCCTACATTATTCTTAGATGGTATATATCTTGAACAAAAAGAATATTCATACGATAAAACAACTGGTATGATGAAATTCAATGGTGATGGAATTACTAATAGAATGTCTATGGTAGCAGTATCATTTACTCACACTCTATGTGAATCCATAGGTGATAACGATATTATATTTAGTAATACTGAAATAGTAGATAACGATATAGTTATTCATAATTCTAGTGCATTAGCAAACATAGATAGCTGGACTACTCCAATAGCATTCGTATCTGGGGTTGCAGGATTTGAACAAATAAGCGACCAAGTTACAATAGATAAAACAACTAACAGTATTACTGTTAAGGATTTCGGACCAGTATTAGAAAATGAAAGCTACAGCATAATGTTAGTAGACATAGGTTCTGAGACTTATGATCATGGTACAGCGACTAAGAATGTTATTACAAGTGATATTATAGTTTCAGATACAAGCGTGAAATATCTATTATTTATAGATGGTGTTTGTATGTCTCCTAAAGATCTTGTTGTAAGTAATGGTCAAATAACTATTTCTGGTGATTTATCTAATGATGTTGAATGGTTCTTAATAAGAATATCAAATACTGATACAGGTATTTATTTAATGTTTGATGAAGATGTATCATATTACACTACAATGATAACTGATCATAATAATAACACTATATATAATAATGCAGATATGGTTGTTGCTTATTCTAAGAAACAAGGCTCTGAAACTTATGGCGTATTAATAGATGATAGGTTTATTACAGATACTCCTGATGGTCTTACTAAATATGTAACAGGTCAAGTATTAAACATGGGTTATGAAGATGAATTAGGCGATATTCAATATGCTTATTATATTTACAATAGCGACGGTACATATACATGGAAAAAATATGATGATGTATATGGAGAAAATAGTTACTTGGAAGTAGACGATATGGTTACTCAATATGCTACTGAAGGTTCATTATCTATAATGAGTAACAAAGGACTTGTAGGTTCTAATTTATACTACTATGCATATACTTATGCAGATACAATAGACGAACCTATTAGAATGGGTAATAGAACATGTAAAATCAATTCATCAGAAACTCCTGTTGTTGGTAATACTCAAGCTTTCTATACAAATAAGAATGAAGTATTTTTACATGGTAAAGGTTGTATAGCAGCATATGTTAATGGTATTATGCAAGAAGTTAGCGATACAACTACTATGGCTACATGTGAATTTATCATACCTACAACTGTAGCTGATCCATACAAACAAAAATGGGGCAAACAGGAAGAGTTATATGCTATGCTCAAAGCATTTGATGATACAGTAACTCTTGGTAATCTTAAGCAATTCATGGTCGATAACGGCGTTACATCTCTGGCAGCTTCAGAAGACGTTTATAATAAAATAAAAGTTCTACATGATGCAATAACAGAATATGAATCTGAAAATTCATTATGTTATATATTCGAAGAAATAGAAGCTGAAGAAAGTTATTCTGCTAATAGATTAACTGCAGATGTATCAATGAGATATGATATATTCCCTAACACATATATATTTGAAAACTATTCTATAGGTGCAGGTACTATAAGCGTATATCTTAATGGAGTATTCTTAGAAAAATCATGCTATTCAATATTTGATGGAAATAAAATTATGATAAATAATATCGATACTGTAGGTGGTTCTGATCAATGGACTAAAGATGGAGATCATTATACAGATATGAAATACTACGATGAATCTGATGGTACAGTTAAATGGATAGAATGTGGTGAATGTGATTACGTAACTCTTGAGTTTAGACCTGATAATTCAGTTAAGAAAGTCACATATGATGTAAAACAAATATCATATGATACACAAAGCTTTGATACAGAAGATTATGAATTTCCAAGTTCTCTTAAGAACTCTAAGGACCTTATAAAAATATATATAAACGGTATATTATATGACGGTACCTATGTTTTTAAAGACGGTGTATTATCATTAAACACTCCTGTATTAAATATGGATCCTATTGAATTATATTTCAACAGTCATCCTTACGAATATAAGATTTGGAAAAATAAAAATGGAGAATATATCGCTCCTAAAGATAGAGTAACTTTTGAATGGAGGTAAGAATATGGCAAAAGGAAAAATTAGTTTAGGACAATTGCCAATGGATCAAATAGATGCTTACTTAAGTATAGTTTGTGGTTATACCAGAAAATCTGAAAAAGCTACTGATACAGAACAAGTAGGTGGCATAGATGCTGAAAAGATAGCATTAGCAGCTCAAGATGATGAAGGCAATCTTATTGAAGATAGAAATACAGTTCAAAACGCTTTAAAACTTGGCGGAATAGATGCCAGCGAATACATAACTAAAGGCAATTCTCAAACAGTAATGAAAGATACTTACGCTGTATCTGATATAGTAAGTGACGAATTAAAATCTAATCGTGATGAAATGTATCAGATGCAAGCTCAACTTGTAAAAGCAGGATTTGTAAAAGATACAGAACCTTATAATGGCTTTTACGACGCATTTAAATCAGGAAATGAAAAATATATAAATGAAATAATAACTTCTATAAATAGTGGTTCTGGTAATACAATAGCTGTTGCAGATTCACAAGAGCTATCTCCTGATGAGTATATAGCAGTAGACAATAATGTAGCTAAAATAGATAGTATAACTGGACAAAATGTTGTACTTAATAATGCCATAGGTACTGCGGGAGATATATATAAAACAGCTGGTATTTATCATCAAGGTGAATTTGTATTCGGTACAGAAGATAAAAATAACTCTCAAGGAGAAACTACAAAAGCTGTAGTTAAAGATGGTAGCAATCGTAGGGTTGTTTATACTTTATCTGAATCTGTAACTGGATTTGGTACAGTATTACGTGAATGGGTATCTGTACAAGGTTCATTAGATAAAGTACAAGTAAGCCTTGGATGTCTTGGTAGACCAGGTAGTATACAAATGAAAATATACAGAATAGATAATGAAAATGATTTAGTAAATGGATTATATCTATTGGGCGAAAGTGACTATTTAAGCAGTAGTACAATGTCTGCATCATTAAATAATGTAGAGTTTTTATTTAAAGATAGAGTTATTATAGAACCTGGGTTTGATCATTTAATATTATTAGAAGCACAAGGAATAAGTGCTAATAATACCTATATCATAGGTGGATATACTGAACCAGATGCTAACAGTATGTTCTATACAGATGATGTGTATATTCAATCTAATGATGGAACTCTTGCTCCTAATTATAATATAAAGGCAGATATGTTCCTATGCTTATACTTAAAAGAAATAAAGACAAGCGCAATAACTTATAATAAGAATGGTTTATATTCTTGCTATAAAGAAATGATGTATGATGATTTTACTAGATTACGTGTTCAAATGAAAGTAAACCGTGAAGGTATATACACTGTAGCAAGTAATAGTGTCGTTACTGCAGCTAATAGCGCTTTACTATTAGAAGGTGAAGATAACGGTGTATTTGCTAAAGATGATAAAATCGTTATAGGACAAAATATTTATACTATAAATACTAAGAACGCTGGAGATACTAGCATAACATTAACAGAAAATGCTTATACTCCTCATGGTGCTGATGTTTATAGAATGGGTTATAAAGTCGTAGTAAAAGCTAGACGTAAAACTATAGATTTAAATAACGTAACTAATCCTATTACATATAGTGAACCTAAGATAGTTGAAGTTCCATTAAAAGCTATCATACCTGGTAAAGAACCAGATAAAGAAGATTTCTCAAGTGATAGATTAATATTTGAAGCTGATTTAAGAGATCAATTAGGAGATCTTGAAGCATTCAACTGCTTTGAAGTTCAAATTTATTGGAACAGTAATCTAGGTGCAAACAATATATCAGATAACACTTGTGGTAAGATATTAGATTTAACAATATCAACTGATAAAAGTTATGCTCATTAATAGGAGGTGATATGTATGGGAATGAAAAAGATAAGCGAAAACGTTGTAGCTTTAGGAAGATCACTTACACTTATTAATGATCAAGTCAGAGATAATACTAATATACAAAAAGGTGCATTAAAGACTCAAACTACAGGTTCTACTTATACAGTCAATATACCAGTAGAAGAAAATAATTCATATAAAGATGTAACTATAAGTTATACTAGCGGGTTAAAATATAAAGCTGATACTAACAAATATGTATCATTTGATGCTAAAGGTATACTAGAACCATTAAGTATTGATGCTGAAGTAATGTTAGAAACTCATTCTATATATGCACGTTGTTTAAATACAGGATGTGTTATAACTGATAAGCTTGCCGAACAATCAGTAACAACATCTAAAATAAAAGATGCTAATGTTACTACTGAAAAGCTAAAAGATTTAGCAGTAACTACTCCTAAGTTAGCTGAAGGTGCAGTAGTTAATAGCAAGATAACTGATAAGACTATAGTAGCATATGAAAAAATAGTTCCTAGTACTGTTACTACAGAATTATTAGTTGATTACTCAGTAACTAGTAGAAAGATTGCAGACGGTGCTGTTATCAATGAGAAACTTGGAACTCATGCTGTTACTACTGAGAAGATAGCCGATAAAACAATAACTAATACCAATATTGCTGATAAGACTATACTTAGTTCTAATATAGCCGACGGAGCAATAGAAAATATAAATCTTAAAGACCTATCTGTTAGCACAGCCAAATTACAAGATGGTTCAGTTACAACTCCTAAACTTGCAGATGGAGCAGTCACTTCAGAAAAAATAGCAGACAATACTATTACAGCAAACAATATAAAACAAGGCGCAATCAATAGTGAATGTATAGAAAATGAAACTATAATTACAGAAGATCTTCATAACGAATGCGTTACTTTAGAAAAACTTGCACCAGATGTATTTAGTAAAGTTAATGATGCAGTTATATATGAAAATAGTAATCCTGATTATAAAATAAATTATGGTACAGCTCATAATCACATGGTACAAATTAAAAGAACTGTAGATGGTGAAAAACAAGATACGGATTTATATGTATCTGGACATATATATGCAGCTGGTAATATAGAAGGCGCTAGAGTTTACAACATGGCATATGCAGATATAGCTGAAGGTTATATACCAGGCGAAGAGTTAGAACCAGGTGATATAGTAGAGCTAAGAGAAAACGGCAAAGTTTATAAAGCTGGTTTACATAATGGATTTGCAGCAGCAACTGTCGGAGTAATAACTGATGAATATGCAGCATGTTATGGAGCAACAGAAGCTGAAATATTAAATGGTAAAAAAGTTGCCGTAGCTTTAGTCGGTAAAGTACATGTTAAAGTAGATGGTCCTGCTTATATAGGTTCTGCAATTAGTGTATCAGATGTACCAGGAGCAGGTGTTTTATATGAAAACGGAATCGTTATAGGTAGAGCATTAGAAACTTCAAAACAACGTGGAGTTCATAAAGTATTATGTCTAGTTCGACCTTGTTAATATAGATACAGAATTATAAGACGAGGATTTATCCTCGTCTTTTTGGTAATAAGAAAATAGATAAGGAGGTATGCATATGTTAAAAGATTCTATTGATTTTGATTATAATTTAGAACAAATAAATCAAGAAATTGATTCTGAAATCCAACTACAAGATGAAATCATGGACAGTGAAAAAATGAATAACACATTTTCTACTATAGAATCTAATCTTAATTCGCTATATGAGAAAACACGTTATTTAGAAGATGCTATAGAATATGCTAGAACTTTTGCAGAGCTTAAGATAAATGAATATACTACAGATATAAATAGTATGATAAAGTCTATTGAGGATATAAGCAATATAAGTCGTAATTTAGGATATGTACAATACGAAGTTCCATTCGTAGAAGGTGTAATAGATATTCCTGATAGAAATAAGAATTATAAAATTAAACCTTGTAAAGTACGTGAAAGCACAACTTCTGATAATAAGAAATGCGATATTATAACTCTTAACAATTACGTTAATCAAACATATAAAATAAATTCTGTAACTTCAAAGTGTGATCAAGTTCCATTTGATAGCAACTTAGCTGATTTTAATGGCAGCAATAAATATACTACATTGTATCTGGAACAAAAACCTGTTGAAGGTGATTTAGTACAAACAATGACAGTAGCACTTGCTGAACCAAGCGAGATTAATGAACTTGAAATAATTCCTGTAAATTGTTATATAGAAAATATAAGATACGTTTACGTAAATGGTATAGAGGAATATGCAGGAGATTTAATAACAGGAATAGAACCAGAGTCTCGTATAGTTACGCATGTTAAATTTGATATGAGATGTAATAAATATAATACAATTACATACGAATTAGATAAAGAAGCTTTGTCTATGAATGCTTGGGACTTTGTTAGAAGCGCGGAATATCCTACTGTTGTTGCAGATACTAAACTAGATACTGATATAATATTATCTCGTACAGAAACTAATTCTAGTGGTAACACAGTTACTAAATCTTATAAGACAGCTAAACAAGTAGAGAAAGTAGATATGTACGTATATAATTTTGGACTAGATTCATTAAAAGTTAACAGAGTAGAATTATATGAAGATGGTTATTTCTTGTCAGATCCTATAAGCATAGGTGACTTTTCATCTAATGAATATGTACAACTAGCTGTTGATGATAGCATAGTATCAGGATGCGGAGTAGAATATTATATTGTAGATGGAGATGTAGATAAAAGTATTGTACCTGTAGGTACTAAGATAATTACAGATGAAATGATATTTCCTGATACAGATTTGCGTTTTACAGTAGATGATGATTTACATAGTGATGGTTTACGACAAATCAAAAAAGACGGATTAAATGTAAATATATCATTAGAAGATGCTAAGACTTCATATGATGGCAGATATTCTGCAGACTATCAACCTTTAAGTGAGTATTATAATTATACTCCTCTAAACAATACTATAAGGGTTAAAGCAATTATAAGAACTTATGGAGAACAAATAGATGCGATCCCTTATATTAAATCAATATCAGTTAATAAATATGGAGGGAATACGTTATGGACAAATCTATATTAGACGAAAAAAGATCACTTCTTTTATCAGACTATACTCCTAAATATGAACAATTATATATTCATCCCGAAGAAGGAGAAGATTTTAGAATTAATACTGCTTTGCAAGATATTAAAAGCGATATAGATAAAATAGATAATCTATTAATAGATAAAGGTAATGCAGTTTCTACTTTATTATCAGACACTATTACTAGATTAGATTTAGTTAAGGATAAAATATTGGCTGAAAAAGAACGTATACAAGATATTAAAATGTTATGCAATAAATACACAGACTTTGATAAAGTCATTACTATAAACGATAAGAATTCAACTGGACAGTACAGTTATACTGATAATTCATTTTTATCTTATATTAAGAGCTATAAAAAAAATACATTATATATTAATGATGTTGTGGGCAATGGAAATGAAGGGAATCCATATGTATACCTTAATGGTACATATGTACAGTATTCTATAAATACTGCTGATAGAAAATCTTTATCTGATAATTCTATTAATTCTTACTGGGAGTATCAGAGGATAACAGCTTCTACTACTGAACAGTATTTAATACATGATTTTTATACAGATAGTGAAGAAGCTAAATGTACTATAACTATGAGCTCATCAACTAAAATGAATGAACTACAAATAATGACTCCGATAGATAGTACAAAGGTAATAGGACTTCAATATTCTAATGATGGAGTAAATTATACAGCAGCAACTATACCAGATATAACATTTGATAAATTGGATAGCTATGAAAATACAGGATACATATATGGTTCTAGTTTAATATCTGTACCTAACTGTTATTTTGTAAAATTAACACTACAATCTAATAGTTCTAATAACGATACTATTGCATATGAGCGTACTATGTTCAAAGACGAAACATTTAATGAAGACGAAGTAAATGATACTAAAACTGAAACTACTTTCATTCAAAGCGCTAAACGTCATGTAATTAAAATAAATGATTTGTATTCTTATTCTAATCAATATATTAACACTTCTTATTTTAAAACAGATAATTTAGTAGATGGTACAGATAATGTATATGCTGTTAGTGTATTTGCTAACGTATATATACCTTCGCAATTATCAGACGATAGCGTAGAGTTTACGCTAACTGTAAATGGTATAGATTATGAAATACAACCAATTAATAGTGAGTTAGACGGTGTAAAGGTTATACGTTATTCTAAAGGCAAATCAAAAACAGAATACACTGAGCTTACTGATGAAGTTATTAATTCAGTAATATTAACTGTTAAAATAAAATCTGCTAAGAATCTGACTCCATATATCAATAACGTAAAAGTATTATTAGGAGGTGAAGTATAATGGCAATAGAAGTAAAAGATGCTGATTTATATAAAGATATGATGTTAAAACTTCAATACTATAAAGAAGAAGTAATTAAATCATTTATACGACAAGGATATTATCCTTCTAATGATGAAATAGTAGCTGCACTAGAAGATATAGATTATCGTAGTGCATTATTTGAAACATATATGTCTAAAGAAGGTTCTCTATTTAATACTAAAGAGATTAATTATATGTTTGAATGCATCTATAAGGATTTAGAAATATTATACAGTGTTTTACAAGATATACTTATTAAAGATTATAATGATCTTAGATTATATATAGAAACACATATTGCTGACTTGGAAAGTACAGCTAAAGAGCTCGAAGCACGCTGTAATGAAGAGATGGCCCGTACAGTATTTGGTAATACTATATTTTTCAGAGCAGGTAATTGGAATATATCTACCAATGATGAATATACAATAGTAGACTTTGGAGAATTAAATTTAATCCAAGGTTCTGAAATAGTATTATTTGCAGATGTAGAAAACATAGAAGCGAATAAAGTATCTTTTAAATTAACAGCTACTAATGATGAACAAAATAAATATTCTTTCGATGCTTTACCTTATAACTATAATGACAATACTTATACAGTTCCAGGAGAAATGGGATGCAATAAATATAAAATGGTATTAGCTGCTGGAACAATAGTTAATGGTAATATAAGCGTCAATCTAGCTACTGATCCTGTTAATGATTATAAAATACTTGGCGGTGTTGATAAAATGCAAGTAACTTATAAGGATGATTCTACTACTATAATAAGAGACTTTGCTTATGACACAAATCAATTCGTAGCAGAGAAGGCTTGTTATATACAATTCTATTATGTAGATGGAGATTTATTAGAATATAATTTCAATCAAAAGCCCAATCATTGTAACTTCTCTATAGTAGATGGTTATGTATCTTCTGACGTTAAAATAAGAAAGGTATTTCTAGATGTTCCTGCAGGCTTTGCATGTTATTTTAAGAAGTCAAATGACAAAGGAGAAATCTGGGCCGTAGCTGAAGATGGTATACCAAATACACCTAATACTTTACTCTATACAGGTAATAGAGATATAGAAGATTTTGAGATAAGAGAATATGTCAAGAGCAATTTAATAAATTATAATTTTAAGATGTATATAAAATCAACAAAGGATGTAGCAAAACTTATTAACAGTGTGTGTATTAAACAATTAGATTAGAAAGGAGGACGCATATGATATTTTATAATTTTAGATATAGAGGACCATATGAATACGATAAATACGTCTTAAACGTTCTTCAATATAGCAATATGGTTAATGATTTTATACATGATATTAATAATACTGCTACATGGAAAACTCTGTATGATTTAAACAATGAAGTTAATGACATATATAATAAAACAATTGGAGATGGTGGAAGATCTGATATGATATACGAAACACTAATCCTTAATAGAGGTGATTAATAGTGATAAACAAAATGAGTTCTCAAGAACTGAATCAAATATTTGAAGATGCAAAGAAAAAACAAGATGAAGCTTTGATACTTATTCAGAACATGAAAAATGATATAAATAAGAAGCTTATGATAAAGAATTATGCTGACGAGTTTATAGATCAAAAACTAGATAGTATTAATGCTGGTGTAGTATCTAATCAAAATATAGTTAATTTCACATCTAATGAATTAGCTGGTATATATAATAAATATGGCTGCATGGTTCATCCTAAATTCAAGAATGACCCTGTCGATATATTTAATTTAAAAGTAGCGTCAGGTACTATATCAAACATAATGTTTAAACAATCTATGACTTGTAAAGTAAATGATATTGAAAATGAGGAATATATCAATTTATTAAAATCTGATTCCTTAATAGATAAGGAAATAGTATTTGATGAATTAAATACAGATACAATAACTATATCATACGAGCTCGATAATTCATTAGCTCTTGGTACTTCAAGATTTAATGTTATAGAAATAGATCCATATATAAAAGGAGCATATAGCCTTACTTCTTTAGAATGCTATGCACTTGACACTACAGGCAATTTATCTAGTACACCAATTACTACAGTTCAAGGATTTGACAATATTGGCAAAACTAGAATCATACTTAACAAAAAAGTAAAATTCTCTAAAGTCGTTATGACTTTCAAAATCAATTTTTCTACAGAAGTAAATAACATATCTGTGTATCCTTTCGGCTTAAAACATATATATTTCATGGAAGCTGATTTCCTAGCAGACACTTCTTTTGTAATAGTTCCTATAATAGCTGATGATTTTATTGAATATATCTACAATGATATAGTTTTATATACTGCTAATGGTAAGTTTAAAACTACATGTGATATGTACGACATAGAGCTTTATACTAATTATTCCAACAATACATTAACTGGCAGAGTCTATACTTCATCAGAAGCTTCTATTAATAGAATATCTAAGAACACTAATAAATTGTATGCTAAGATTCCTCTTGTTAAGAAGAACGTCGCGAACGACGATAAAGAATACTTAAGCTTAAATGGTATTGAATTTAACTTTATAGTTAACGAAGAAATTATCTTATAAGGAGTGATACAATGCTTACAAAGAAAGAAACTTTGGATACAATTAAAAAGACATTGAATTTATATAAAACCAATGTCTTAGATAATATTTATGCAAAAACAGAATATGTAGACTCTAAAGCTTTACCAATTATACTTATAAATGATGAAAACAAGACTGGTCCTGCTTTATTTCCATTATTACCTGAGCATAATTTAGTATTTATCGCAGGAAATGCTCAAATACCAGATAGTACTGGAGCTATCACAACAATATACGGTCTATGTTATTCAGATTTACAAGGTGATGGAAGCAAATTAATTACTGAATATAGAACTGGTAAAGCTGCTAAAGTAAATTCTAACGGTGTATTAGAATCATTTGAATATATTGATACGAATGTAAAATCAATTGTTTCTAATATAAAGGGCGGAACAATAAATAAAGTATTAGCTAAAAATAGTGATACGGATTTTGATTATAAATGGGTTGACATGCCTTCAATCGAAACATTTAAAAAATATGTTGATGATACAGTAGAAAGTTCAAAAACTACTATGTGTACTGATGAAGAAGTAGATAATATGCTTAATGAAGTCTTAGGAGGTGATTATAGTGGCAACTAATGATGCTGTTAGCTTTAGTCAACTAAAGAAAAGTGTATTTAATACGAAGAATTATGTTGACAAAATCAAAAGAGATTTAGAAAAACATGGTGTATATATAGAAGACATATTAGATCATATTCCTTTAAGCAATTTTACAACTATAAAAGAATTTGATAAAGAATCTCCTTTCAATGGATATGTTAATTTAGATAGATTAATAGAAACAGATACTACTAAACAATATGATTATTATATGGCAGTACAAACATTAGAATACAATAATTCAGTAGGTCATTCTCGTATAATGAAAATAGGTAGAAATTCAACTACTAATAAATTAATATTAAATTCGATTGTTGGAGATGGTAACAGTTGTATAAATACAACAATGGGATACACTATAAAAGATTTTACAGAATATTCTATTAATGATGGAAAATTTGTTGTTAATAATAGTGAATCTAAATCTACTTTCAAATTAATAATAGGAAATGGATTTGCAAAAGATAGATTTGCCAATATTGAAGGATATACTACTGAAAATTATATGCAAACAAAAATAACAGTTAGATTATTTAAAGTAGACCCTTCTATAAATACACTGTTTCCTATTTATTCTAATGAATATGGTGGATTGTTATCATATGATAATTCGTTTTCAGAAAATACTCATAAAATAGGCATTGAATCTATTTCTATGGGATTAGAAAATGATGCTGGAAACAATACACTTATTATGGGTAACAATAATAATATAGGTAGATTCAGTTTGGTGTCTGGATTTAAGAATAAATCAAAGGGGTATAATTCGTTAATAATTGGAACAAGTAACAACTTAACAGCCGCTTATAATAATCACGCTTTAGGTGATTATTTAGATATATCTGAACCGTATACTCTTGCTATTGGTAAATACGGTACAGTTCCAGCATCATTGATATTTGCTGTATGTAATGGTACTTCTAATACAGATAAAAAAGTTATTTTTGGTATAGAAAGATCAACTGGATTACCTATAGTAGATGCTGCTCCTACAGCCAATAATCATTTAACTAATAAAAAATATGTAGACGATGTTAAAGCTTCAATAGTTGTTCCAACTAAGACTTCAGAGTTAACTAATGATAGTAATTTTTTAACTGAACATCAATCATTAAGTGGATTAGCTACAGAAACTTATGTAAATGATAAAGTAGCTGGAATAGTTAATTCAGCTCCAGAAACTTTAGATACATTACAAGAATTAGCTACAGCATTAGGAAACGATGCTAACTTTGCTACAACTGTATCTACTCAAATAGGTAAAAAAGTAGATAAAGCAGAAGGTATGAGTTTAACTCATAATGATTTAACAAATGAATTAAAAGCTAATTATGATGCCGCTTATACTTATAGCCAAGCTAAACATAGTTATAATGATTTAACTGATAAACCAACTATACCTAGTATAGATGGATTAGCTACAGAAGAATATGTACAAAATGCTATCGCGTCAGCTGGTATTGGTACTGGTTCTGATGTTGCAACTGATGACGAAGTTAAAACAACAATAAACACAATACTTGGAGGTGACTATATTGAGTAATGATAGCAAAGTTACAGTAAAACAATTAGCCGATACTGTAACTGGATTAAAAAAGTATAGTGATAAAAATAAAGTTTCAGCAGAAGAGGCGGTTGATGGTGCTATATATACATCGATATCATCTTATCCTTATAGAGATTTAATAGTTAGTAATTCATTGATGTATGCATCAGCGTCTACAGATTCTACGTTAACAATAAGATTGAAAGACAAACCATTGCAAAATCAAACCGTTTCATTAACAAGTAATAATAGCGTTATGACAGTATCACCAAGCATGCTAACATTCACTCCTGATAACTATAGTACAGCTCAAACTGTAACTATAGACTTCCCTACAATTACTTCAGATAACGATGGAGACCAATTTATATTATCTATAGAAAGCGGTACTTACTATAAAGATGTTACATTTATGTATGCAACTGAAGGATATAATTCTAATATTATAAATTATGATTTATTTGATAATCCAACAAATAACGTTATTTCAAATAATGGTACTGGTGGAGATAAATATAATGCTACTATAAATACTTCAGCTGGAGGAACTGCAGAAATAACAAGTAAAGGATTAACTTTAAGCGGTCAAGCTTACATTGAAATTCCATGGACTGCAGATGCTAGTACAGGTTCTTGGACAGTAGAATTAGTAGTATCAGAAATAGTATATAATAATACTTCATACGGTAGAGTATTTAGATCTAATTCAGATACACCATCTATGTATCTAAGTAAAACTTTAGGATGGAGAGCTAAGATAGGCGCAACTAAGGCTCTTACAAATGATTCTAACGATGCGATGGATCCACAGTATATAGTTGGGAAAACAATAGTATTAAGATATAATAGCGTGAACAATATATGCTATCTTAAAGTTGGTAATGATGCTACTATTTCAGCAACAATGAATGTTACTAATACAGGATTCTATTTAGGAAACAATGATCCTTCAAAAGCTTATTATTTTGATAAAATAACTTTTAGTGAATTTAGAGTTTACAATCATTTAAAACAATAAGGTGGTGATTAATAGTGGAACTAAAATCTAATATAATAAATAACAGCTTTGCTGTAACTGATCTAGAATCAGTCAAGCTTGGAAATGGAACTAATGGTACTTTAAAAGATATGATGTATAAATTTCCTCCAGCTATTACAACGCCATCTATAGGTAAAACTATAGCACATAGAGGGTTGTATTCTGCTAGACCAGAAAACACAATAGCTTCATTTGAAGCCGCTTGTATTGCTGGATTTTGGGGCATAGAAACAGATATACATAATACATTGGACGGAGAATTAGTATGCATCCATGATGCTACTGTAGATAGAACTACAGATGGAACAGGTGCTGTCAATAATATGACTTATAAACAAATACAAGCTTGCACTGTAGATACTGGTAGCAATATAAGTGATTATCCAGGATTACAAATTCCTAAATTTGAAGATTATATATCTATATGTAAAAAATATGGAGCTGTTCCTATTATAGAAGTTAAAGGAATAAAGAACAATAATATTAAATATTATAAAAAAATGGTTTCTATAATAAGAGAATATGGTATGGAAGATCGTTGTATGTGTATAGGTAGTCAAACTTGTATGGAATTGGTTCGTAGTGTATCTAATTTAATTCATGTCCAAGTTATAGTATACCAAGCTACAGCAATTACAGATGATTTATTACTTAATGTGTTAAAATTAGGTAATTCTGGTATAGATGTGCATAATACTCATGTAAGTCTAGATTTGATCAAAAAGTGTCATGAAATGGGATTGTTAGTTAATTGTTGGACAGTTAATGATCAATATATGATAGAATCTTATAGAGAACTAGGAATAGATTTTATAACTTCAAATACATATGGATTAGGCTGCAGCATTTCTGCGTCACAGCCAAAATATGATGGATCTTTAAAAACAAATAATAAATATATACCTGGAGCAATTAATGAAGTTAATACTAAAGCAAATAAAGCAATATCAAATTTAGGCGGATTTAAACTCGCTTCTTTAACTCAAACAGAGTATGATGCGTTAAATCCAAAAGATGATAATACCATATATCTTGTAATTGAAAAAGGTGATGTATAATGGCAACACTAACATCAACTCCAAATGATACAACCTTGAAATTTTCATATTTTTCTAGTAGTACGTCTGGTAATATTACATGGAGTTTACCCGATATTCCAGAAGGTGCAACAGTCAATTCTTGTACATTAACTGGTACAGCAACTGCAAGTAATAGTAGTATAAATTCAATAAAAATTAATAATCAAGACATACCTGCTAACACATCTGGTACATCATTTAGTATTGATTTAGGAACAGATACAACTATAACATCTGTTACTACTTCAGCTACAAAAAGTAAATATGGTTCATATAATGTAAAATTTACAAATATGACATATACAATTGATGTAACCGAAGCTGGTACAGGTGGAGATACTCCAACAACAAATAAGATTTATCTAGGTAGTAGCAATATAAAAACTATATATATTGGGAATAATATTGTAAAAAGTATATACATAGGAGCAAATAAAATATTATAATTAAAAAAGAGAGGTTATAAGTCCTCTCTTTTTTGCATATATTATAATATGCCGATATGGTATGAGTGTATATGCAAGATGAATAATATTACTATAAAAGGGAGTTGGAATATT